CAAATTTTCCTTCCTCTGGGCTTGCTGATATATCCGGACTCCACTGTTCTAAGCAGCCGGTTAAATACATCATATCTTCAGTAAAATAGATTCTCTGGAATTCTGTTATTATTTGTTCTTTGAATAATATTGCAGGTACTAGCATTTAGATCTCCATTTTTATTTTTTTGTATTAATCTAATTTTTTTACAAATCTATAATCCTATTTAAAATCCGCTAAAAATTTTTTAATTTTTTCATCACTTATCTTCTTTAACGAAATATCTCTAATATCCTCTTCCCCTCTAATCTTTCCTTTAATTCTTCCGTTTTCTTTTCTAATATTTGACACACATTCCAATTTAATCGAAAAAATTTCATGCTTTAGATTTGATATCGCTTTCAACTTATTTTCAAAATCGCAATCGTCTTTGCTACTAATCATATTTTTTGCAGTTTCCAGAATTTGTTTCTTTAATTGATTATATTTCTCAATCTTTTCGATTTCTTTTTCTTCTTGTGTTGGTTTTCTAATTTGATTCTGCAATATCGTAATTTTTTCTTCGCAATATGTGGTAATCTCATTTCTTACACTTTCTACATTATTAATATCAGTAATCCATAATGGGTGAATATCTCCATAGACACTATTGTAATTACCTAAAATCACATAATTCCCATTTTCTTTATGTCTTAAAATCATACCAATATTATTCTTAAATCTGTCTTGGAAATCTTGAAATAGAACGGTATCTCCTGGTTCAAATACAAATATTATTTCTTCTTTCAATTGTTCCATACCTCCAACAATGGTTTCATATTATACATTTACTGTGACAGTCCTTATCACAAAAATGCAGATTACTACACAGAACACCATAAGTTTGCTCATCTCTTAACTGCTCTACTTGTCTTTCCTCTTTAATTTGATAATCACTTCTTACGCTTGTTCTGTTTTCTCCTCCAGAATAATAAATTCTCCATCCACGAAATAATTTAGCCAGTAAATCATTGTCCCACTTATATTCATTACAATGAGTGAGAGCAAGCGACTTTACATTTCCGAATTCTTCAACATCTTTAGCGCATCTACAATACAATCCGCGCAAGAGAAGAAATCCATACCTCAATGTATCTTGAAACTGATTTGGGACATTCGTTTTGTCGCACATATTTGCATTGATTGCCTCCTTGTCACATTCCGTCAAAAAATCTCCTGCTCCATGTCGAGTCAGATAAGTTCGAGAAACATAGCATGTTTCAATATTTATTTCATCACCCCAATCAATTCTCTCTATTATCTTTTTTGCATTTTTAATTCCAGTATTAGACGGAGTTAGGTGCGGAAAATACTTTTTATTATTTTGGTCGAGCAATAACCCCTGTCCCGCTTCAAAAACAATGTTGTCGAATTTCTTTAAAAATTCATCATTTGACACAATCTCTGATTTCTCACACATAAAGTTAAAATCTTCTAACCAATGCTCAAAAATCCTATCGTTGAGAATTATCTGCATCCACTCATCTGAAATAGCAATTTCTTGATCTGCCAGCCTATCTAAATAATAATCTCTTATTCCATAGTCTAAATCCGTTATGCCGGCTTCGTATCTTTTAATTGTCTCATATATCCCCATGCCGCAACTACCGTGCTTATGTTTACCTCTATTTTCTTCAATAATCTGATTTGCTATCATATCGAAAGGAGTTGTTAACATACATTTGTTATTAATATAAGTTTTTGGCGCATACCCAAGGTTTTTCAGTTCCTCATACTCCTGCCTAAAAATAATAGGATTGCAAATAAAGTCTTCCGATAAATATGTACTTGCCCCATTAAATGTACCAGATCCGAAATGACGAAAGACATGTCGGATTGAATCTAGTGTTACAACAGTATGTCCTCTCTGAGCTCCTCCATTCGAGCAAACAACTATAGCGTTTGGTTTCTGGGAGAAATAATCAGTCATTAATCCCTTTCCTTCATCGCCCCAATTTGATCCAATTACAATCTTAATATCTTTCATCTATTCAAATCTCCTTATCCTACCAAGTAATTCCTTCTGAATTCAACGATGCAATAACCGGATTTTCTGTGTTGCTTTCAGCCTCATTCAAAACAATATCTATAATTTCATCTGAAATACTATCAATAGTAACTTTTCTGAAATACTCGTCATCTAAGTACTTTTTAAAAGATTTCTCTATTCTATCTTTATCCCACCATCTATTCCCATGACTCACATCTAAATGATAAACATTAAACTTCTCACAAACCTCTCTGTAAAGGTCTTTCGTCTCAATATCTTCCTGCACGTCATCTCCTGTCACTCCCGACAAAGTGCAATATCTTCCGGTTTTTGGGATATATGGATTAAGTTCTTCGTCGCCTATAGTGATAATGATTCCTTTTCTACCACGATTTAAGCAATCAAGTTTTGTATGACGAGAGCCAAAATACCAAGCAGCCGTATATGATTCAAAGCTATTTCCTCCGCCGCCAAATTCAAAATAAATCTTGTCAAGCTGTTCAGCAATACGGATATCGGATTCAAACTGTGAAGCCTGAATAGGATATTCATCATACGCCATATCTCCAATGCCCATAATAAGAAATTCAACATCTGAAACTTTCTCATACAGGTTTGTCATGATTACATTAAGTTTTTTTGCAACTTCTACTGCCACCTGCCCCATACTTCCTGTAACATCCAAAGCTAAGATAACTGGAATTGTGTTTGGGTGTTCTTCTGTATCACAACACTCCCGAATTGCATTTTTCGGGTCAAGCGCCGAATCAAGTGTTCTAGCTTTAAACAGTTCCTGATTGGAGTAACTGCCGCTAATTTCTCCCTTACTTGAAACGCTCATTCCTTTTACTGTTGCATAATCTACATAACTTTTTCTTGTCCATGAACCACATCCCATATTACGCTTCCTCCTCTTCGTCTGTATCTTCTTCGCTATCTACGTCAAAATCAAACATTTCATCGAACATATCGTTCATATTTCTATTCATCATCATAAACGGCAGCATTGAGTTCATCCCTCCGACTCCAGTAGAATTACTATTATCTCCTTTCATCATCTGTGAAAGCATCATATACTTAAAAATATTGTTTGTTCCTTTCTTCCCCTTGATGCTGTCATTTCCAAACATTGAAACGATTTTCCCGTAAAAATATGTATTACCCATAAATACATGTCTTTCTGGAAGAATAGTCTCCACCGTAGAATCTTCATAATTGATTACCGTGAGTTTTGTCTTGCCTGCATCAATTACGCATTTGGGCTTGCGATTCACAAGGATAATATCTCCTTTCTCGACTTTATTAGTTGGAATCACAAAGAAAAATTCCTCTCCGATGTCGAATACAAAATTGTTGCAGTTAGTGAGTTTTCCGGTTTTAATGTTATAGCTTTTATATCCACCAGAAGTTTTAACTGCAATTTCTCCATTCATAGATAATCTACACATGCCGTTCCCTACTTTTCCAAACATTCCATTTAAAAAATTGTTCATCATATCGTTCTCTCCTATATATTATTTGGCTATTTCTTGAACTGGAAGCCATTTATTTACTGTCACTTTGCGAAGTTCAACTTCTTCACATTCCACTTCTTCCTCATATTCCCACGGTTTTTCCCATTGCATTTCTGTCGCACCAACAGAATACGTTGTTCGATAAAATTTCCCGCCATTTTCAAAAATAATTTCATGAATAATAGACCAGCGGGAAGTATCTATAATATTGTCTTCAATTGGTTCCATTTCATAAGGCAATCCCAGCTCTTTCATTAAATACTCTCTTGAAAATTTTTTTGTCATGCTTTCTCCTTATAACTCCTCTGAAAGTCCTTTTCTTAAACCAGCCTATACAGCAATATTTTTTATTTGTTCATCTGGATAATCGTATTGCCTTGGATATAAATACGTCGCCACTTCATAAGCCAAAGAACGAAGAACAGGAAGAAGTTCCTGCTTGCAATCATCAAATCCTGCCGAATAACCAACGTCTCAGCCGTCATCATATCCATTTGTTTCCCGACTATCAATCAAATGTGTTTCCTCTTACAATCCTTTCATTTACAGACATAACAAAGTCATTAATCTTGTCCATATCTGGTTCTTCTGGAAGTTCAGTATTATTTTTTGCGTAATCAAACTTCTTCTCGTATTCTCGGACGACATCAAAAAACGCAGAATTCGGCTTGTCATCTGAGTCTAAATATTTTCCGAGTCTGATATCCATTAGTAAATCATGCTCTTTTTCTCTATATGTGATAATCTCTTTATTCTCTAGGAGATCGATCGCCATCATCTGGAGGCGAATTAGATTGACGCTGTGTTTTGCAGCTTTTTTGTGATTTATTGCGTATTCATTACGTTTCGATTTTTTCTTATAATCTCTTAAAGTATTGTTGATTTCACTTAATAATCCCGCCAAATCTTCAAGAGGAAAATCCTCTATAGAGGTCGTTATCTTCAGTTCGCCGTTTTCCACAAACACTTTAACATTTTTTAAACCGTATCTGCTTTCTAGTTTAAATATCATTTGATTGATAACTTTACAAATATGTTCGTTGTATTCTTCTTCTGATAACGCGCATAGAGTTTTTTGCTGGAGCCTATATAGTTGACTCACAGCGTAACCACCAAATGACTTTATCGCTCTCTTAGAAAGAAATAAGTCTTTATTATCTAATAATTCTTGCCCGAATGGAGATATGTACAAGTAGTGTTCTGGTTTCAATCCAAAAATTTCCAAGACATTAGGATTGCAATTACACAATAGAGAAATCATTTTATTGAACGAATATATTACGGTATCTGTTTCTTTGTTTTCTACCTGTTCGAAACCTTTCCCTAATAGGATCTCTCTTTTGGAATTCAAAGCGCATCCTCTAATGTCTATATCTGATTCTGGTGTATTTAATCCATATGCATAACTCCCTCCTAATCCAAGCAATATCACGTTCTTCCCCAAATGCTCGTTATTGCGGAGAAAATCATATTCACTACTCTTAATTATTTCTCTAATTTCTTTGATTTTCATAAGCTCCTCCTTTCAGCCTGCGCTATACTCTTCTGTTTTTTAACTTCGATTTTTTGCTGCACTCGCGCCCTTTCAGCCCATCGCATTACTCGACAATCAAATTCATCGGAAAAAATCTTTTGTGCGTCTCGAATCACGTTTTTATTTGTTTCGCAAAAACTTTCCATACAACGTTCCATCTTTTTAGAATCTTTTAAGAAATTGAAATGGGCATCATTCAATATCTGATTTTCTTTTTCCGAGACACATGTCATTACACATCTCAGCCTTCCCATTGCTTCACAATCTGATTCTCTTCGCTCATTTAGCTGTTTATATGTGTCCAAAAATATCTTAATCTCTGGATGCTTTTTAATGTATAGTTGTTTCTTTACGGAATTTGGGATATCATCCATAAATACAACAGCCATAAGTACAATAACAAATGTAACAAGGCCTGTTTCTACCATTTTCCCTCCTAGTCAACATAAGCACCGTTATCGTGAGTCACTATAGGGTACCCGAACCTCCCTCCAAGCTGTGTGTTCGCCATATTAATTGCTATTTGACGCGGAATTATATCTATCACGCATTCTTTCGCGGCTTCATACAATTCTCCTTTTGATTTAAAACTTCCTACGATTCCTCCACAGACCATACATATCATATTCCACTTATTATCATACATGATTAAATACGGAATCGTTGCTTTTGCTCTCTTATCTGCTACCAAAATGATATCTCCCGGCTCTAAATTCTTAAATCTTTCTTTCATGTTTTTCTCCTTTTATTTAAACGGCCCCAAAATCTTTTTCTGCTTCGTCTATTCTTACCATATACTCTATATTATCTATAGAACAACAAAATAAAATTATGCCGCAATTTTTAACGAGTAATATGTCTCCGTTTTCTACAAAAATTACTTCTCCTAACACCGAATCTAACTTAAAAGAATACTCTACAACTCCTTTAATCGGCTCTTTTGTTCTGATATATACAGACATTTTTACCTCACTCAATACAGACGTAATCTTTATCTGGCAAGTTATATGGATAATTATCGTGCGTCCATGTTTTTATTTTCACTTCTTCAATTTTGTCAAAGCAATAACCTCTAACTTCCATTTCTAAAGGGAACTTTTTTAGTTCATTAATTAAATCTTGAACAGTATTGATTTCTTTTACCATAGAAATTTCTCCATAATAAGATAAATGATTCTTCCTGTGATTGCACCTAATATAATTGCTAATGCAGTACCCATCAAATCAACTCCCTTCTAGTAACACTATTTTCCTGTTGAGCCAAAGCCGCCAGTTCCTCTTTCTGTCTCCTCCAGCTCTTCTACTTCAACAAAATCCATTGGAATGTATGGCATTAAAACTAGCTGGGCAATTCTGTCTCCCGGCTTAACTACCTGAATTTCTTCCGTGTCGTTATGTAACGGAGCGATATACTCTCCTCTGTAGTCGGAATCGCACACTCCTACACAATTAGCAGGTCTTAACCCATTTTTCGTTGCTAATCCGCTTCGAGCAAAGATAGCTCCAAATGTTCCTTTTGGCAGTTTCATTGCGACTCCAGTTCCAATCTTTTTTGTTTCATGCGGCTTAATCTTAATTTCTTCCGAAATATTTGCGTACAAATCAACTCCTGCTGCTTCACTACTTCCTCTTGTTGGAATTACTGCTGTATCTGTGAGTTTCTTGATTAAAATATCCTGTACGTTTTTCATATTCAAATTTTCCTCCATATTTTCTGCTTCTCTACTTGCGCTACAAAGTGCTGTCATGCCTATTCCTATGCAAGCACCTACCATAAACATTGCTGACATGCCCATAATTAATCCGAACATTTCGTACTCCTTTTTAAGAATTTTATATAGTTATCCCACTGCCCGATTTCGTCTATATATTCTTTACCTCTCAATCCTTTCATTTGCATATCTGCTTTTATTTTCTCTGACGGGTTTCTTTTTGTCGCAAGAGATTTAATAAATGTATTCGTCAGATGTGCTATACCTATCGGTGTCTCAGAGCTTAATTCCGAGATTATTTTTTTATACTCCCCCAATTTATACTCTTCGATGGTATAGGCTGTTTTTGGCAAGTTTTTCGTTGAAAAGGGGCTTATTCCGGCTCCTGACGTGAGTGGCTTGAAGTATTTTTCAAACTTATCCATCTCTTTCGCCGGGAACCTAATGATTACTTCTGAATCCGTCTCAAAATTTTTTGTGATTTTATCGCTCATGCCATCTTCTTCAATCGCTCGAAGAATGTTTCTGCCTTTCCCGATAGATGGAACATAGGCTTCTAATATTCCTTTCCCATAGTATGAAATTGTTACTTTATTCGCACATTTTATATAGCAATCTATTTCTTCGAAGTTTCCTTTTAAGTCTCTGGAAAATTGATTGTATTGATTATATGGGCAGAGAATCCGATATTTACCTTTGAAATGGCTGATTAGATATCCCATAGAACAACTTCTCCTGATTCTAAAGATTTTTTCACGTCAATGATCCTCTGATTACTGCTTCCTCTGAACTTGAGATTTATATCTCTTAATTCGTGGATATATCTTCCATCCACTAAGACATCACATAATATAACAAGTCTTTCTTTCTCTCTAACCTCCGAAATCTCTTCCCATGTAAACCCGCTGTATAGCCAGACAGTTTTATTTGGTGGGATTTTAAACAGCAAATTTTTTAAATACGAAATATTGCAATTTTCTAAAGGTTCTCCGCCCAAAATAGAACCCCTTTGAATATACGGTCTATTTACAAGCTCTAAAAACTCCTCTTCGGTTTTATCTGTCCATTCTTTGCCGCCATTAAAATCCCATGTTTCGGAATTAAAACAGTTATTGCAATGAAAATGACATCCTTGAACGAAGAGAGCAACACCTATGCCCTCTCCATTTGAAATGTCCATACTCCTGATTTTTGCATACCTCACGCTTAATCCTCCTCATATTCCATATCGTCTAAATGATACACTCTATCGTGTATATCTCCATATCTACCTTGATTTCCTCCATTTTTTGCAGTTCCAATATATCCGCAAACCCTGAATGCAATGTCCATCATTGTGTTGTCATCATTGCCGCAATTAGGGCATTGCCATTTAAGTTTTCCGTTTGCATCTTCTACAAGAGAAATGTCTCCGTCAAATCCACATTTTTCGCAATAACAGCTTTTTGTATTGATTTCGGCATACATAATGTTGTCATATATAAATTCAATAACATCTAACAATGCGGGAATATTATGACTCATACTCGGCACTTCAATGTAGGAAATTGCCCCTCCAGGACTTAATTTCTGAAACTTAGATTCAATTCTGAGTTTTTCAAATGCAGTAATTGGTTCAAAAACAGGAATATGGTAAGAATTTGTGATATAATTCCTATCAAATCCATCTAATTTAACAAAGATGTCCTTTCCAAAACGAGATTTTAAACATTTTGCGAACTTATATGTTGTGCTTTCCAGCGGTGTTCCATACAAACTGTAATCAATATTTTCTGCTTCTTTCCACTGATTACATTTATCATTTAATGCCTGCATTACCTGCAAGCCAAATTCTTCTCCTTTTCCTTCGTCTGAATGAGAGCATCCGGTCATAAATTTGACACATTCATACAGTCCGGCATAGCCAAGAGAGATGGTGGAATATCCATCGTAAAGAAGGCGGTCAATTTTCTCGTGCTTTTTGAGTCTCGCAAGAGCTCCATGCTGCCATAAGATAGGTGCAACATCTGATGAAGTTCCTAAAAGTCTATCGTGTCTTGCTCTTAATGCTTTATGACACAACTCTGTTCTTTCTTCAAATATATCCCAAAACTTATCGAAATCTCCGTTAGACGACAAAGCAATATCAGGTAAGCTGATCGTTACAACACCTTGGTTAAAACGTCCGTAATACTTATGCTTGTCGATGTCAAAGTTTTTTGCATTTGCAATATTACCTACCTCGCTCGTAAACCTGTCAACAGTAAGAAAACTCCTGCATCCCATGCAAGTGTAAACGTCGCCCTTCAGCTCAAGCATTGTTTTTTCAGAGATATAGTCTGGTACGAGCCTTTTAGAAGAACACTCTGCCGCCAATTTTGTAAGATACCAGTATGTAGAACTCTCTTTGATATTGTCTTCTTCCAAAACATATATTAATTTAGGAAATGCCGGAGCGATATAAACTCCGTCTTCGTTTTTAACTCCTTGAATTCTCTGTTTCAACATTTCTTCGATGAGCATTGCAATATCTTTCTTTTCGCTTTTGTTTTTTGCTTCATTTAAATACATGAAAATAGTAATAAAAGGCGCTTGTCCATTTGTCGTCATAAGAGTTACTAACTGATACTGAATTGTCTGAATACCCTTTTCGATCTCTTTCCTGAGTCTTTCTTCTGTAATTTTGTTGGCTACCCTTTCAAACTCCTCAACTTTTAATATTGTGTTGGCTATATCACGCAATTCATGCTCTACTTCTTTTCGAATTTTCTTTCTACTAACTTCCACAAATGGAGCCAAATGAGCAAGAGAAATACTCTGCCCCCCATACTGATTACTGGCGATTTGAGCTACTGCCTGAGTTGCAATATTGCAGGCTGTAGAAAAACTATGCGGCTTTTCAATCATAACGTCGCTGATTACTGTTCCGTTCTGAAGCATATCTTCGAGATTAATCAAGTCGCAATTATGCATGTGTTGAATAAAATAATCTGAATCATGAAAATGAATTAGTCCATCTGTATGTGCCTGTACAATATCTGGGGAAAGCAAATATCTTTTTGTTGCATCTGAACTTACTGATCCAGCAATATAATCTCTTTTTGTTGGATTCAATACGGGGTTTTTATTCGCATTTTCATCCTTCAAATATTCATCGGAGTCTTCTACTAATCGGATAATTTGTTCATCTGTTGTATTTTTATTTTCACGCTGAAATTCTCTGATTCTCCTGTATCCTTCATAGGATTTTGCTGTCAGCCTATGTCCTTTGTCTATTAATTTGTCATAGACCATTGATTCAATCTCGGAAATATCTATTTCTTCTTCGCTGCAACATTCAGCTTTTATTTCTTCCGCAACTTCTAATGCTATTTTTTTATCTACTCCAGAACCAGAAGGCATCGCCTTTAAAATAGCTTTATAAATTTTATCAGAACAAAAATCCACATAACTTCCGTCTCTTTTAATAACTTTTACCAATATACGTACACTCTCCTGCTTTAATTAAAATGTCGTTGTATTTATTTGCATTCTTTGTTTTCAATTCGTCGATTTATTGCGGCTGCAATCTCATCTATAGAAAACATTCCGTCGTTTGCAATCCAAAAATCCACATAATCCTCTATATCTTCAAAATCCTCTCTATCTGCAATAATTCTACGTTTTGCCTCTAAAAAAGAATCTCCTCGCTTCTCTAATCTATCAAGAAGAATATCTATTTTTGCCATAATATATATTGAGCAGGCATGACCAAGCCCAATATTACTCAAAAGAGAATAATATCCTCTTGGATTGGTAATTAAAACTGTTTTATCGTCAGCTTTTTTAAAATCCTCTAAGCTTGTTCCATAAGCCCATTCTCCGCCGGATGCCGGACAAAAATAACTTGATTCAGCAAAAAATCCTTCTCTGTCTTTCTTCTTAAATTCTTCTAACGAAATGTAGTGATATGTAACGCCTTCAATTTCACCTTTCCTTTTAGGGCGAGTAGTATAAGTGACTAATTGCTTAAATCCATAATTTTTAACAAGTTCATTTACTATTGTGTTTTTCCCACTTGCTGTTTTGCCTAAGATTATTAACATATATCTCCTTTTCTTATGAAAACATTACGATTGTTGATAGAATAAAAGAAAAGCCTGCAAAAGCGGCTACATAGTAGTCTCCGCTTGCAAGTCTTTGAAAGAATTTAAATAAAAGATATGACTGACTCATTATCCATACTGACATCAAAATACTATTCATCATTTTCTCCAGTAATTAATTCGCTGCATGGCAAACTCTCAATCCATTTACAAAACTCAACCCATTCTGGAAGACGATGCGTTTTTCTCTGCCCATAAATAGTCTTCAACTGTTGATAATTTGTTGTCATTCCAGCGGTAAGTATAAGACCTGTCGGGCAATTATAAAGTAAGCGCAAATAATTTTCTGACGTAGGGTTACTGTTATAAATTTCTTTTAATCTCTCCATTTCAGATTTAGTGTTATCAGTTACATAAGTGCAAAAACATTCATCATAATTCATTTTTGATATGCGATGCATGCTTGATTGAGATGATACAATGTCAAACCAATGATACCTTTCACCTTCCGTCCAAGCTTTAACCGTAAATGATAAATCGAATTGCACTATGATTCCTTTTAAAAAATTATCATGTCCTGAACCTCTTTCACAACCAGCAAGTGTTTTAATTCGTTTTGTATATTCTTCTGAACAGTTATTTACATCAACCTGCATTGGAAATTTAGAAACTCTAAAACTGTTCCTTAAGCCATACACTTTTACATTATCAATCAACTTGTATGTTCCCATTCGCTATCTCTCCTACAGTATTCTTTGCTCCACACTCTGGACATTCTACATATGTTACATATTTCGAAATATGGATTAATTCTTTTTTCACATCTTCTTTTTCAAATGAAAAAATACATCCGCAATTGAAACATTCGCCTTCTCTTAGGATTCCGTGCCTAATAATTTTAATTGCCATAACACCCTCCTTTCCCAGCTTCTCGCTTACTTTCGTATTTATCACAGGCTTTAATCGCCCAATTCAGAGCCTCTATTTCTTTTTTTAAAAGATCGAGTTCATATCCTGAATCTGCCATGTTCTCTCCTAAAATTAAGTATCTATCTCTAATTTCTTTTAAAACTCGTATTCTTTCTCTATTCGTCATTCAGATACCTCGTATTTCTTGCAGATACCTTCGAATGTCTCAAGACCTCTCTGAGAACAACTATGAATCCCAACTCTAATATTTCTGTTACATATTGACATCATCCCAAGAACCGATTTAGCGTCCACGACATATCTTCCAACCACTGCATCTACATCGGCAATTACATACGTATTCAAATCGTTAACGAAATTCTGCAAATCACAAATATTAGATAAATCTAATAAAAATGTTTTCTTAATCAAATTGTTCTCCTATCTTTTTATGTAAACATCGTAATAGTCAACGCCATTCTTTTCCGTTAGCTCATGATGGTCCACGTAGACATCTATAATGTTCCCCTTAATTGCTCCACCACAATCATCCGCAAGGTACTCTCCTCCGTTTATATAAACTGTCGTCCCATACGGAATAACAGACGGATCAACCGCTATAGTATAATCGCTCTTGCAAGTGTGCCCCGTGCTGGTAAGTCTTCCATATCCTTCGCTACAGCTATCGCAGTTGCAATAATAAGTAATTTTAAATCTGCCCATAGGAATCACCGGATTTTGCTCGCTTAAGTATTCGTTCCACACAAACCCTTTTGTTCCATCTGCAAGTTTTACTATATCCCAGCCGCAAGAAGCTTCTCCTATTCTTTTTAGTTTTGTTCCGATTCTAACCGTTTGAAGTATTTCCCCATTAATAGAAGGAGTTTTTCTTATATTTAAAGATGCTGTAGAATATAGGTATTTAACGTCTCTTTTTGCTGAATACAGTTTTTCTCCGTTTTCTTCTTTGCAAACACTTAAATACCCATTATGCTCATTCTGCACAATTACCTTGTCCGGCTTAAAGTATGTCTGAAAATTTACTGTCCCCGCCGAAACAGGGACGACACTTAGCGCAGAAGAAAAAGCTCCCGCCAGTAATAATTTCTTTATCTTATTCATAAAATTCTCCTATTTATCTGCTATAATTTCTAAAAAATCTTCTTCCGAAATAATCGGTATATTCAACTGTTTTGCTTTGATGTTTTTACTGCTTGTAGAATTTTTATCGTTATTAATTAAATAATCTGTTTTAGATGAAATAGAACCGACAACCTTACCGCCAAGTTGTTCAATTTTTTCTTTTAGCTTACTTCTATTTGCAAACTGATGTAGCTTTCCGGTAATCACAAAATTCTTCCCTTCTAATTTATTTTCTGCCGGATTTTCCTCTACTTTTTCAAAAAAGAATTCTTTCTCCAACTCAAGGAATTTGTCGCAATTATTACTCCACCACACAAATAGCGAATGAGCCATTTTATCTCCGAACCCATCTATTGCAGTAAATTTATACGGACTTTCGCCCATGATTTGCTTGAATTTTTCGATATCGTAATTGCACATTTTAGCCATGTCTTTGCTTGCAGATGTTCCAATCAAAGGGATTGATAATGCGGCAAGAAATCTATCAAATGAAATAATTCTTGATCTCCCTATACTGCCCAACAAGTTTTCAACTGATTTTTTTCCAAACCCATCCATTCTGAGAATACTATTCTTATATTTGTTGAGATGGTAAATATCTTTAATACAACAAATCCAGCCCTTATTAATAAATCTCTGTAATGTAGCATCTGATAATCCGCCTATATCTAGCGCATTTTTACTCACTGCATGAGAAAGTTTGCCAAGCAGTTTTCCCTGACAATCAGGGTTTTTGCAAATAAGAACTTCGCTGTTATTTTCCTTTACAGTCCCTGTCTCGCCGCCGCATAATGGGCACTTATCTGGAGGATTAATAAGCATTTTATTTTTTAATTCTTCCGCTGATAGATATTCGCCCCATCTTATCTGAGGAATGATCAAATTGCTTTTATATACTGCAATAACCTGTCCTTCGAATGGTTGATGAAGTGTTTCTCTCATGACGGAAATATTATGAAGAGACGCTCTTTCTACCGTAGTACCTTCTAGTCCTACCGGCTCAAAAATAGCTGTCGGACAGAGACTTCCTGTCTTTCCCATTGTCCATTCGATTCTCTTTAACTTTGTCTCCACATCATCGTTCTTTGCTTTCCATGCAATTCCGTTTCTAAAATGGTGACTCGTGTATCCAAGAGATTTTCCGTAGTCTACGTCTTGAAATTTGAAGACAACTCCGTCCTGCGGCAGATTCATTTCATCCGCTTTCTTGATAAAAAACTCTATTACTTCATCGATTTTTGTCATTCCATAAACAACACCCCTAAACGGAACAACATCAAAGCCAAGAGATTCCGCTTCCGATAACTGCAAAGAAAACAAAGAATCCTTAGCCCCTTCGACTACTTCCCATGCATACCAGCTAATTTTTCTGTTTTTTACCACGCTTGTATCTAACGTAGATAATGTTCCTGCAGTTAAATTGCGACTATTTTTATATTCTCCGTTTTTATTTACTTCTTTAAAGTCATCTAGCTTAATAAGCGCTTCACCATTTATTTTATAGATGCCTTCTTTGTTTATATGTAGCGGCACATTCATAAACTGTTTAGCGGCTTCCGTAATATCATTTCCGACGATTCCATTTCCTCTTGAAACCGCCTTAAAAAGCTCGCCATCTTTGTAAATTAGTCGGACACTCATTCCGTCAAGCTTGATAGAGGCAACAGAATTTTTTCCTTTAGAAAATTCAATTACTTCTTCTACCGAATGACACTTATCAAGCGAAAGCATTGGAATATCATGTTTTACTTCTGGGATATTTTTTAGAATTGTAGCTCCTACATTTTGAGTAGGGCTATTAGATGAATAAAATTTTGTTTCTGACTCTAACTTCTTCAGCTCGCCTATTTTTTTGTCGAATTCTGCATCGCTCATAACCGAGTTCCCATAGTTGTAATATGCTTCAGAAGCTTCATTAAGAGTTTTTATTAAAGCTTTAATTTTTTCGATTTTTCTGTAACTTTCCAAATACTACTCCTTTGTGATATCTGTTTTTCTACCTGCGTACTCTTTAAACAATTCCATCATTTCTTTTTCTTCTGGAAAGAAGCAATCTGTTTTCTTGTATGAAGACAGCCATGCTAAAAAATTATTCATTAACTGCCCAAATCTCCAATCCGGAAATTCATCTGCCCAAATCTCTGCGAATTCATCTGTAAACTCTTTAATCCTGCTTACATCTCTCAATAGGTTTCTCCATTTCTTTTGCTTTGTCTCTTGCGATATCGCACTGGTGGAAATCTCGCAAAACTTCAAATTTCTTGTCTCCAAATCTACTTCTCCATTTGCGTATAGATTTTTCGCTATTCCAGCCAAACGGCAACATATGATAATTTATCAAAAAGCAACAATCAAGAAGGGACATATTTCCCATTAAGCCATTTGGTCTTTGCAATTCAGTGAGAACCATATAACTTCCAACTTCCGCATGTCCGTAATAATGGGCGATTCCATCTTCGTCAATTTTTTGAGTAAACACTTTTCCAATATCGTGAAGGAACGCTCCTACGGAAAAATGACTGGCTAACCTTAAGAAGTGAGTATTATATCCTCTCATTTTGCAAAAACGTTCGTATGCTTCTGAGCAATGTTCGTCCAGTGTTTTATTGTGATGTGGATTTTTTTGATCGAACTGATACATCCAACTAAATAAATCTGAGACAGTAAAGGCTCTATAAATGTCGTAGAAATCATCACGCGTTGCTATAGCAATATAATCCCACCCTTCCTCATAAAATGGAATCTGGAATTTAGATAATTGTTTATACAGAACCCTTTCTGGAACTGGATGCTCCCTATCTTTATTATCTTCCACGCAATAACTAAATGGTTTTGACATGATATAACATTCTTTATGTACATCTAAGCCATTTACACGATTTAGAATTGCTCGGCGAGACTTCATTGTAATATTAGTTGCATCTGCAATAACATCTTTTTTATTCTCAAGGTTTCTTCGAATTCTTTCGTGGAAAATTCTAAATACTTCTCCGTTTTTAGATTGATCTTCTACTCTTCCGCATATCTCTTCTCTTATTTCGTCAGATGAAATTACGATCGTGTTTGTCGGATTTTCCTTTTCAAGTTCTTTTGCGTAGCTAGACTTCCCACTCGCAGAAAGCCCAACCATCACAATTAAACGAGGTATTCTTTTATGCACTTATATTTTCCTCCATAACTTCTTCAGCTTCTTCCATATCTGGAACGTCGGATGTATCTTTGATGATTCCTTCGCAAACCTTAAATTCAAAGCACTTATCTTTAAAGGCTGTAAAGCTTTCTCTATTGTCAATTCTAACAACTACGCCCTCTGCAATATGGGTCTTGCCAATTTCATCTGCTGGCATTCCAGTAATATACTTATCTACTCTTTCTTTTAAGTCTTCCTGCGTTGTAAACATAAACTTCTCAAGTTCTGGAACATGATTGACTCCGAGTTTCTCGCACCAAATTTTAACTGTTTCCCACGGAAGTTCAATTACTGTTCCGTCTGGTGATGTCATCGTCATTCTATAGACGTACATCTCTGACTCTCCCGGTTCACATCCGTAAGCAAAAATGGTTGAATCGCCAAATTTCTTTGAAAACTCTTTATCTTTAACTTTCTTGTTTGAAACTGACGGCATAATTGGAGTTGATTCGTTTACCCAGCCAACAATCTCATAAAAGATTTCCATTCCTTCTGGGATTCGATTTTTAAGCAGCTCATGATATTTTCTTCTAAATGAGTTATCGGAGTAATATCCATCATTCCTAGTTACGTCTTCTAAAATCACTCTCCTGCTTCCGGATACAATCGCAATATTTTTCTCTTTCTTAGGTTTCATTCGGAGCAATGTTCTAACAAAACTATTCTTATCTTCAACTTTTACGGTCTTAGCTGTTCGAGCGGAAGTTCCATGCATTTTACGAGTGATGTAAATCGTGTCGCCCGGCTTAAAAGCATTCATATTGTAAGCTAACTGGGCGGTATCTTTATGCTCCTTAAAGAACGGATAAACTACAGCTAATTTCTTCTTATTCTTTCTTTTATTTTTGCTTCCTGAATAGTTAGAACTACTTCTCTCATTTTTTCTAGGAATATATTTACGACAAATTTCATGACCGCCTAATACGGTAATCTGATCTCCATCCTTTAATTTCTCGATATCTGTATATTTAGCCAGCGTTTCGATTGGAAGAACAAGACCTTCTGACTTCTCTCCCCTTAATTTGATTGCAGTAACATTTCTTTTGTTCTCATCCATGTAGCCGCCAACATTATTTCCATTTTCGTCTTTAATTCTTACAAGGTTATTTTCTTCCGCATATTCAGCAGATAACTGCCCGTCTGTCGGGAAAAATACTACTCTCTGCCCCTCTTTATAACTCAAATCAACAATTACATTCTGCCCAAATACCTCAACACACTGTAATCTGTCTGCGTTGCTATGTTTTCTAATTTTTCTAATAGTAGTAATATAAGCACAGTACATAAAATTCCTCCGTATAGAAAATCTGATTATCGACTATTATGTTTTACTTCTAAAATCTCACTGCTAAAGCAATCGTAAAAGCTCTGAAAATTCCCGTTTTTACTTGCAGGAACAGCAAATACGACACTCTCAAAACAGCCATATTCTTCTCGCAACAACAGCTTATGAAATATTTTTGCAACTTCCTCTCCGCTTTGTCCGAAAACTCCGCACCCGAAAGCGCCAAGAACCAGAATATCTACTTTATGCATTTTTGCTATATCTAAAATAAAATCGATTCTTGATTCTAAAACTCTTGAATTTTCTTCATCAGAAACATTACAATATTTTTGAGCAGCTCTTTTATTGGGAGCGGCACAAGTAATTACGTCGCAATAACAAAGTCTTCCTTCTCTCTCAAAGATAACATCTGGAGAATAAAGGGCTCTGTTGTGATATAGGGCACGATTTTTATTCTTTCTATTTGCTTCATAATATGACTCATTTTCTTTTAGCACGTTATATAAAAACGATTCATGGCAAAGACATTCTTCTTGCGCTCGACTGCCTTTAATAAACATTCCGCCGGCATTTTTGTATGAAGCAAAATTTAAAGCCGCAATTCTTTTATCTTTTGAAGCGAACTCTAAAATTGCTCCAACTGTATCTATATCGCAGACATAAATTTGAGCCTCTACCATAGTGTTCTCTGGCTCTTCTTTTTCTGTTTTTAAAATATCTATAGAATTACAGATTTCTATATTTTTAATGGAATACTTCATTTCTTTCGAATATTTTTCTTCCATCTCTTTCGTATGAACTTTCGCAATTTCCGCTCTTTTTTCTTTGTCTGTCCAATAATCTTTTATATCCTGCATTTAAACTCCTTTTAAGCAAGAAAGCTGACCGACAAAAGCCAGCCAGCTCAAATCGAAATAAATAACGATAACTTTGGAATGCTACTTTTATTTAGTGTCATTTTCTTCTCTTCTTAACTGTTTTTACAATATAAGTATCGCCCAAGTTAAAAATATCTGAATTAAATGAATAATTTGATCCTCAACTAAATTTATCGTTTCTTTATTCGCCTTCTCATTATCCACATACATATGTATTGCGGTATTGAGAAAAGCTAATATCCAAAAATAAATATGCTGCTCACTAATCAGTACCGGTATCATTATTAAACATGTCCAGCAAAAGCTATGCATAAATAATGCCATGATATAATCGTATTGATACATTTTCTTAGGAGCGTTTTCTTTCCAGTATTTTCTCTGCTTGGCAGAAGCAAGCCAACCCTGTAGGTTATAATCAGCTAAAATATGTCCCAGAATCATAGCTGCCAATATTAATATTTTATCGTGCATTTTCGCAACAACCTCCCTATCTATCAAATAATCTTTCTTTTCTAATTATTATATCTTCCTCCTGTCTTAGGATTTGATCTAAAGTTCTCGGAGTGTAATCCATATATTTAAGCATGCAGCCTACATTATAAGAATTCACTGGGGTGCCTATGTCTGAGGAAACATTTGTGATTGCCATTTGAAACAATTCCTCTTCCTTTGTGTTATGAACATGCCCGTACAAATGAATCGCTCCTTTATGCTGATTCTGATAGAAAAGAATCGGATAATGACTCAAAACAACTTTTCTACCATTGTCTTCAATCATCTTGTAATCATAAATTCCTTGGAAATATCTTCTACAGGCACTGCTTTTACTCCATCTGTCATGATTTCCTTTTATCAGGAACTTCATCCCTTTAAGCTTTCGAAGAATCTCTTCGGTATCATGATCATTCATCCAACTAAAATCTCCTAAAATATATACTTTATCGCTTGATTTTACTGTTTTGTTCCAGTTTTCAACGATCAAATTGTCATGTTCTTCAATATTTTCAAAGCATCTTCCGCCGTTCTGTTCATCGAGCTTCACAATATTTTTATGACCTAAGTGAGTGTCGCTTATGTAGTAATTCATATTTCCTCCTATTTATTGGTGACTCCAATTATTTTAAACATCTCATCCACTGAATCCAATAAGTCGTATCTTTCATCAAACGGAGCAGTTGAGCTTTGGGCAAATTTTCTTTCAACCATATCTATATAATAAGTAAAATTTCCATCGTCTCCCATGTAAAATTCTTCCCATTCGTCGTCTTTCACGAGTCTTTTTACTTCGAGCTGCTCAATAGCGAGATTGTCAAAACTCACGACTTTAAACATTGAAAGGATATCCGAAAGAGTATCGTACAGCCATTTCTGGTTTTCTCTTACTTCTTCATAAGATTCGATAAGATAATCAAATCCTCTTCTTAATTGCTTATATCCAAGAATCAAAATCTTTAAATCTTTATCTCTTAAGTTTTCAATATCTTCTGGCTTCAAAATTCCGTTAATTACGTGAATTACTGCATTTGGTATAGTAGAAATTTTTGATATAAAATCTCCTGTCGGATTTACCAGTGAAACGCCAAGCCCGTAAATCAGTTTTTCGCTTACAAGCTTTTGGATAAGTTTAAAATTCTGTTCAAAATGAACTTGGTTAACTGTAATATTTGCAATCACTTTTCGATCTCTAAGCTTTTCAAGAAACAAAATTAAATCTGGATGTTCTAATACGTTTCCGCCGCCGATTGCGACTTCTTGATATGGATGTAACGTGTCAACAAATTTTTCATTTAGGATATCTCCGTGTTTTCCGGCTGGAGTGCTTCCTTCGTGACAAAAAGCGCAATTCATAGAACATTTGTTTGTTATCTTTATATCCATATTTTCCGCCCATTCCGGACAGAACCAATCCTCGTTTGTCTCTCTGACTTTTGTACCGTCCGAAAAAATTGAAACGGTATAATTTCCATTTTTATATTTTCCTAACAGTTTCATTCTTATATCCTCCAAAAATACTCTTACTAACTCAAATCATCTTGCTATTATTCATATCCCCACTTTCCAAACGCAACGATTTTATCTCCACTTTCTGTAGTATAATGTTTTATAAACGTTTCAAGATAACAATCATGACTCCATTCTCTGAAAGTCTCTGCATCAATATCCTCAGCATGAATATCTTCTGCATATTTAGTATAATATTTTTCTTTTAAATCCTCAGATAACTCATCCCAGTCTTTAGCGTACTCATCTTTATGATCCTCGTAATCTTGTCGAGCTCTTTCTTTTTCGTCTCGCGACAAATCTGGAATCTTTACAAACTCATCTTCATACTCTCTATAAGCGAGCTTTCCATTTTCCCACTGATTGAATTTCTCTTCGCTACAGATTGACAAACTATGGGTGCTACTACTATTAGTTTCAAATGTCCCTCTTCTAATCTGTCTTTTCATATATTCCTCCTAGTGATTGTCGTTATCAATTATCAGCTTAATTCCTTTATCGAAAATAAATTCTTCTATTGTGCAGCCATATTCTTTCATCAAATCGTCTATTCTTTTTACTGATAGATGATCAATATAGCCATCGTGGTCTGCCCAGCTCATACCTTCATAGCAAACCTCTTTTATTTCTTCATCAATCATGATTCCGTCACATTTACATCTTGAAGCAACAACGTCATTGATTTTCTTGAAATCTTCAGTTTCATACAATTCTTCGAGAGAGAAACAAAATGGATGCGTTTCTATAAGCATCGTCACAAGATATGATAATTTAGTTTCTGGGTCCTTGTACCTTTCGTATCCCCACCCAAATTCACCAAATTTCGTAATTACTTTATTGCTATCCGTATCTACAGGAAGATACTCCGTTATTCCTTTTCTTCCTTTGATTGATAAGCTATGCATTGAACTTGAGTTGGTTTCGAAAACATTTCTTCTAATTTGTCTTTTCATGTGCTTCTCCTTAAAATAACCTGACTATCTGTTCGTACAAACATATATCTCGTTCAGTTACCTTCAAATTATCGTGGTAATGACCGAAAATCCAGCAACTAAAATCTGTCTTTTCCCTTATATTATCGAAATAATCAGTTAGTTTATCTGATTTGAAAAATCCATCAGACATCTTGTCCTGTAAAGAAGTAGATGTGCAATGAGTAATAATATAATCTACTGTATTGTCATTTTCCTCCAAATTATGAATTCCTTCTAACATTTCTGCATCATTTGGTAGTTCACGACTCCACCAGCTCAAATGATTGACTCGAAACATCTTGTACGGGTCAGCTATCCACTTTTTAATCCTTGAATCTCCTATCTCAAGAATCCCATCTTGGATGTCGTGGCTTTTTGCGCCGCCAAAAGTAAATATCTTTTTCCCGTCGATGTTATAAACTTGTCCTCTCATGAGATGAATCACATGCGGACGAATAAAATGTACTTTTCCGCCGTTCCACGTTTTTACAGGAACATTGTCTAATATGTCGTAATTGCTGTGATTTCCTTCAACGAATAAAGTCGTAAAATTACGCTCTTCCAGCCAATCTAGCTTATAATTTTCTTCCGCTGAATTATTCCAGATTCCAAAATCTCCGGCAATACACACATAGTCGTCTCTAGTCATGACTTTCTGCTCTGGAAAAGATTCCTTCCTTAATCTTCTTATCCAGTCTCCGTGAGTATCTCCTGTTATCATGAACATATAACCATCCCCTTTCTGCAATTATATCTTCTGAATTCCCTCTTGTTTTTTCTCTGATTCGTCCTCTATTGTTATGTCATCGAAATCATCAACCGCATAAATGTCTAAATTTAATCTTGGGGAGAACGCTCTAAAAGTATTTCTAATGAGATTTTCGGCTTCGTCTTTGTTAGCTACATCTAACACTGGAAGAACAATTCTTGCTGATACTAAGTAATTTTTCATAATCTACCTCATATAGTTTTTTAAATAATATTCGAAATATTTTTTGATAAAAAGCGGAGAATATTTGTGATCTGGCATGAAGAATACAGGAATATGATATTTAAACCAAAATGTATGAATTGATGCAAGAAAAGACTTTTTATTATAATCTCCTCTGTAGTTTCCATCCGCTATGTCTGAATAGCCGGCGTTTTCTACGAGCAAGACTTTTTCATACGGGGCAAGAGCAAACTCCTTTTCAATCCTATCTCTTCCTTTTGTTAGATTTGTAGATAGCTCTTCTAAACTACCTTTTCTTTCAACGACTACCTTTCCTTCAAAAGATATGTCTCTTGGAATTCCTAGCTCGGGATTTTTAGTCAGCAAAAAACTGTAATCTCCATATTTCAATGTTTTTATCTTGTATTTAATCCCGGCTTTATCGAAACTGCTAATTATATGGTCTATTTTCTTCTCTCTTGTGTCTATTAAAATAACCATAGATTCTAATAATAATTCCTTTTCTTTATCTGTGTATTTGTATAAATCTAAAATATCAAGCTGCCTCCTTATGTGCTTTATACAAGACATCGTAATCTTTAATCCACCAATCGTATGCATCTGGAATGTCTTCCCATCCATTGTCCGTTTTCCGCCTTTTTGGTTCTTTTTTGCAGTCTCGTATATAAATAATGTCTCCGTCTTGGATTTTTAAATCTTGAAAGCTGGTTTTGCATCTTTTATCTCTGAAGTTCTTTTTCTTGTGAACCTTCATTTCCGAAATCTCCCCATTCTTGATACAGTATGCATCAAATTTCGGGGAATATCTTGTGTCTAAATTGGTTACGCATACCGTCCTATATCCATCCATCATTCCTTCGTCCCTATAATCTATATACCCAAGAATCTCATACTGGAACTGAGCCATGATTGGGGACGGGAATTCTTCTTCTGATATATTCGAACATATGGACTTTATTAACCCCATTATGTCGTAAATAACCAATCTCTTTTTACTTATATTTCCTTTTGGAGTTACATCTGTTGTATATTTCTTAAGGTTTATGTTCTGTAATCCTAACTGCGGGATATCTGATTTTGAAATGGTTTTTCTGCCCGCCCATTTGTCGTAAACATCTAAGCATCGAAGTATATACTTAATAGTTCCGTACTGCTTGAAATAATTAATCTTTACAAGTTTTCTGAATACAGATGAATTTATTTTTGTTCCCTTTATTGCGGCGTAAATATCAAGAATATCTTTTTTATCAGTTTTAGATATTTCCATCATAGCCTCTACCGCTTTATCCCCAATGCTTTTAACGCTTGATAAGTTAGGATAAATAATCTTATCTGAATCATCTACCGTAAATTTCGTATTATCTTTGCCGTACTCATAGGTTCCCATTTTATAGCCGAAAACCACTCTAGCTTCGTGAATCAACTCAGCAACTTTATTCTTATCTCCTTTTTCTTGATAGTGATTCAATGTTACTTCATAGAATACAGACGGATAATTCGCTTTCATCCACGCTTCATATAAACTGTCGTTCGCCATTGCCAGAGCATGAGGAGCATTGAAGCTATATCTCGCCGAATCCTTAATTACTTTATACACTGGTTCGAAATTATCTAGATTCCCGATATTTTGTAACCAATGTTCTCTTAACGTGTCTTCTACGTGCTGCAGTGCTTCGCCTTTTAATTTCTTTTTGCTGATTTTCTTTATCGTGTCGTAACTATCTTTCATTTCGATTCCGAGCCACGAAAAAATCTTCATTACTGCTTCTTGGTACAACATGTAATGAAAGCAATCTTCCAGCAAATCGTCGATTGCCGGTTCTCCGTTCGTGTACTCCACTCTATCTAAAAATCCGTCTATCAGTGATTTAAACCCGGGTCTTATACCTGCAATAAATGCCGCCAATTCCTTAATATTTTTCGGTTTAAACTTCATGACCTTTTTAGTAGTAGAAGCTTTTTCGCACTGATTTAAACAACATGTCGCACCAATTTCGTACATCTTCCATGTTTTTTCGTCATCAGTTACCATTTTTCTTAATTCTGTAACAGTCGGAACTTCACGCCCAATCGCTGAATACAGCTTATGTATAATACCTACAACATCTACGATTAAGAAATCGTCTTTTACATATCCGTATTTATCAAGCAAACTTCCTTCAATATTTGCAACAATGGTTGTCTTTCCTGTACTTTCGGAATGGCAACGAATAAGTCCTATCTCATATCGAATATCTCCATATCCGGGAACATCTTCTTCTCCAATAACTCCGTTAAATAAAGCAAAACCACAAGCATGAACCTTCGCTTGTTCAATGATTTCCTGATATGACTTACTTTCATTGAATAATTGTAAATGATATTCATCTGTAATATAATCTTCAATATTTATAAGGTCTTTATCCTCTTCTTCTGCATTTTTGAGAGCCTCATTATATCGATCAATACTTTTAGTAATTTCATTTGCTACTGAAGGTTCAATTCCATTCACTCCCGCGTAAAGCTTAAATCCGTTCTTCTCCTTCAGTCTACCAACAGCAAGTAATGGATAACAACCATGTTCTCCACATAGTTCTTTGCCTGCCAAAACGAATGGCTCTTGCGATTGGCAATTAATGTCAATATCTGGCATTTGATGGGAATTTAATATTCTGTCCTTTGTTACAAACCTTTCTGGGTAAATAGGAACTTCCGCTTCGAATCTATCCATAGTTGTAAATCCAAGTAATTTACTTGAATAATAAGAACTCGCACTTCCTCTTGAAGTAGTAGTTATGTGTCCTCCATATTTATTAACCGCCAAATCAATAAGCTCGTAATTATCTAAGAAATAATCGACCGTTCCGCTTCCGTCTATCTCAGAATATTCATAAAGCATACCTTCTTTTCTGTCTTCTGTTCTATGTTCAAAATCTTCTTCATTATATTTTTTGTTGAGCAAGTCCAGCAAAATTTTCGATCTCTCTTCGTAAGATTTACCCTTGTATTTTTCTAAGATTGGTATTTTGAATTTTGTATTGTAGTTTAGATCTTCACATCCTTCGTTAAATACGTGAGTATTCATCATCGCATATATGATTTCTTCCGGAGGTATAACCCCTTGCTCATTCATTCTTTGAAACACTTCTGTTCCAGTCGGGAAATCCATATACCAGCCATCTTCCTCGGGATATCGAATTCCTTTTCTCTTTAAAAGGTTATCTCTTTTAATCCTATCTTCTTCACTGATATAGTGAGTATCCAAACCAATAATTGTTTTAATTCCGGCTGATTGAGAAAGCTCGTAGATAACACTGTTGATTTTCTTCTGTTCATCTGTATTGTTTGCCTGATATTCGAGAAAAAAGCTGCTTCCAAAATGTTTTGCAACTCTATACCAAATTTCGGTTGCATCCTCATATTTCCACCCAGCAATGCAGGCAGATGTAATATAAACGTCATCTTCGTCTAGCTCAAAAAGCATATTTAAGTCGATTCGCGGCTTATAATAAAATCCTTCCTGATGAGCCACCGAAATCATGTAGTTTAGCTTTCTCATTGCTTTGTAATTCCTTGCAACAATCATCATATGGCAATTCATATTGTCTTTTTTTTCTCTTATTTTTTTGTTTCCTTTTTTGTCTATGTACTCTTCTGTGGTAACACTATTTATATCTTTTACCCAATATGCTTCTACTGAATATCTAAAATTTACTCCTGTTTGAGTGCATAAGTCATACGCCGCAAGCCATTCCCCTTGATATCCATGTTCTCCAGAAAAATAATTCTTGCAACCCAAATCTTTTGAATACTCTATAAATTCTTCCATGCTCGTAGCGGAATCAATCTGAACCAAATCAGACCATGTTGTATGCTTATGATAGTTTTCCATCAGCATATTCATATCTCCGAGCCATTCTTTTAAGTCATACGGGAAAACAAAATCAAGTCGTTCTTTCGCTTTAACTGCATAATCTAAGATTGTCATGGTTCTCCTTTTCTGTTTTTTAGCGCAAAAAATGAGCTTATTTATTTTGACTAAGCTCTCCTTTTATATCTTAATTCTTCCTTCATACAACTCGTTCCATATCTTTTCCCCATCATCAACTGGAGCCATTTTTTCTCCACTCAATATTTTCTTAGAATCTATAACCGCAAAAACATTTACGAAGCGTTTTAAGAATTGCATCTTTTTCCTTATTTCTCCAATATAGACATCGTTATCATAAGCTATGACTACATTCTTAATTCCCATTTCTAAAATGATTTTTATTTGCTCCATGTTTAAAACACTTGTTTCTGACGAGACAGCATTAAACTGTTTTCCCCATGACCATAACTTCATCACACTCTTTAGTCCCTCAAAGATTATGATTTCGTTTTTTTCTTTTATATAATCATGGCTTTCTTTCATTCCTGCAAAAAAATCTATCGTTCCGATTTTCGTATAATTCATATACTTTTGAACGTTTAGACTTTTATAATTCTGAAATCTTGTTCTTCCTTTGAATCCGATTAAATTGAAATTTTTATCGCGAACCGGATAAACAATTCTGTTCGCCGATCTGTCTATCCTTATCTGAAATTTCTTCATTATATCGGCAGAAATTCCTTCATCTAGCCACTCCTGCGGAATCTCGTCACTATATTTTTCTATACTTTGCTCTGGTAAAATATCTCTTTTTATAATTTTAGGTTCTTCATCTTCTTTCATCCTTTTTAACGATTTATAATATCTAAGGGATTCGCATATTTGCATTTTTGAAATATCTTTTCCAGAAAGCTGACATATCTTTTCCGCCGCTTCTTTAAAAGACAAGTGTTCCATCTTAATAAGCCAAGTGAGAATATTGCCTCCTTGATGACATGACTGGCAATAAAATGCGTTCCTGCTCGGCGTTATAAACAATGACGGGGTTTTATCTACATGAAGAGGACAATGAGCCGCATAAGTATCGCGACCTCTTCTAGTAAAATCAACACTTTGCTTTGCATACTCAAGCAAATCTATTTGATCACACATCTCTTTAAGAGCTTCGCTGTCGTAATGCGTCTCAATCACCTACCTTCTCATGCTATGAATGGTAATCTAGGAGGCTGCTTAGGTTGCCATATTCTCGCAACTTCGCCGTCAAATGACATAGATATATACTCTCCGTCTCCTGTCTGACAACCATTTCTATTTGTCGGAATCCTTATAGCGAAATTTCCGTATTCTAGTCCTCCATCTTGCTGTATCTCTTCTGATGTCTTTTCCTGCCAAAGCATAATAGTTGAAACGTATCGAGCAATTTTGTCACTATCGGCAATTTCATCTTGTCTATTAAGCTGTGCTCCTGCAAGTACAGCCAAATCAAGTTCTCCGCCAATCGTGTTCTTTAAAAATGTCGTCATAGCTCCAAGCTGATTATAAATTTCAGAAGATGTTCCTTCGTCTTCCTTTATGTAATCATAAATAACCAATTCCAGATTCATCTTGTATTTTAGTACTTTGCAAATAGAGTATATTTCTTCCTTTGACGAGTTCGGAATATACATATGAACGAACGGAGCTTGTTTCAAGAACGCTCTTGCTCTTGCTAATCTTTCTGCTCCTGCTTTGTCATATTTACCATTTTTGATCGTCTTTATGCTAAGACCTGTTAAATTGGATAATGCCCTTAGAAGAAAGGCTTTTGAAGACATCTCTGTGTCAAGATATAAAATCGGTACGCCGTGTTTTAACTGAAACATGGCTTCATTCAGAAAGAAAAAGCTTTTACCTTTTTTCATTCTTGCAACTAATAATACTAACTCTTTCCTTTCATATGTGAAATATTCGCTTAATGCCGGGAACTTTGAAGGTAATCCGCAAATTCCGTCATCTGTTCGTGATTCCTCTATCTCTTCCCATAAACGATCCATCTTATCTCCGAACATTTCTATCTCATTACTTACGAGATATTGTTCTGTTATCTTACTGTTCCTATCATTCACCGACTTGTTTAAGTCATTAAGCGTAATGTCTGGATTGAGGCATTGAGATTGAATCTCTGCAGCATTATTATACATATCTCTTTTAAATGAACATGTTACTACAATATTCACCAAAAATTTGTACTCTTCCAAACTATGCCGAGCCCCATATTGAGCCATATTTATGAATTCTTGAATATCTGTTAAATTATATGACTGGATTCTCTTCTTTACTGCTCTGTTCGAATTTAACATACTGCTTATATTTATTGCGTCTATCGTTTCTATTCCGTTTTTGTATAACTCTTGTATAGCCCAAAAAATACATCCATTGCATACATCGTAAAAATATCCCGGCTTAAGATAATCGGTATGAAGTATAAAATCTGGATGATACATCAATGTCGCAATTACACCTGATTCCGCTTGTTGATCTGAAATCAACGATAAATCTGCCAGAATATCACTCCTATCTCAAAATATCCGCAAAACTCTTTTGCTTGTTAGGTTTGTATGTAAACGAAGACACCATTTCCGTATCGTCTTCAGCTTTTTGCAAATTCTTTTTTTGTTCAATAAGGTATTCTTTATTTTTCTTTTCTTTATACCCTTTGATTACATTTTTATTTTGAATCACATAATATAATCCTTGAGGATAATTTAATGTAATTTTGTTGGCAATATAGTAGTTTAATCCAAATAGCAACAACCCGCTGTCTACTCCCCGATTAAAAACAATATTATTTACCACCTTTCGCAAAACAGCAAAAACCACATTTGGGTTTATATATTCTGCGAATAATTCTATAATTTTATTAATCTCTTCTTTTGTCTTATAGCAATCTTTATGAAAATATCGGTTTCCGTCTTTGACTGCTTCCGAAGCAGGAACATCTTTTGTCTCATGTTTGCAATGATTATATCTACACTTATATATCTTTTCTTTCGCCATATTATAATCGGAGGGCATTACACCCTCCTGACCTCCTCAACAAATTTTTAGTTGAATGGTAATTCGTCATCGTCTCCACTCGGGACCTGCATAAAATCATCCTTAGATGTAGGTTCTTTCTTTGTCTGACCTGAAGGTGTTGAGTCAGGTGCAGAACCACCTTTGCTTTCCACGAATTCCGCATTATCTACAACCACATCTGTTGTATATACCTTCTTTCCTTCTGAGTTTGTATAGCTTCCTGTCTGGATTCTTCCGGTAATAGCAATCTTATCTCCTTTATGAAAATACTTCTGGATAAATTCTCCTGTTTTTGCAAATGAAACACCGTTAATAAAATCAGTATCGTACTGTCCTTCTTTGTTTTTAAATCTTCTAGTTACAGCGATAGATAATCTAACTGCTCCGTTATTCACTTCTGGGTCTCTAGTTAATCTTCCAATTTCTACAACAAGATTCATATGTATCCTCCAATTTATTCATATTTTTTATATTCGCAACAATTTCTATAATCGCAGATAAACGCACAGTGAAAGAAGTCTTTTGTCGGCTCAAAGAATTTTTCTTTTTCTATTCTTTTTATAGTCTCCAAAAACCATTTCATCGTTTCCTCATATTCTTCCTGCATAAATGGAATTGTCGCAAGTCTCTTCTCTTTAAAGTGATTCCACGTAATTTTTTGCGGGAATTCTCCGTATATTTCTTTGACTGCATGACAATATAAATACATTTGCCTTTTATATGATTCAAAGCTCTTTTTAGACTTAGCCAAAATCCCTTTCCCGTCTTTTCTAAACGGGTATGGCGCGCTCTTATGGTCAATCAGCCAATATTCTCCAGTTTTCAAGTTTCTTAATAATAAATCAATGAATCCGATAAAGTCGTGTTTTTGAACTACTAATTCTGTTCTTAGCTCAACGCCGACCACTTCGTATCCTTCCGCCCAGCCAAAATCTTCTGTAGCCAAATAATCCAAGCATAAATCATAGGTCTTGTCCATAATCGACTTCTTGACTTTATAAAATACGAATTCATCGTAATGCTCGACAAAATAATTAGGAGCATCATCCGCAGAAAGTTCGCCTTCAAAAATCTTTGCGAGAATCTCATGCATAAAAGACCCAACTTCGGCATAATAATTTCCTTCTGCTATATATTCATCCGCTCCGTCTTCTCCAAGTACATACTTTAAATAATAACTGTATTTGCACTTTTCAAAGCAATCTAATCGGCTAAATGAGTATCTAGGTTTCTTTAGCGAATCAACCGCCAAATATTATCTTCCTTTCGTTTATTCCGTTTCTAGTAAGTATGTCGCCTCAAGATCTGATTCGTGAAGTGCCAGTGCCAAAGGATATTTTTCATACGCTTGCCCGAGAGTATTCCATTGGCTAGAATCGCAATATGCCCCCATATGGTGCTTAATCGCAGCGATTTCGAGCATCGTCAGCTTAACAAACTGCATTATAAAAAATACGCTCTTTTCTCCATGCCCCAACGGGTATTTATCATCTACTACATATGCAGGAACGGTTTCCCATATAAATTCTCCGTTAGCGTCTCTTTTTACTGTTCTAGGGTTCGCCGCCTTAACCTTCTCTTCATCATATGTTTTTCTGTTTTTCAATTCTTCTCCATAAAAGTATGTCTTGCATAAATCATGAAGCAATGATACTAGGATAATAGTATCGTCTGAAACGTCGCTTAATGCCTCTTTCCAAACAGGATTTTCTTTCTTCTTCATCAAGCAATCATACACATGAAGACTATGCTTAAGTAATCCGCCTTCTTCTGCCAGATGATATCTCGTACTGGCTGGAGCGGTATAGAAGTCAGAGCCTCTAATAAAATTCAGAAGCTCTTCAACTCCTTCTCTTTTCACTCCTTGTAGCAGTTTTTCAAATCTACATACGTTTTCGTTAGACATATGAATCTCCTTATTTTGTTCTTAATGCTAAAAGCTGAGTTTTCAAATTCTGCAAAATCTCTAAATCTTCAATCTTTGTATAATCCCCTCTGATGTCTTCTTCTGAAATCATAGGGAAGGCTTTCTTTTCAGCTTCTTTACAGATTTCTCCTACTCTCGCTCTCCCTTTTTCTGTTGAGCATTTTCTTGCAACAATATCTTTGATGACTGATTTTAATTCGATTGTTCTTGCTGTATCTTCTGGGATATCTTCTCCTTCGTACACATATAAGCCCAATCCATGCATTGCAATCGCTTTTGTAAGACATCTTTTGATTGATTTGTTTGCATCTGTCGCAGTAATCTGATCGGCAGGAATAGCTTTGTTGCTGAAGTTCATAATCGCCAGCATTTCAGTAATGGTCTGACCACTAATCGTAACAGAAACTTCTACCCAGCCAGTCTTCCCATCATCTAACCAAGGTCTTTCAACGCCATTTTCCATTGTCTGCTTCTTGATTTCAAATGAGGCATCCGGATACAGCTTTTTTACTTCTGCCCAAGCGGAAGCCCACGGAAGGTATGAAAGCTTATTTTTCTCTTTTACTTTTCCAGACACATCAATAGAATTCAAAATCTTAAAAACATTTTTTTCTTCTGACACTATTTTCTCCTTTATTTTTTGTTTATAAAAGCAGGGAAATGAACTCCCTGCAATTCAGTGGTTTATTTTCTTTTGCTTTCCTTTCGAGCTTTCGCTAATTCCAGCTCTTTATCTCTGCGATTCTGCAACTTCCTCATAACACTATCCCATTTACCAATGTCAATAGCTCTGATATTTTTGCGTCTTCTATTATTCTCCTCTAAAATGTATTCCTCGGAGTCCTTTTTAAATGGATTTGGCTTATAAGAATAAGTCTTTCCTTCTTCTCGGCGTTTTGCGAATTTCGCCATTCTTTTCTCATGCTTTTCTTTTTTCTTCTCTTTGTTTTTTAAGAGGCGATTCTCCTGCTTGTATGTTTCGTAGTATTTCTTACGGTTCTTATTTGGTTTGCTCATGAAAAAATCCTCCTGCAATAACTTATTCTGTAATTTTTTTGATGGCTCTTATAAAAAGGTATATGAAATACCATACCAGAAACCATCCGGCGAAAACGGCTACAAATAAAAGGGCAATTACCTTATCTTCTACATTAGACCTATTTCCGGGAATAATTTGGAAAAATAAATCTTCAATATACATAACGAACCATATCGCTATAGATACTAATTCGCATATCAAAAGAAATAACCACATAAATTAATTACCTCCGTTTGTTACCACAGCTCCAGCTCCCTGAGTCGTAATCCAACCATGCTCAAGTCTCGCTTCCGCTAGTTTCATTTCGATTAATTCTTTTGTGATACTCTTTGCGATTGTCTGATTAGATGCGGCTTCAGCTTCAGCTTTTGTCTTCTTAATTTCAGCATCATTCTTTGCCTGCAATAACTTGGTTTCATTCTCTACCTTTACAGTTTCCTGTTCAACCTGTGCCTGCTGTTTTTTCTGTAACGCCTGCACTCGGTTCTCTACCGCCTGTTTTAACTTTTTATCTAAATGGACATCAATAATGGAAGCATCCAATACTTCAATTCCGTACTTGCTGCTAAAATCTTTATTTAGATATTCTGTGATTTTGTGGTTGATCTCGCTTCTGTTTCCGGAATAAATATCCATCATGCTATAATTTGTAGTAACTTCGGAGATTTTTGATTTGATAACCGTTTTTACTCGATTATTTACAATGTCTTCTCCGCTCATACCCTTAAATTTCTTATATGTATCGGCAACATTTTCTTCGATGAATCTATAGCTCATCTGGAAACTTAATCCGATGCTTGCGTCGTCGGATGTCGCAACTTTAAAGGAATCATCTCCTTCAGATCCTTCTCTTTTATCTTTTGAAAGGACTAACTGCTCGTTTCCAACAGTGAATTCTTTTACTTTATGCATCGGAGGAACAAAGTGCCATCCCTGACGATATAGCTCGTCTTTAACGCCTCCATTTGCAGAATAAACAACTCCCACTTTCCCGGCATCAATAACTTTTATGTGTGTTACCGCAAAAATTCCTCCAAAAATCGCAAACACTACTACTAAAACAAGTGCAATAATCTTTTTCATTCGCTTTTCTCCTTAAAATTCGTCATTTCTTTTTTAATTTTCATCTCCATTTCGGAGTTCATATCATCCATCTTCATCTCATTTAAAACCTTGTTGCCGATATAAACTAGCAATAGACCTATAAAGGCGGCAATAAAAACCCCTATTAGAAAAACCACAAACAAAACTGCTTTCCTCCTCTTCTTATATTTAACAGATTATCAAGTCCTTGAATATCATGTTTCATCCTCCGACTCGAAATCCTCTGTTGTATACAATCTCTGTTCGACGGAATAAGTTCCTGCGTCTTTACCGTCATCTGTGATAATAGTCATAGCAATCATCACTACATTGTCTCCGAGCTGCAAATCAATTTTCTTCGCCATAAGCCCTCCTTATGCTGCATCTTCGAGTTTCTCTTCTTTATATGTCACATAGTTATTTAAACTATTGAGCATCATATTATAATCTTCTGTATTTACGCCGGAAAATTTTACGTTTGTTCCGTAGTTTTCCACGATTCCTTTAAACCATTCAATACAGAAGTTTTCATCCATTTCCTTTTCATATGATTTAGAAATGACTTTTAATAATACTGGGATATTCTCCATGTCGAAAATTCTTGAGTTTTTGTCAATACCTGAACTCCAGTCGTTCAATACAGAAGAATATAATTCCATATCTGAAATATCATTCTCTGAATAGTTATTGCCGGAGATATACTCCTGAATAGCTTTATCTGAATAATCATTAAATCCATTTACAAACATCATACTTCCGACAGCGGCTCTTACTTTATTCACATCTCCAGAGACCGCATTGTTCATAAGATTTGTTGAGCAAAATTCCGAAATATAGCTATCGATTGTGTCATTAGTATTGAAAGATTCGACTCCTTCTGAAACTTCAATTCCTAAAAACTCATTCATGAGTGCCTCAATATGTTCGAGTTTCTTTCTGACTGCCACTCTTCCTTTTGTCCCAGCGTTATAATCAATGTCTTCCGTTGTCATGCCGTCAATTTTTCGGCTATGTAATTCTTCTTTGTATGCCGCCAAAAATTCTACGAACTTTTCATCTTCTGTTTCCGAGCGACCAATCTTAGTCTTTGTAAATCGATCAAATAAAGTAAACCAGACAAATGAATTCTTTGAATCAAACAAGTCATTTACTTCGTCAGTAACAACATCGTATAATCTATCGATTATGGATTCTAAAACGTTAAACTGTTTCACTTTTGCGTTCTCTTTTAAATATGAACAGTTTACGTCATTGCTTTTATTCCATTTATCTAAAAAGTTAATGGACATAATAGACTCAATAATTGTCCTATCTAATTTGCCGTTATAAGATTCTGATGGACTATAATTACCTTTTTCTTTAAAGAACGGTTTCGCTGAAAGAGTCTTAACGATTTTAGTAAAATCTTCCCCAAGATAAGTAACTCCTTTCTGAGCAACACTCATCGGCTTAGACTGATTGTATCTTCTGATATCGTATTCAATCTGCTCCTTTGTGCAGTTTAGATTAAGAGTTATCTGGAGGTTATAATTTTTAAATCTCTCTTGTAATTCTTTCGGTAATTGAGAGAACTTTTTATTTCTAATGTCGAATTCGCAGTTAATCTTCTTCGGGATTCCGTAACTGTCGCAAACAATGTTACCATTCTCATCTTGTTCATTTGCTTGATACTCAATCATATTTCTCTCTACATTTCTACTGATTTTAAACCCATCATTTAAATATGAATATATAGCTCCGACAAGTCGCTGTTTACCATCTAAAAGCCATTTATAGGCGACCCCATTAATATACTGTTCTGCCAGCAAAAGCGGAGGAATTGCATTTCCTTGCAATAAATCTGAAATTAAATTGCTCTGCATAATTTTAGACCATTGACCAGACGCTCTCTGAAGCGGGTGATTATCCAAAATACTACGAGCATCTAATTGCAGGCATATAGATATTACAGATAATGCAATCATTTTTGTCTTTTCGCTTGTGCTAGTAGTGGTTGTTCTGATTTCTGCTTTGGGAATATTCATAGATGGTTCTCCTTTAATAACAAATTCTTTTTTTAATGCTTTATTTTTTGAACTGATTAAATCTCTTGTCTTCTCTATTGATGTCATATCATTACATAATTCATAATATCTGTTTAATGTAATTCCAAGTTTTTTCGCTATTTCTTCAAACGAATATCCTTCTGACTTGAGCTTGGCTATTTCCATCTGCATCGGACTTAACTTACTAAAATATTCTGCAATTACAGGACTGCTCCATTCTCCGCAATTCTCCATAAATTCATCTTCTGCTGATATAGCTCCTTCAATAACTTCATAAGGATTTATGTCTTCATTACTTTCAGTATCATCTAAAGACGATATGAGCTTATCTCCGCCGTTTTTAAGAGCATTTCTCCTTGTTTGTTCCTGCTTGATTCGATTCTCTAAGCAAGAATATAGATATCCCTTAAAATCTCTTTTGCCGTCGTAAGTATCCAGTATCTTTACAAATACTTCATTTGCGATTGAATAGAAATCATCTTTGTCGGTAATATTAAATCTGTACCGCTTAATGATATCATCAACCATTTTTCTGACTTTTGCAGCATTATTTGCATAATACTCTTCGACATTTTTTTCCGTATTCACTTCTAACCTCTCTTTCGAACACTAACACTTTCAAGTGCTACAGTCTACCGGCAAGGTTTCCATATAACGGACGCATTTCACCCCCGAAATATGGCTTAACCATGCGGTTTTTAGAAAGTCAACTAAGTAATTTCTCAATGTTTTTATGGTGCAAACAGGCGTTCGCCGCACAAAGACATCTTTACACCGAGACTTTCTTTTGTTATTCAGTTACGTTTTTTGGAAAATATTTAATAAAGATTTTATTTGACCTTAAAAGAATTGTATAGTAAGATAAAGAAACGTAAGGATATGCTCCAACATATCTTTACAATCTTTGTTCTTTTATGGACAAAGCATTTTACGTTCCGCCCCAAGGTGCTCCAACACCGTTATAAAGGGGCGGTTTTTTATTTTCCTTGTCATAATATACCATGTACTACAGCACAGTGTCAAGCATTTTCCGAACTTTTGTTCGTGTTTCCCGTGGTATTTTTTACCATTTTAATACGGTATTTTTTTGTCAGTATACAGTAACTTACTGTATTGTTCTTTGTAGGGAGTCGTCCGGTATTTATTCCAGAAAATAGTGCACTGCTTATAGTATTCACATCCCTCACACGGTCTTTCTGGATATATTTTATGAATTCTATCCCAGCGCTCGGTACATAAATCAATCAAATCTTTATTTGTCATGCTTGTGTTTTCCCCTCTTTTTTATTCCAAACATTTTTAGAGACATTTTCTTTTTAATGCAATCTTTTAAAAGGCTGTCTACTTCGATTTTACCGCCAATTTTAAGCTGATATGAAATTATTGCAGAAATCTTATCGAACAAATCTTCCGGCAAAATATCTTGTTTAATTCGATTGCAGACCAAGCAAGAACACTGTAGATTATCTATTGTGCTGCTTCCGCCTTTCGATATCGGAATAATATGGTCTATCGTAAAAGAATCGAACGGAACAAATTCGCCGCAAATTCCGCAATGTCCATTTGTCTTGCTATAAACCTGACTTCTCTCTGACACGCTGAACTGTTTTCGTATAGTTTTTTTCTTTTTCTCTTTAGTATCTTTTAAAGGCTGTTCGCGTATTTCAAATCCTTTTGTCTTTACGGGAGCCTTTAACTTTGTTCTTCTTGCTTCATCCAGCGTAAATTTTGTCGCTTTTTTTAATCCTACGGTATCTACTTTTCCAGTATCGCTCAACCGTATATATTGATTTCCTTTTTGTATTACATATAACATAACCCTTTCTCTCTTTCTTTAATTGTTCCTTTACTTACTACTTCTCATTTTCGGTCAAATTTTTATGAGAAAAACCGGAGAAAATCCCCGGTCTATTGCTTGAATATATCTGCCATCATATTTGATGCTTTCATTTTTTCAGTTCCATCTTTAACAATATATTTTCTTGTCGTAGATGCACTTTTATGTCCAACAACATCCCGAACAAATTCTATGTCTTTCGTTTTATCGTAAAGTATAGTGCAGAACGCCGCTCTAAGTTTATGAGGAGATAACGGTGTGCCGAGTGAATCAAGAGTGTACTTTTTTACTAAATCCGCAACAGAATTAGGATGTATCCTGTTCTTTTTCTGCGAAACAAAAAGAGCATCTATTTCTCTTCCTACTAGATACTCTTCCCTCTTCTCGATATAATCTTTTAATATGCTGGATAACATTGGGTTTAGATAATATTCATGAGTTGTATATCTCTTATCTATGATAACTAACTTGTTGTCGTTAAAATTAATGTCTCCTACATTTATCTCTGTCAGCGCAGTTTCTCTCATTCCTGTATTTATTAGCAACATTATGATTGCTCTATCTCTATATCCGATATAGCTACCTTCTTTATTGATTCGATCTACAGACTTCATTATTTCTCTCAAGTCTTCTTCTTTAAAGCGCCTTCTTTTTATTGTATCTTCCCTCCTGATTCGCTGAATCATTTGAACAGGATTTGACTTAATATATTCTTTTGCCTGCAAATAAGAAAAGAAACCCATAAGCACTGTATGGGTTCCCTTTAAGTATGAAGCGGAAGTAGCGGATATTTTTTCTTCTACCTTTCCGGTTCTTTTATTTTTCACTTTTACCTTTTTTACTTCTCTGCTTGCGATATACCGGCTGATATCTGAATCTGTGACTTTAGAAATATCAATCTGATTGTAGTCTTCATTTAAGAATGTTAAGAACAATTTTATCTTTCTAATATATTCCAAAACTGTTCTTGGTTCTTTTGAAGACGACAAGTTATAAGCATAATCTTGCAGGTATTTCGGCGCTTCATCCAGCTGGCTGCGAATTTTTGCTTCCGTTTTTAACTTCGTCTCTAGTCTTCCCTGCATATACGCACCTCCTCGCTTTTATCTGTAATCAACATCCGCCTCCGGTATTTTATTATTTTCATCCGTCACTATTGGATAGTCTATGAAGTAATATTTTTTATCTTTTTTATTGTACTTATAAGCATTGTAATAGTTGAAATACTTAGACTTTTCTGCAGTCGTAGGGATTCCTCTTTGCCAATAAGGATTTTTAACAAAACTAAAATTCCCTTTAATCGTTTCAACGGAAGATATGTATATTCTTTTCCGGTCAACACTATCATCGAATTGACTTCCCGGCGGTATTTCTCCTACAGTTTCATTTCCTTTTCTGTATACTCCAAAATTGTCAACGTAATATGTTCCTCTCGAGAGTATTTTTATAACTGCCGAATAATTTGATTTTTCAATGTTTAAGTGGCGATATTTCTCATCGTAAACTATTACATGTTGAGCCGCTAGACAGATAAATCTATCCATTTGGTAAATTTTAGGAATTTCAACTCCTTTCTTTGGAACGAGATTCACTAACCCCATTTTAACTACGAATTTCGGAGGAAGATAAGCTCCCGGATTTTCTGCATATTTATCACGTAAATACCTGCACGAATTAACCACAAGAGAATTAGACTTCCAAGCCAGCGATATGCAAATTACCCATAATGCTATAACTCCAAAAGGTAGTCCATCTCTAATTATTGCGACAAACGGCGTTAATATAATTCCTGTAACTATTACTGTTGATGCGTATCCTTTAACTCCCATATTGATACCTCCTTTCTAAAAATTATATCATAGAGTCTCCGCTTTGTCTTTTTAATTCGATGTTTTACGTAAGGTTTATGCAATATTTTCTCCTTTGACTTTTCTTACTTTTAACCGCTCATTAATTTCTTTTTCTTTCGTCTTGCGGTAGCATTTCTGGCACAATAAACATGATTTTGATCCGCAATTAATTTCTATTTTATTTTCAGAAATATAGTCATCAGAATACACAGTAAAAATCTTATCTACGAAATCGTATTTCGAGTGTTCTGCCGGTTTATTCACCTTCATGCTACTCAGAATTATATTTAGATTTCTCGGCTTCTTATATCCTTTAGATATAGCATTCTGAACAATAAACGGATTTTTGGTCCATAAAGCGAAATGCGTTCCCTTGTTATTGCGGCAAATATTGAAATAGTTAATAAGTTGTGTTTCATTGACTAAATCGCCAAATGCTTCAAATCTGAAATATGAATAGTTCAAAACTGGAAGCTCTTCCGGAGTTAAAATTCTCGAAGTCAAAATCTCTGTGTTCTTCTTACAGTTGTCTTGCATCCCTGTAAAAGTTCTCAGACTTGTATTTGCATAACAGTAAGAACATATGTTTTCATTATTTTTACTATATTCTTTACAGTGTTTATTGCAGAGACAGGAAGTAGAAATAGATGCCATTCCTTCCATTTTCCCTCTGTGAACAGTAACGATATGGATCCCTGTTTTCTTCTTAAATTTGTCTGGCAATAAAATTATCTTTCTCTTACTCAATTTTCCTCCAAATAAAAAAGGCAGCTTATTTGCCGCCCTTTCTTTTATGTATATTTTATCTGATTATTCCATTAACCTCACAACTTCATCTGGATTTTTAAGCTTCCAATCGGCTGGATATCTATCATGAATAAGACACCTTCCGCTATCGTCTCCAATCGGACATTTGATGCATCCTATCTGTGGACTACAAGTGTCTCGTATTACTACTAATGCTTCATATATTTCATTAAGTTCTTTGGTTTTAGTTTTCTCTTTTTTGTCTATATTTTTTGTTACATAAAAATCAGAAAGTTCTCTTTCTAGCTTAAGCTCGCAATCTTCAACAGAATAGCAGAACCCACAAGAATAACCTTCACACTCCGTTCCTCCTACGTTTTCTTTAGTACATATATATAACGTCATTTTTGCCTCCTGCTTATCTCTTAATTACTTTCATTTCTTTATTCCAGCTCCCAGAAATAACTCCGTCTGGATGAATAATAAATTCCCTACATACAGAGTTATCTTCGTGTTTTTCAACTTCACTGAGCATTTTCATGTTTGAATAACTAAATGTAATACATGTGTTCTCATATCTCCATATCTCGTACACATAATAATCTTGCACCGTCTGCTCGACAAACGAAAAATTATTAAAAGCGTATTCGAGAATCTGATTATACAACCCTTCTTTGTCATCATATACAATCCCTGTTCGAGAATCCAGCTTCATTAATTTTCTAAAAGAAATATCGTCTGCAAACGAATAGGCTTTGATATATGCCATAACATCATCTATACTATTTACGTCGCATAGTACACACTGCAATCGCATTTTCGTATATTTAAGGTTTTCTTTAATCGTTTTAAGCTCATTTAGGGTAGGCATATCTGTTCCAAATATCTCATTATTCCTCTGATCTGAGATTGCATGGCGGCTAATATCAATAAAATCAAATAGCCCGTCTATTTTATCCAAATGCTTGTATAAATATTTAGCATTGGTGTTCATTGTAAGAAACTTAATATCATGTTTTCTCAGCACTTCACATAATGCATCAAATTTATTGAAAAGCAATGGTTCTCCTCCGGTTACTGAGACTGAATATAATATTCCTGCCTTTTTCATTTCTGTCAGCATTAAATCCACTTGTTCTACATACTTGCCTGCGTTTTCTTCGCGTTCTGAGTTCTGTTCCACGCAGAAAAAACATCGAGCATTACATACATCTGTCAATTTCAAATGTAGATGCCAGAGCCACTCGTTCTTTTCTACTAAAATTTTGTGTCCAAATAATTCTACCTCCATCTTGTCCTCATATGTAATCGGAAGCTTTTCTACATCGCAGCTATGAATATAGTTTCTTATATCTGTATTCTGAGTAAACATCTATTCGTACCTTTCTTTTTTAAAATATAATTATTATTTTTCCCTAAATAACATCCCTCTAATATTTATAAAGCACTGAATAATATTTTCTGCTCTTGTCCATGTCACTGCTTCGCTTTCGTGTTTGTACCAAAATCTTCGACTTTCAAACGAACACTTTGCGACAATATCATCAAGTTGACCGAGCGGAAGATTGTAAGTTTGTTCCATTCCCAGAATCCCGTCGTAATATCCAGATACTGCGGTCTTAATATCATTTAACGACATTTCTTTTAAGTCTTCTTTATCCGCAACAACAAAGTACTTCCCCTCTTCGTCAGAACTAATTACTTGAATAAATAAGAACTCTCTATTTCCTAAGTCCTTTCGGCACTGCATACAGTCGCTATCTGTTTCTACAAACCCATTTTTCATTTCTAACATTTTATCACCTCTTATTCTTCTGGTGTCTCAACAAGTTTTACAGTATCATCATATTGTGGCTCTGACCATAACTCTGCTACACATTCATCACAAATACATATTTCATGATAATCAATACCTAGCTTATCTTCATTTCCATTTAAAATGACATAGCATTCTATTTCCATGTTTAGGACAAGTAAATGCTTTATTATGTATATTATTCATCTACTTCATCTCCATTTTCGTCTCGCAAGCAAGCCCTTCCAATATTAATATCAATTCCTGCGTCAACGCATCTTTTCAAAAAATTATCCATTGCTTTATCATAAGTTTTCTCTTTCGTTTCAAAATAAATCCAACAATCACTTATGTATAATTCATTCATGTTATTACCTCTAAGAAATATATTTTTCATTTTCTTTATACCAAATGTCCTATTGTTGCAGGAAACTCATCGAATTTTGTACCTGAAACTGTTTTAATTTTATAATTTTTATTTTTTAAAAAGTTATTGCAAGCTGCAACTTGCTCCCTTTCATCTACACAATCCCCCCATAATCACATAACTTAAGCCGGCAGAATATCCAGCCATCTTCATACACTCAGTACAAAGGTGTTTTACGTTAGTATAATAATCAGATTTTTCATCATCGAAGACCATTTCTGCTGTTTCACTTTCGAAGATGCAATTATCTTCATTAACTGAAAGAACTCTTATGTAAGCCGAATCAGTCATTCCTGCTTCTATATCTTCCGGCAGAAGATTTTCCCCTTTAGTAAAACTGATTAACAAAAACTCCTTTGCTCCGGGGATATATACTACAATTTCCCTATTTCCTGCAATGACATTCTGGAATTCTTTTGTCATATATATTGCGTTGATTTCGCTCACATTGTTTGCATTAAAAAAACTTTTAATCATTAACTCTCCTCCTTATTGACTTAATCCTTTAAATACTCTTCTATCATGTGTTTACACCAGTCAGCCAGTTGATTAGATATCCTCCTTGGTGCTTGTGTAATCCTGAAATTTGGCGTTAAGACGAAAAACTCATTATGCTTTCCATCATAATACAGTCTGTACTTGTCATGCCAGACACCAACACATTTATATGCTTCCTGTTTCATATTTGTCACCTATCGACTAGCAAAATTCAGTAACCGCAATTTTTCCATCTTCCGCTGCCCTTTCAAACCAAATTATGCTATCATCCCACGTATACTCATTCTTTAAATAATCAATCGGATCTTCAATTCCCTGTTCTTGCATCAGATGAAATAAATACTCTTTTTCTACCGCAACAACTATTTCCTGAAAACTTGTTTCTTCAATGCATAAATAAGTTGCTCCTACTGAAAATGCAACTAAGTCATTAAACTCCCTATAAGAACCACATTCTTTAATTCTGCTTAATATCTTATTCTTTTCTCTTTCTTCTAAAACGATTTTTTCTGCAACTTCTATTTTATTACTGGAAGTCTCCTCTAAATCCACTGATAGTTTTCTATTTATTTCTTTATTCATAACTATTCCTCCTTCCCGGTATCCTCTAAAGTTTTCTAAAAGTTTCGTCTGCGATATCCCCTTGTATGGTAACCCCAATAGATATGCTCTCTACGAGTCCGCATTCAATGCAATCATTCATAAGTATTTTTAAGGCATTTGTTTTTGCTTTCGGGATTTCGCTGTAGTATAAAGTAAACTGAAAACCTTTTGAATATTTTCGGATTTTGTTCATCGCCTCAGTGTAATCTGTTGTTTTTCTAAGCTGTTCTCTCGTCATAATTAATCTCCTTTCTATTAAATCTTCCACTTCTTTAAGCGTTTTTAAAATTAAGTCATCCATCACTTCTTGCCTCCCAGATGTTTTCTAATCCATGATTTCGCACTAGCCAAAGACGTACAGTTAACTATCTCTATTTTCTCTAAACATTCAATGCTTACCACGTACTCTTTTCCCTTTGATTCTGTCCGGATAAGTTCTATCCATGCATACTTGCCAAATCTTTCGCTATTTATTTCTGCGCGCCATTTTGTCGGTTTCCCATCTTTATCTTTGCTAATAATCTGCCACTTTACTCTCACGTCTATCCCCTCCCTATACAATATTTTTATAGAATTTATTTTCTATCCATCGCTTTAGCTAAGAGTTTTTTCCGCGTTTAATTCTACGTGTGTATTCCGGGTTATCTTCCAGATGAGGATATGACTCATGATCATCGTACATTCCATTCAGCTTACATTCGTGAATCCACGATGTTCCTACCAATTCAACCGGAGGAAAGTGCTTTTTGTCTGGGTGAGTAAAAGGATACTGATAATCGTGTTCCCATCCGGTTGCATCCAACTCTCCCTCTTTATATCCTAGATCAATAAGAACATCTTCTATCATCCCAGGATTAAATGGCGCGATATTTGAAAATTCTACTCCAAATTCATCTCTGTCCTCATCGGTTATACCCGGCTCAAATTTCGTAAGCTCATTGATTGCAACAAGAACCATATCCTTTAAATTTTCTTTTTCTTCAGCGTCCATTCTGTATAATGACTTCTGTTCATGTAATAACATATTATTTACCTACCTTTCTGATTTTCTCGTCTCTTATATAATTATTTATATTTTTACTGTAATCTCCTCTGTTATCATATAAATCCACATATGGAAGTCCAGCTACATTTGCACTGCAAAGCTCTTCTTCCTCACCGATTCCTACAACGGTATATATGTCGTATCTTCCATCAAACATTGGCAGATACACTTTATCTCCCAGCTTTAAACTCCTCGAATCAATGATTTCTGCAAGAATAAAATCTTCGCCTAATTGTTCATCTTCTGGCATTGAACCGTCAATTTTAAGAAGCATTTCTTTTAAGTCGTATCCTTCATGACGTTCGCTAGTTACTAAATCAGGGTTCCAATGGGCTTTGATTTTCCAGTTTTCAACTTCGTAAATTCCATTATCGAGCCAAAGTTTCGAAACATATTCCGGCGAGATATTCTTGTTTATTTTTTCTACTCCTACCGATCCGCTTCCTCCGAAAAAATTCCCAATTACTTGACATAATCTTGCTACTCCATAAGTGTCAACTTCAGGACTTCTGTATCTTTTTAATTTGCAATACTCTAAAAATGCTGTAACTGAATCAATGCCGCCATTCCAATGTACATACACACCTAAATCCTGTCCTTTTCCTTTAATAATCGCTCTATTTCCCATAAGTTTTCCTCCTATTACGTTACTCGCCAATTCATACAAGTAGTTCTTTTTCTTTCTTCACAAAATGAAAGTAATAATCCTCGCAGCAATCTCTGCCGTAAAAATAAATCCCGATTTCTTCGTCTCTTTCTGCAATATAAAGCCTATCTTTCTTCGGCATACTCGACCTTTTAATCCATTTAAGCCAATCAAGAGCCTGTTCATCTGCTTCTTTTTGCGTCGCAAACCATATTCCGGGACCAATAAGTTCTTGCCATGTAAGATGCTCCATCCTTTTCTCTTTGTCTTCTATGTCTTCGTCATCATAAAAATTCTGGACGGCTTCATAAAGCTTATAATGTTTCCGCAACCTATTAATTAAAGAATTGTGAAGATGAAATTTCTTATATTCAAAATATCCTTTGTCAATGTCGAGTGCCTTTTTAAGTAAGTCTCTTCTAATCATGCTATTCTCCTTAAAAAAAGCTGACCAGCATTAAGCCAGCCAGCTAGAATAATTACGCTTCTAATTCTGCAATCGCTTTATTCAGCTCCTCATCAGTCATCTTCTCCAGCGCTTCATCTGCTCTTTTCGCCTTAATTCCGAGAAGTCTCTGCTTTAATTCACTGTTTTTCTTTTCGTTTTCTCTTGCTTCTTTCTCTTCCAATTTTACCCGGACAATGTACTTAACAATCTCAATTTTATCTAAGACCACTTCATCTTCAGCACTTTTTGTATTCAGAAGACTTTCTTCTTCTGTCTTTTTTGCTTCTGCATTAAGAGTTTTAAAGATTGAGTCTAATTCTTTAAGCGGCAGATGCCATAAATCTTCTACAGATGCGTTTCCTTTATATGGAAATCTGTACTGTTTTCTTGTTGCTACTTCAAATAAATTTTTGTTTTTCATAGTATTCTCCTTTTAACCGATTCTTTTCAATACGCCGTCTATGTTTTCTACCGAGATTGCCCCATATTCTGAAAATTCAGGAATATCAAGATTAAATACATATGCCATTGGATAGCCTGCTTCCATATCTCTCCTGTCTAATTCCCATTCCTCTTCATCATCAGAAACGAACAAAATAGTAAGTAAAGCTCCAACAGATGCTCCGTTATATATGGCATGATATACTACACATCCGGTTTCTTCTTCCCATTCAGATATGAGTTTTTCGTATTCTGGAGTAATCCCACAGATAGAAAAAGGAGCAATAGACAGTCCAATCTCTCCAGTTTCTTCGAACACCTCTATTGTCTTCGGAGAAATCCCTAGCATTTTCATTCTTTCAATGGCTTCCTGTTTCATTTTTTCTTTCATACCACTCTTTGCCTCCTAAAACTTAATTTTCATAATTCTCTCTGTGGCTCCTTTGACCTTAACAATAAGTTCATCTCTCTTTGTCAGGCTGAATCCAATTCCTGAAAGCTGGTCTTCCGTGTCTTCTGTATGGCACTTTGAACCAAGAGCTTCAAACACTCTCTTATGCTCTAAAAGCTCGTTTTTAAGGAATTCATTATAGAAACCATTCGGTTCTTCATCGTTAACGCAACCATCTAAGAAGAAGAACAAGTGTTTGTTTCCAATTCCCTTCTGCTCGTCAAAATAATTCGGTGAATAACTAATAACGGATACCGGAACAAACTGATTTGTATTCACACCCCAAATCTCTTTACTGGAAATTGAAGAGTTTCCGCTTAATTTCTCCTCGATTGCAAAGTTGCCATACTTATCCAATGTAACTTCTGCAACCGTAACGTTTTCTCCGGATCTCATACTTCTTCCATAATCAAATGAATGGATTTCGCCGTTAAATTCGATTTCTGCTCTAAACCCTTTCTTGACACTTCCACTATACTGTCTTACGAAAAACTTATACTTGCCCGGTTTCATCTTAGATAAATTATCCCAAGTAATATTTTCTACTGCAATCGTTCCACATGGATCAACAATATCTACATCAAGCTGTCCACCCGAGCTAGATTTTCTGGGTTTTCTGCAATTACCAAAGAAAATTTCGTTTCCATTTGGCTCAATACAATGAGCATCTAAATCGCAATTATCATTTCCGTTTTCATTCCACTGAATCGAAAACCTTAAAACACCGTCAATAGCTCCACCTGCTGCTTTTACATTCTGCTTTAAGTCGGAATCTGCAATATTTCCACTATAAGCCCAGCTCAAACCATTATTCCACTTAAACATTGTTGAAGCTTCCGGATCAACCGGCGCAATCATAGAAACAAAGTTCTTGCTGTGTTTATTTTCAATAAAAGCTTCGACTTCTCTTGCCGTAGGAAGAACATTCTTAATAAAATCCTGCGCGGCAATTTCTTCGACTCGCGAAAATCTCTTAGGATTAATTGCAACTTCCTTTTCTAACTCACCAAAAATATCTCCGGCGTTTGAGATTCTTTTAGCCGCATCTTTATTTGAGAAAAGAATGTTATTAATTGTAATATCGTCAAGATTTGCAAATCTTCGCTGCAAGGAATTCATATATCCAAGCTCTGTGAGCGTATTTTTTGCGTCTTCTAACATTTTCTTTGTGAAGATTGCCTTCGGACGCTTATAATTCGCCGGAGCTACAATCTGCTCATATCTCTTGACCGCTGTATCTAAATCGACTCCTTCGCTCACATCCACTAAAAGAACTCCAATGCTGTGATTTCTAATTCTGCCGATTGAAATTCCTGCCGCTAGAGAATTTTCCCATGCAAACAGTTCCTTATTTTCTTCTGATTCGATTTTGTCATACTTCTCTTTGTACTTTTTAAACTCGGTCAGTGCTGATTTCCATTCGGCTCCTCTATAAAGAGTATTTGAAGCAATCAGCTCAAGAATTGTATCTACAGCTTCCATGGAGATTTCATCTAAAGAGCGCTTAAACACATTTTTCGTATCTCTAAACCCACCCTTAATATCTCCGGCAGTTCTTCCACTTCTGTCAACCAGTCTTCTTGGTAACTCGCAATAAAGATGATGCCATGTAATAACCTTATCTCCAGCGTTTTCTCTGTTTAAATCAACTCCGATTTTTGGTAGTTTACTGACGTAGATATCTTTTACTTTGTGAGATTTTACAAATGCATCTAACGCATCACATACCGGCTGATAGGTTTTATCGCCGCCTAAGTCTAACTCCCAAATCGTATGTACTTCTCCGTCTTTAATCGTTACTGCAGCACCAATGTTCTTGATAAACTGACGGCAGACTCCGCAATCATGTTCCCTTCTCTGTCTGTAAATTCCGTTTGTTCCCGCCGGAAAACTGCTTAAATACATCTCCCACAGCTCATCCTTATCTACATCTACCTCAAATAATTTTTCGGCATCAGATACCATCTCGTTAAAATGACGCTGTAATTCCTGTTTAAACTTAATAAAATTGTTCATATAATTTCCCTCCTGATTATTACTCTTCGCAAATTTCTTCGGCTGATTCTTCCGCGTTCTCTTCGTCAATATTTTTCAGAATATCAAAGAGTGTCGCCAGCTCCTCCGCCGTAAAGGTAATTCCTTTTCCGCATCTTTCTGTTCCGTCTTCGTTCTCCTGCCAAGGTCTGATGTCATATTTTGGCTCCCCGTCGTTCCAAGACACGACTCTAAGCTCTTTATTCATTTTTCCTTCATTGTTGGAAAGTTTTCCATATTTTTCGACAACCTTGTAGTTAATGTCTGATGTTCTTTTACTTCCATAATTTTTAAATGCCATTTTTCTTCCTCCTGATATATACTTCTATATTTACCTGTATTTTTTCTGTGGGTTTACATATACTGAATAGAGCGAGATGCGTCTACAATTTCTGGATTCAGCTCCATATCTTCCGAAATTAAATCTCTAACATATGCCGAAACCGATTTGCCTGTTTTCTGCGCCATAATATCCAGAAACTTTTTCTCTTTTCCAGAAATAGCGACAGATGTACTATGTACGATCTGCTTCTTTTTATTTGATTCAAGATAACTTCCAACTACCATTTTTGTTAATAATTTCCCTGTTGCCGGTTTTACTAAAAAGTGTTTTCTTGCCATTTTAAATTCTCCTTATTATCTATGCTTTACTTTTATAAACAATTATCTGATATTACTAGATTGCCTTTATCACTTCCGCAAAACCAGCTTCGTTAGGATGTCTCTTCATGTCTTTTGCAATCAATTTCTGGATATATTCTTTCTGGCTCCTTCCTTCTAATTTTCGTTCAATGTCCATGTAGTCTTTATGTCGTCTGCTTAAATTAATAGTTGTTTGCTTTCTTTGTCTTGCCTTATTAATCTCCTCGCAAATTCCATTAATTGCCGCATTTCTCTTGATTGCTCTGGTAGTTTTCTTTGAATCTTTGATCATCTTTTATATCTCTCTTTCTTTAAATTGTATATAAAAAAAGACGTATAAAAATACGCCTCCTAAATACTTGCTTCTATATTTTTTTACTACAAAACCTTGATTTCGGCATCTCTTCGAGAATATTTATAGACACTGTAGCTCAATCTCTCTTCTGGTGACACCTCTGTATCATTCACTTCTTTTACCATCTTTTTTAAGTCTTCTACTTCATAAAGTCCATTATCTGGAGTTACTAAAACTTCATGAATACTAGATGGAAGGATATATAAATCTCTTCCGAATATACTAGAAAGCTCTTCAATTTTTGTTTTTAATGCCAAATAACCTGCTCCATACATTCCTTCATTATTCCCGCAAAATACTAACGGAGGAGCATCTTCAATACACTCAAAATCAACTAACATCCCCTGCAGATTTTTTGCAACAATTTTCTTTCTTGTGCTTTCTATCGCTGCGCTAAGCAACTCTTCCTTGCTTACTCTCCATATATCAGCCAGATCTTTTGTCACTTTCGCAGACATATTGTTTGAAATACGATATCTTACATATAATTGCAAATCTAAATATCTCTCCGTGATATAATCCACATCATGAACAGGCTCCAAACATATGATTAACTTATCTTTCACTTCTTCAAAAGATTTAGATATTCCACCTATTATCTCTTCTTTTGGAATTTTCATGCTCTTATAATTCTCTATAATTTGGTCCGCGATTTCTCTTGTATCTCCGTCAAACTTGTCCGGATAGTACACCGGAGAAATTTTATTACTTGAAGAATCATCTTCTATTATCTCAATACCAAAAATGTCAAGCCCGTTTTTATTGACTATCCGCATTTCAGCATTATATCCTTTCGCTCTCAACTCCTGAGTAATCTGTAGCGTCCTTATTATTGATTCGATTCTTTCTTTTCTCATTTTCTTTCTCCTTCTAATAATCTGTTAAAATTTCTGGTCGCTTAAGAATCTTCCTCAAACTAACCGGCTGCACTTCGCTCTCTTCGACTCTTAAATACAAGTTCTGGAATTTTCTTATTGCGCCGCTTTTTGTTGCCGCAAAAACAATAGCCACATCATCTGTAAATCTGTGATCTACCATCTGACCCGCCTTTGCAAAATACCATAAAAACATATTTTCTCCTTTAAAGTTTTAAATCGTTTTCTTTGATGAGCCTCCTTGCAATCATCTTGTTCATTTTTTGTTTGACGGCGATTGATTTTTCGCCGTTGCTATAGATATAATGGCTTCCGTTTATCCGGTCTAATTTATACCCGTTTTTTCTTAGAAGCTTTTCAAATTCTCTTTTATTCCAAGATTTTACTCTGGTCATACGTCACCTCCTCTCTCTCTCTATTGAAGCGCTAATCTTTTCGTCGCTTATAGTCGATAGGGTTCTTGTTCTGGGATTATAGTAAAACGCTTCAGTGCAAATCCCAAAATTTTCAGTGATCCACATTGTCGATGTAACCATCGCCCTAAATCCAAGCTCTCTCACTGTAATAGGGAAATCTCGTATATAGTCAACTACATATCTCGCCTCAAGAGCTACGGCGTTAAGAGAAGCATCATATAGGATAAAGAACGGTTCATTCCCAAGCCTTTTGCTTAGTCGATTGAGCGTCCTACTGCTTATCCTCATATTAGACAGGAAGCTTTCCATAGGAACTATTGAATAACAACAATCCCCCGCCCTTGTAATTCTCATACGACTTTGTGGATTCCATTTTGCCTTTGAACCATATTTGTCCAAAAATTCTTCTTTAGATACCCTCATTTTTCTCAGCATCTTTTCTGTTACTATATATTTTTCTCCTGTTTTTACAGCTAAAAAATAAAAGTATAAAGAATAGTCTCCATTCATAACTTTTTTGGAAGCGCAATCTTTATTTTCTGATCCTGTTGGATTCATATCTTTGACTATTTCAAATTCATCAATAGCGTCGATAAACCAGCATTCCGCTTCAACATCTTTTTCGATAAATTTAGATACTAATGTTTTCATATCTATCATTTTCGTTCCGTAATTAGTTTCGTTCAGAATATAGCTAGTAATATCTGATTCTGAAAACCTATCAGCAGTCCCATTACTGTCACATCCAATCAGGTAATAAAATCCAAGATTTGCGTCATAATTTTGCAACAAGCCGCCCAAGCACCTAGCTTGTATATTCAGCTCTTCCAGAAACAGTTTAAGTTTTTCGTCCATTTCTTCCTCCTGTTCAATGATTTATACAAACCTAATATTATAATTAATAGGAAAGCTTAAATTCTCATCACAATGATCGGAAATAGAGCAAAAAATGTTCCTTGCATCTCTAATCGTGAACGGCTTATTTCCTATGTTTGCAAAGTAATTTTTTCTTGGGTCGAAATAAAAAACATAGCGAATTGAGAATGTCAAATGAGCAATATTCTGGATAGCTTCTTTTACCTTTCTATCTTCTGAGGCAATGTAAGGATTCAATCCAGTCTTTATGTCTTCATATTTAATTGCTGCGGCTTTTCCATAATTACCGGTAGCTAAAATAAATGGGTTAAGATCCAGCTTTTCTCCAATTCTATCGAAAAATCTTTTATTTAATACTTCACTCATAAGTTCTAACCCTTTAGTTCTGATTTCTAAGCCATAAGATTTTGGAGTAAATCTCGCACATGAACGACATTTCTCTTTCTTTTTCGCCATATCAAGGAATTCTTCTTCTGTCATATGAAGAGCTTTAAGAATAATCTTATCGACAAAAAATGCAGATCTACCGTCATGTTTTAAGAGGTAACAAATACCGAATTCACCTCCAAAAACTTCTTCGCATACTAAAGAATTATATTGCTCCGTTTTATGTACTAACCTTTTTATTATTTCATAATTTTCACTACGGATATTTGAGAAATTTGACTCTATAAGTTCATCTATAAAATCTGAAACAAACTGTTCTAGTGTTATATTTGAACTATCTCCCCAGATTTCTTTTTTATTGGAAAATGAAAATATAGTATTTTTAGAAAATGGCACATATGAATCGTGCGTTCCGATGTATCCAGAAAAATCATCATAAGAACCGAGCACTCTTGATCCTCCAAATACTTCGGCTTGTCTTCGAATTTCTTCTAACACTTCTTCCATTTTAAAAATCATCAGTTCTACCTCCTTAATTTCTGCTCACATAGTAATCCAGAACATCGTTGTAACAAATATCGCCGTACGTCATAAAAAAGTTTGTCCATGCATCTGACTCACTGCATCCTTCAATCAACACTTCTTTTTCTTCATTGTTTTCTGCGTATATGATATAAAGTTCGGTGGTTGCATCCGGCTCAAACCATTCTCCGCAATCATAGCCATAATAAGAATCATACCCATAATAAGAACTTATTGCACTGCACACTTCTGGAATATACTCAAATTGCTTGCTATCTTCGTTTTCGCTTTTCAGTAATTCACCAACTACGTCGATTGTATGAAACATTTCTTCCATATTCACTTCTTCGTATACCGTATGAGCATTGTAGTATCCACAACTAAGGTTTACCGCCGCAATTCCGGCAAAAGGAGCCAAAGTTGAAATATCGCTAAAACTGCCATATGCCTCTTTATATCCTGTGGAAGATGTGATGTATTCTGTAAAGTCTTTATTATCACATTCATAAAATACTGCATCTTTGGAATTCGCACGGTCTAATTCAATCATGTAATTCAATCCAGCCAATTTTTTCGCTGTTTCTGTTTCGATGAATTTATCGCTTCCGATTCCTCCCTTTTCTTCATCTTCGCAAAAAAGAATTGATGGGCGAAATCCTCTTCTGATTAGTTCTAGAATCATATATACACCACACCGGTCGTCTCCTCCGATTCCGTCACTCGCAGTCAGAATATGTTCTTTCTTTGAGTTTTCGTATTCCATGTAACTATACATCTGAACTTTGTGTACTGTATCCAGATGAGCAGTTAAAAGAACCGGTGTCTTCCCTTCTGCAAATACCCAGCCATCTCCCTTTTCCGGCTCATATTCATAAGATTTAAGCTTATAGTAAACGAAGGTCTTAAGCTGCTTCTGTGTCATCTGGCAAATATGTATAAAATCATAATATTCTTGATTACTGCACTCGTTGAACTTTATATTGTTCATTATTTGTTTATTGGACTTATGTTTTTTATTTGTCTTCTTACTCATCTCTTTTCCCTCCTGTTTACGCAATATCTTCAAGTCTTATAGGTTCATCTGAAAAATTAATATCTTGATTTTCGCTCATTTCTTTTATACATCTGTTACACATTTTCTCTTCAAAATCAAAGTCTTCCTCCAAAACATATTCTCCGCAGTTTGAACAATAAACGCACTCATCTTCGGATACATATTCTCCCGTTTCTGATACGTACACATAACCGGAGCTTTCGGCGCATCTATAATCGCAGAAAATAGTTCCGTCTTCTGCTATCACTGTTTCCAAGTTATTTACTCTTATCCATTCGCCGCATTCAGCGCACTCATCATAATCTCCTGACTCCAAGCAACGATCGCATACGTTTCCGTAATTTCTAACATAAGTTGCGTTGTCATTAACCATTCTTTCGCCGCAATCACTACATTCGCTACAGCAATCAGCGCAATAATAGTATCCATCTATAAGCCACAAATTATCTTCGCTATATTCATAACCGCAACATTCACATTTGTACGTTTTGTTGTAACATCTATAGCAAGTTATTGTTTCTTCTTCGTCGTGTTCTCTACCGCAACATGGACAAATTCCATCATGTCCAACATTTATCTTTTTTACATTTTCTATATTTTCCCCTTTAAGAAGCGAAACATTGCAATTCTTGTAATTGAAGTAGTCTGCGTAATTTTTCCCGCAGTGATTAATTACCATACTGCAATACTCTCCTCCCTTTTTCGGCGCTTCCCAAAGATTTTCTACCCCCCAAGAATCCGCGATTATTTTCTGCATGATTTCCCTTATTGACTTATATACAGAGTTTGATCCGTCATTATCTTGAGGATAGACCCTGCCCTGTACGAAAAATCCGTTTTCTCGACTTATATGGAACATGCATCGGTTAATTTTATCCTGAAGTTCAAAATCTCTTCCGTCGTAATTTTTGTCAACTGTATAAAATACAACGCTAACTTCATCGAGCATATAACTGATAGTTCCGCCGCTATAGCAGCCCGAATATCCAGATGATTTTCCTCTCTTGTTTTCTTTGTCGATTGTATGACAGGAAGACCAAGAATTTCCGAAAGACATCGTGTAATAGTCTACTGGATTCCAAGAAATTATCGTATGTCTTACAATGTTTAATGGATTTACAGCGTCGCACAGCTTAGCGTATTCTCTGTTGTAATCTGCATGTTTGTCAATGTTGAGTGTTTTACAGATTTTCCCTATAACTCGAGATTTCTTTTGTCCTTCTCTGGATCTGATATCTGGAAAGCATTCGTTTATTACATCGGAAGCTCCATCTTCTAAAAGATGTGTTGTTCCTGTTGTCAAAGCACTTTCGAAACAACGGGATATTTTACAAAAAGCGTAGTAATCCTCCGTAGAAATAAAGATACCGGCAGGATATTCATTGCTTATAACTGAATAAAATCCAGCAAATCCATTACGTTTAGCTTCTCCTTTGGTATAAGTCTCAAATTTCTCGATGATCCTATCTCTTATCCATCCAAGAAATTCATCTACTGCAGCCGAATCTATTTCTCGATTATAATCCGAGTCAAATACAATCTGAAATTTACCCGGTACATAATTCGGGTGATTTCCGAATAGCTGAGTCATGTATCTTCCCTTGTTCTCCCACCAAGTATCAACAATCTTCTCAACTCCATATGTCGTAGAATCATATCCAAACTCATGATGCAATTCTAAGATTTCATCAATTAATCCGGCTTTTACTTCCGCCGTAAGTTCCATCTTGTCCGGATTTGTAAACCGTGAATTATCTTCTGCTAAAATTTCTTCATTTACTTTCTGTAAAAAATCATTGTTCATAATAAATCTCCTTTTCTCTTTTTTATTTCGCTTCCAACTATTACTTCTGAAAACGCTTTTATTTTTTTGCATAAAAAAAGAGCTACTTTCGTAGCCCTAATGGTTTCGCTTATTCTATTCCGAAATAGTATTTCTTGATTCGCTCTTCGCCGACAGTCTCAATCATGTCGTTTATAATCTTCTCAGAAGAAGCACAAAGTTCTTTTTGATATTTCATACTACTGTAAAATACGCCAGCAGATACTTTACTATCATCTATGAGGTATGTTAAAACGTACTTGAACTCAACACTATCCGTCCAATCAATCTCTTTATCATCATTTTTTGCAATAAACTCTTTGATTTCATGAAGCACTTTAAGTCGCTCTACTTCAAATTCCGCAGCTTCCCTTGTTGGGAAAGCGTTCCCTAAAAGGAATTTATTTTCGTCGGATGAGTTGCTCGAAATGAACTCTTTCTTCCATACGCCGCCTGCCGGATCTATAAAGAAAAAGATTCCTTTATCTCTCATATCATCAAGGCAAAATCTTTTAGGGTTATTTGCTTTTTCAACCAAAGACAGCAGCTGTTCTCTCTCTACTTTCGACAGATTTTCCATATTTAAAGTAATTGTATCCATATTATTCTCCCCCGCTTCTATTGACTGCTTTACTAATAAGCTCTTTTCCATGTTCAATCATTTTTGCGTATTTTGGGTTTTCTTCCAATACTTCATAAGTCTCCTCTACTCCGTAATACCACGATCTGCAAAGAATAATTTTATGTTCTAACGCCACCCCGGATACTCCCATAGGAGGTAAGATAGAGTTTTCTGAGTCCCAGAGAGCAGAGTATTCGCCATAAAACCCATCCAGCTCCGGCTCAAAATCCAGAATATAGCCTAAACTTTGCAACACATCATCTATGATAATTGCATTAATCGGTGGAATGTTCGAAAAATCTACTCCGAAATCCTCTGCCTTTTCAGAATCTGAGCCGCTAAATTTTGTTGCCTCATTAATTGCAACCAAAATCATATCTCTTACGTCTTCCCTTTCTCTTTCTCTTAATTCCTGAAAATAGCCTTGCTTATGTAATAACATCTCACCTACCTCCAAATTCGTAATATTTTTAAATTCATCTATTGAACATTCTCTGTGAAACACATATTTAAGCTGCTTTTTCCGCAAATAGTTCCTTTTTATACTTTCCGATTGTTGCCGGCGATACTCCTGTTAATTTCGCACATTCTGAATCATTTAAAGTTCCGCCAAAATATTTAGAATGTCTTTCTATTTCTCTCTTTATATTTCTCTTTCTCTTTTCCATTGTATGCAGCCTCTTTTTGTTCCCTTTCTTCCGCGACTTCTTCGGGCGTGATTCCTGCAAATTCGCTATACAATTTAATAGGCAGATTAAGCGTTTTTCGTATCTGCTGATGTGTTTTACCTTCGTCTCTTAAGGTTTTAATTTGATGAATAACCTTTGCTCTCTCCTCTGAATAATCCAATTCTTTTGCGGTATTACTCTCCGTCTCTGGTTCGCTTGGAGAATATTCTGCTTTGCCTTCTGAATCTTCATCCTGCGAGTTATTGCCTTCAATTACTAACCCGCCGTTCTTCAGAATAATCCCTAAAAGGATTGTTTTCTCTTCTTCTGTCATTGTCTCTACGTTTAATTTGATAATATTTTCCATTTTTATAATCTCCTCTGTAATTAAGCTACGCCTTTAATTTGACTATCGTATTGCTCTATCGAATCAATTATTCTCGGCAATAACCTCTGGTATCCCACATCGTAACAATAATCCGACTTCTTATTAATTCCTTTATAATAAGAAGGAACTCTTTTCCCTGAGATTTCTATTTCGAGCCTTTCAACGAATCTATCTGCGTCAATATTCAGACAAAAATCTGAAATTAAACTCTTTAAATCTTCTCTGGCTGCTCCGGTCAAGATTTTTCGCTGCATCTTGCTTTCCTCCTTGCTCGAATTTCCCTTTTAATAACAAGATCATTTTCGCGCTTTCTCCTGTGATTTCTCTTGTTTTTTACGAAATCGCTTCCCTGAGATTCCGCCGGAATAAAATTCATAATTGTCATGCAAGTACCTCCAATTCACTTAATGCATCTTTTATCATGTCTGTTGCTTCATTGCTGTCTACCTTGTATTTAGACTTCCAAGACGAAACATCATCCCGGTCAAATACAATATCTCTAACCAGAGCAGATAAATACACGCCAAAATCCTTGTATCGCGCCGTTTTCTTTAAGATTTTCGCGTATTCCTTTAAATTATCAATTCCCGACTGCTCCAGCCGCATCAATATCTTAGATTTAAGTTCAATTTTTAACGGCATTTTAATCTCCTTTCTACGCACATTCCGAAGCCAAGTAATCGTCATAACTGGCATACCCGCAACCCATCATGATTTTGTCGAGTTCTTTTCTCGCTTCCGTCACAATTAGTTGCCGCAAAAGAATGTCTTCAGCTAAATTTTCGGCTTCATATTCATCTTCTGTGTTTACCAGAATATTTTTTAGATTTTTGATTTCTCTTTTATTTCGGCGAATTCTATCTTCTAAGCGTTCGATTTTATTCATCATAAAACCCCTTTTCTCTTAAATTATTGCAATAAAAAAGCACCCCGCATAATCGCAGAATGCTTGATTGTCTATATTTACTTTAAAGGAACATCATCAATGGCTATTACTCTCTTTATATAATTGCCATTTCTCAATTTTTCTAGGTTAATTTCTATTTTTACTTTTTCCCCTTTCATGTCCTTTAATTTATTATACACCAGTTCGTCATCAACAGTGTAATCAACATTATCATAAGTGACTGTCACTTTATATTCCGGTGGATACCGCAGCAAACTTATAGCTTTTTTCACCGGCTCTTCCGGTCTTCTTTTACTTAGATGATATGTCTCCGTGACAACACCTTCGCCGTTTATTCTTTCCCAGTAAACGCACTGAGTCGAATAGGTTCTAAATGCAACTACGGCAACAACGACAAGACAAACAATAGCAATAATTTTCTTTTTATTCATCTTCTTACTCCTCCTTTTTGTCTATCTTACCATTTAATTTGCCGCCTGTCTATTTTCCCTTTTCGCTTCTTCGAGCGCCGTTATAACTAACGCGTGAGACTGAGCAATAGCACAATTTTCGCATTTAATGTGTAATCCTCTAGAACAACAAATGTTACAAGAGTTTTTAAAGCTCCATTTTGCGTAATCTATATCATACGCTTGCATCTGGAATTTCTGACCGATCTCTTCAAACTTCGTCATTATCTCTCGCCTCCTTATAACCTTTTATTGTGTCTGCAATAATGATCCCGACTGTTGACATGAAAAAGATTGCCGCCGGAATAAAGTACTCGATTTCATATGTATTAATAAATGCTGCTCCGAAATAAATCATAAGAACCATGCTTATTACTGATAAAAATTCTTTCATTTTACCCTCCATTTCTCTTTTGTCTTTCTGATTTTTGGCATAAAAATAGCGCCGCTTTCCGTTGCGACGCAATCAATTAAAAGGTTATTGTTTAAGAGAGCGCGGCAAGGAGTAATGAAGTCGCGATTCCCCATGAAAGTCCTATCAGTACAGATATATATATACCTGCATCAAATTCCTCGTATTCTTTACGTAATTTAACGAAATAGTATATTACATATCCTATCGACCATACGGCGAAAGCAATACCTTGTAAATACGTTAAACATATCATTATCCAATAAAACACTTTCATTCTAATTCTCCTTCTTTCATTCTCTGATTTCCATGTTCTCTAATATGTTCAACGGTTTCTTTTGATGCACCGTTCTGCTTACATCTTCTAGCCAGTCTTTCCCACATATCAAGATTTTTCCAACGTGGTTTATTTTCTTTTGCCATTTTAAAAAACCTCCCAAAAATCATTTTTTTCATATAATGTTTCCAATTCACTCCATATTTGGCTTGAAATATTTTTACTTAGTTGTGTGTTTAAACACCATTCCTTTTTGAAGTTTAGAATCTATCTCGTGAGCTATATTTTCTATTCTTTTAGCAGTTGGAATTTTCTTTGACCCCCCACTCTCGCTGCACTTCTTTTTTCTTAAAAAATTTTGGAATCATTTCGACTCTCCTTTCTTGCGTTCTTTCAGTTCGCTTCTGGTTTTGTCACATTTAACAAAAGTTATTTTTACGTTTTTGTCTTCCACATCTTTTGGTAACTCCACCGCCAACTCCTCTCCAATTAACTGAACTCTTTGCTTTAGATATTCTTCCGCTTGTTCAATCTCCCCGTAATAGACTGCTTCGTAAAGAGCACGAATCTCTCTATTATCGGTCATAGAATCAAAATCGCAGCTTCCTCTATTTGCCATAATGCAATTTTCGCATTTAACATGATTGCAATATACTTTAAGTTCCTCTTTTCTGTCTTCGTTGTTGATTTTTATATCTGTATAGTAATCAAGAACTCCTTTCTTTAAAAGTATTTCACAAAGATGACGAGCTTCCGTTTCGTTAATATCCCAAATCTGCGTTTTCCGATAAAAAGGACAATTCCCATCAAGAGGACAGTACATACAGTCTTCTATTGATTCAAGCATACATAATGTAGCTAATATTCTTCTCATCTCTTTGAATTCCATCGGAGGAAGTTCCGGCAGATATTCTACTTCATTTATCTTTTCTGTACTCTCATTGACTTCTTCCGGTTTTCTTTTCTTCAATATATCAAATAATCTCATAAAATCCCACCTTTCCTTATTTTAAGTTTACTAACCGTTTATTCTAAAACATATTCGTACAGTATCATCTCATCTTCGAAATTAGTTTCTTTTAGTACTGCTTTCAGCATACAAAGCACATTTTGTAATACATATGCATAGTCGGCTACATAATCATAAAACCCGAGAAGCGATTCCGTTACCATGTCTTGAAGATCCTCTATGTTTTCTAGATTGATATTCACAAAAAATAGCATTTTTGAACAATCATCTGTCAAATTTTCTATTTCCCTTTTGGTGATTTCATAGACTCCGCACAAAGACATCTCGGGGTTATTTCGTAGAATCCATTCATAAGCACAATTCCCACGCGGAAGCTCTGCGACTGTCTCCGCCGATTTTTCAAAATCCCAAATATTCGAAAAGTACGTCGTTTTATACAACGAAAGCAATTCTTTTCTAACATGACATTCCCTGAAAGGAGAATACTCTTCAAAATCAATTTCCCTTTCTAATTTCAGCCACGTTAGGTAGCTTTCTATTGCTTTTAATTCACCGTATGTTGCATCTCCAACTCTCTTTATTTTAAATAATCTTATATGTGAAATCATAATTTTCTCCTTATTCTAGCGATACAATTCGGACTTTTGTACTTCCATCATCGTAACGCTTTGTTTCTAATTTCCCTTTTGGGGTTTTGCCGATTTTATCCCGGTATTTGTAATACGTTTCTGAACTGCTAAGGGAATATTCCACAGAATCATACTCCACGACTGTATTGTATGACGCAGGAACAACTCTAATTGACGTTGTTTTCCCTACTCTTACTGGATATGAATAAGCCGATCGTCTTTTTGCATCTATAATCTTTACTGGAACATATTCATATTCTGTTGACACACATTTTTTGCAGCCAGTTAACGTCATAGATACGATTACTGCCGCAAAAATCACTACCAATATTAACTTCATGGGGTTCATATTATTTCTGTACGCCATCGTGCTTTTCTCCCTTCTCTTCTGCAAAAACTATTGTAACGCTATCAATTTTCCTGTTTGAAGAAATTTTAATTACGGTTTCGTTTTCCGCTGAATTTTCCAGTATAATATTTTCCGAATCTGCTTTGCCTTCTATTTTTACTTTGGTGTCTGTTTTCTCATCTTCCTCATGATTCTGCACATTTTTCAGTGCTTTTTTGTAAACTCTCTCTATATAGGAATCAGCGACATATGGTTCGTCGAGATCAATACTCCGATTGCATATATTATTCGCAGCACAACTAACACAGCTATGTTTTTTGCAATATTCCAAGAGTTCTTCTCTCTTTTTCATTATCGCATCAAAGTTTCTATGAATAATTTCTTCTTTATCAAAGCAAGAACAATTCTCGACATCAACAAGAGCACAATTTTTACATCCTCTATTGCAATGTTGTTTAAGCCATTGTACCTCATAAATCAGTTTCGCTTTATCTTCTCTCTTCATTTCATCTGTCTCAAAAATTAACGCATAGTATATTTCAATTTCTTCTTCATCCATATCGTAAAAATTACAGGACAATTTAAAAAAACATTTCCCACATAAAGTTGCTCTGCAGTATGAAAACAACTCCTCTCTCATGTCTTCAATTCCAAGAAGATTATTTGTTGCCTTTAATCCCATTTCTCTTCCTCCTTTACCGAATCGAGCTTGTTTCTCTTGCTAAATTGCGGTACCACCCTATTTCTCGTTTGCCTTCCGATTTAGCGGATGAACCCGTTATCTACTACCGCAACTACGTCGTCCGTGTAATTGCTATTCGGATTCCATATACAGTAGCTAGTAATCCGTTTGCCTATTTTTACCCGCCGATTGTATGTAATATACGAACCTTTCGCCGCGATTCCCCAGCTTCGCCGTTTGCCTTTTAGGTTTCCCTTTGCGCGCGACTTTAAAATCTCTACATAAACAATCCGTTTTCCCTTGCGAGTCCGCAGCTTCATCGTATTTGGCTTCCCTTCCGGAACGAACCGAACTTTATATCCCGGATAATGCCGCGAAATATATGTTGTTGCAACGGATAAATCCTTGTTTGTATTCGCTTTTACGGTTACCGGATTCATCGCAAGTACCATAATAAGTGCTAATGTAATTAATAAGTTACTCACCGGCGTTCTACCCGTGTTTTCTCTTACTTCCTTATCTGAAATCATCATATAAAGTCCATTATTCATTTGTCTTACCTACCTTTCCCATTCGTATGCACTGCCGTCATTTGTGTAGATGATTAACGTATTCCCATCTACTTCAAAATCCGTAACAGTATTCATATTGATTGTGTCTTTTGTATTTCCATTGCTAAATACTTCTTCTGTATCTGCTTCCGATTTTTCGGCAGTTGTAGCTTCCGATTTTTCGGTTGTTGCAATAGCGGTTTCTGTTGCCGCTTTGACTTCCTGCTTTTGGCTGCTCAAATTTCCGCTTGCTGCAATAATTAATAATACTGCTAAACCAATTCCCGCAAATAATGATAATAACTTCTCTAACATCTCTTATCTCCCTTCAGAATGGCAGAGTATTCCCTACCCATTTATATTATTTTAACCGCTGGTTTTATCTGATTCCGTTCGCTACCATTGAACCAACCATTCCAGCCCAATATGATTCGTCCGTGAATCCGCGATAATTGAGTTGTTCCGTTGTGGTTTCCGGAAAATCCCTCTGTCCGCCGGTTCCCTTTTTAGCTTTTCTTGCGTGATTCATCCATTTTGCGTAGTTTTCCCTTGATGGGTCATACGCACGTTTTGTCCGCTTTCGTCCGGTAAGCACAATGGCATCGTAAACGCTTAATGACAGGGAATTTCTGCCGATAATCGTATCAGACCATTCGTCTAAATCCGGGTCGTAACACGCCAGCCGCATATACTTGAGATTCTTCTTCTTGCCGATAAAGCTGGAAAGACGAGTATAAACCCATATATAGCCATTCCTGTCGAATATTACTAGACTATTTTTCGGCAACTGAAAGCCTTTCAGCTTGATTGCTACCGAAAGCTGAATCATCTGCCACTTTCGTCCGGCTGTAGATTCTAACACATCGCAGTGAGAAAGTACTTCTTTCAGAAACTGACATTGAAATGGCGTAAGAACAAAATTATAAAGTTGTTGCGTGGAAACACTACGCATGTAAAAGTTATTGTATTTCATACTATTAGCCCCCTTTCATGTATGATTGTATATGTTTATAACACTACTTCCTGCAAGATAAAGCCGTATGACTTAGGATTGGAATAGCAAAGAGTTACTCTTGGAACGCCTTTTTCACGGCAGACATTCAGAACTGTGATTAGTTCGGGTGTCGGATGCTCAAGTAAGACTCTTAAATGAACGCACTCATCAAATGTCTTGCTATTGCTGAGATAATCTTTTTTGCGGCAAATGTCCATAAGGCGGAAAAATATTATCTTTTCGATTAATCGACCGTTAAAATCGCCGCGTGGCTTAATGAAGAAATAGCCGTCTGTAAACGGGAACTTATCTTTGTTGTCGTAAAGTGATATTGTTAACTGTTTTTCGTGCATACTATTAGCCCCTTTCTTGGGAGATTTTGGTTTTCGCGTTAGATGTGACGCAAAAAAAATTTGTAATAAAAAAAGAGCGTATGTACGCTCCTGTGTGCGAAAAAAGAGCTGGACGAACCAGCTCTAATGTGATATATTTAGTTAGGGATGTGCAAGTGGTTGAGCGGTGTAGTCGCAAGGGATTACCGCGTTGCAAGTGTACATCATCCCTCACTATTTTTGGCGGCGTTGTAACTGGGTGGGCGCTAGGATGCTAAGCCCAGTTCTTGCTAGCACGTCGCCTATTTTGCTTCAGGTTCTGGCATCCTGAATAACGCTCTAGCCAGAACACAAAGCCACTTATCTTTATTTTTCAGACGGATATATACAATTTCACCCGTTTTCTTATCACTCCCAAGTGTTTCTTCTAAAGGTGTAAGAAGGGAATTAATTACTCTTTTATTCATATTGAATTTAAAAGGAATCGTAAACTCACCCTTTTGTGTCTCGTACTGTTTAGCGTAAACTTTTAACGCTTCTACAAACTCATCACGCTTGTTTTTCTTTTCAACCTGACTAATCCCGTAAGTACCGTGTGCAAAGCCAATATCATACAACTCAGTGCTACCATTGCCAAAGTTTACAGGATTTGGAACGAACCCTAATTTTTTACCTGTAGTCTTTAAAGCTGTGCCAATAGACACTTTATCGTCAATAGCCGCAATATAAAGGCTTGCACGAGTTTTGATGATGTCAGGGATTTCGCCGTCATATAAGTAGTCTTTAGAAATTTCGTCCAAAGCTTTGAGATATGAACAACTGTCTGCGATTACAGACGAATCCACGTCGTACTCATTCATGCCTAAGTCGTCAAATACTTTCACAGGGTTATAGCCCGCCTTACGAACGTCTGATAAACGAATTGTTAACTTGTAAAACTCTTTCTCAAGTTTAGACTTTTCGTCTTTAAGCCGTAAAGTGTTAACCGCTTTAGCAAACAAGTGTTCATTGCTTACGCCTAGAGTATAAGCCGGAACTTCTACGGATTCAATTTTAGTGTTGCTGATTCTTAAAGTACTCATTGTTTTCATGATTTTTTCTCCTTTTTCTTGTTTTTGGGCATAGTTGTAGCCCAGTTTTGTAAATTCTTGGTATTTTTGATTGCCTGTATGGAATTGACAGAAATCCCCAGCCTCTTCTTCTATACTCAAGAAAGCAATTTTTTTGTGGCATCCAAGCGCTAAAAAAATCTTCTTCTACCTTCTAAAATATTTTCAAAAAGTTGGTAGCATCCTAGCGTACCACTGGGAAATTTCTGTATTCGTTTGTCATGGAACGCTACACCCTAGCGTGTAGAGTGCAACCCTGTTTTACTAGAGGGTCGCTAGTTGCTTTGTTGACTTGTTTTAAATCGTGCTGTCATGCCTCTAGGAAGGTCTTTGGTGCTTTGTTGACTGGTTTCTTTTCTACTCCTCTCTCTCGTTTCAATGCTCATTTTCAAGTTACGCTCTTACTATATCACAGGCAAAAAAAGTGCAACCCTTTTTTTCAATTTTTTTCGATTTTCTCAAATATGGCTTATTTATGCGGTATTTCGGACTTTTTACCTACCAAAAAACACCCACAAATCTAAATTTGTCACGGTTTATAAGGGGGTGGCAAAAACCTAGCTTAGAGCCTTTATTTTAGCGGATCAAATTAGTTAGCCCCCTTAAACACTCACTTAAAATCCTCACATCAAAAACCACTTCCCTCTCCCCTCACAACCACTGCTCAAAAACACATTTTAGACCTCAAACCACCCGTCGAACAGCCCATCGTTTTAGTCTTTATTCCTGCCCGAAAAAACATTTCTACCTCACCTCAAAAATCGACTTATCCACAAGTTATCAACATAATTCCGAACGTATATTCACTGGTCCTATCTAAGATTTTCAATTTTGCTAAAAACTTATCCACAATTTGCGATTTTTCAGAAAAATGAATTTTTGCCGCTACATCATTGCATAATCTCTAGCTCCAGCACATAACCCGGTTCTTTATCTGCAACAACCTTTCAGCTCGATGAACTCCTTTTCAAGAATCATCCTGTTAGGAGTGTGTTTTCATAAATAAACTTTCTTACGTGAATTGGTATCTATATTCAGATTACATCTGGATGTATTCGCAGAAAAAAGATAATTACGTTTGTATTCTATAGACTACATATGAGTGTAGTCTTTTTATTTTGTTATTGCGCGGATAATATGCACAGTAATTGTCTAATATCTCACCGTAACCGTCAGATCGCAGAAAAATTCTGTCCGTTTTCAGAAGTATATAGTGCGACGCTCGTGGCTCGGCATTTTCTAGCCGAAAACACGAAAGTCTACTTGGCGAAACAATGTCTTATCTTATTAAGTCTTATATTAATAGGTCACATTCTGGTGACAAAAACATGACATCTCGACTGTGCTTATCCGGGGGTCATGTCACAAAATTGTCGTTCCAGACTGAATCACCCATGTTTGCTGGGCAAAGTACGTCTGGCACGAAAAGAAAGGAGAATTCTATGGAGTATTTCGTAAAAATTCCGAACAATTTTATAAAATGCGATATTGAAAAAGACTTTGACGTAACACCTTCGTTCTATGTCGTATATTACTTGCTAAACAATAATAGAAACATTAGAAACCAAAGCTTTATATCGATTAAAGAAATCATGGATATATATTCTGCAAAATGTACTTCTAGAAAGCCCAAAATTTTCAACGATATCGTTAAATCAATAAATAAACTGGAAGAATTAGGTCTTATACGCTCACTCAATACACCGTCAGTTTTAAGATATGAGTCGTTTTTGAAATATCAGATTTGCGACGCTTTTGATCCATCGTGTGACTTTACTATTTTTACTGAAAAAGAGCTCTTAAATATCATGAATATTGACTCTGCAATAACCAAAGATACTCTTCTTCGTGTCTATCTATATATAAAAGCAAATATTATAAAAAGATCATCCTATCAAGAGGAAACGCTAGAAAATCCCGAAGCATTTTTTAAAAATATAAAAGTATCCGCAGAAGAAATTGGGATTCACTACAATACTTTTTACGGCACAATAGAAGAACTTTGTAAAGGAGAAAATCCATTATTGATAAAGAGTAATATAATCCATCGCTCCAGCAAGAACAGTCCTATATGTTCTCCTAGAGTTATTGTTATTAATAAAGTGGGTTGGAAAAAAGAACTGCAAGGTGCTGTCTCCATCCTTAAAAATAATCCCGGATGGGAAAGCGAACTCCTCGCGGCAAACGCACTGCTATAAAGAAAGCGAGCCTAAATTCAAAAAAAATCACGCCGTTTTCAGAAGTATATAGTGCAGGCGGAAACATCAAGAAATGGAGGCAACTAAATGACTTATACATATAAAAAAGAAGATACTAATAAGAATCCAGTAATTAAGTCAAGAGAATGGTTACATCGGGAACAATGTACTATCTTTGAAGAATCAGATACTCCCGGGGCTATTATCGACCAGATAATCAATGACAGGGTATTTGATATGCAGTGCATGATTAATATTCTTGAGAGAGACACAAAAGATTTAGAGGAGGATTTATATGCTTAGATACAGCAATCAGGGACAGACTATTTCTATTAATTTAGACGAAGACTATCAGATTTATGTAATGGCTAAATGGGATAAAAGAAATTCTCAATATATCGCAGAAATGTATATGACGAAAAAAGAATCAGATTCTTTCATGAACTTTATTGATAGATTTATTGTTTCGTGTGAGCGAATGGATTTATTCATGACATTGACAAAGAAGATATCTGAGATGTATTCGGAAACAGGATTTTCGCGAGAAATTGCCGAATATGAAAATATTCTTGCTGCAATAACCATAGGGTACAAGGATTAACAATGTGCGATTTATGTAAGCAGCCAAAATGTTCATCCGGGTGTCCCAACTATTCAAATTCAAGATTTTACATAAGATGTAAATATTGCGGCGGAGATATATCGCCGGGAACAGATTACATAGAAACCTATGCGGGAAATTACTACCATTATAATTGCTTCAAGTGTTTGACCGTAGATGAAATCTTAGAAGAAACCGACTTAGAAGTTAAAACCGCAGAATACTACGACTGGAGGTAGCAATATTAGCGAATTCGGAATTAAAATAAAGAATATTAGCGCAGGAATGCTTTATGATGTCAATCTCGGAATTAGAGATTACTTTACTTATACAGATGCAATGCTTAACAATAGTTTGTTCTATTATTTCCTTCAAAAAAACGGCATGAAGGTGTATAAAGGGGAATCTACCAGAGATGTTATTTGTTTAGATTTTGATTTCGGAAGTAGGTCGTATGAAGACGAGAAAAAACGACTGAATAAAATGATTAAGAACGCGGCAAACGAAGAGGAAAGAAAGAAACTTGAGAAGGTTGTTGCAAAGATAGAAGGAAACAAAAATAAATATGCGCCAAAAAAACGCGGAGAGATTCGAGAACAATTTTACGAAGAAGGGGTTTCTATCACTTACGAGACTAAGAAAAAAGACGGAAGCGTTAAAAGTTCTCAAACCATCCATTATCGTATGTTGTATCGAACCAGCGCCAAAGCGAAATCCGGACAGGTTATCTTTATCAATGAGAAGCTTTATGATAAAGCATATGATTGGCTCACAATGGGGCTCGGTAATAAAATGCCGAAGAATGATGCGAAAATCGTAGAAATGTCAGCTTATGCCCCTCTTACTACGTCTACAATCGTAGACACTATTCATATCCCAGTTAAAAATATCTTAATATTGAAAGATCAGGATTCATTCTTCAAAACTATTGCCAATATAGTTTACGCCGAAGAATATGAGAAGAAATCCGGCAAAAAATCCGTTAAAACTAAGAAGTGTCTCGTGAAACAGGAAGAACGCGAAGTAAAAAATACTTTATGGGACGGAATGGGTATTATTGAGTCTTCTATTCTTCCCAGAGAAATGATTAACGGTATGGCTCTTTTAAGACAGCATATGTTTAAAATGTGCGGATTCAGGGGTCATATCCAGAAATTTTTCGTAGATTGGTGTTATAAAAACGGACATGATTATTATACATATCAAGTTCCGGATATGTTTGGAAATATGCATTATGTCAAAGATATCAAGGTTATTACCACTGATAATGCAATAAAGTGGCGTAAGTTTATTAATATTATGGGCGGAACTCCGGCTAAAGCGTACGATTATTGGGTGGATAGGATCAAGGCAGACGGGGAAATATGGGGAGTTGTAAAAACTGATCATAAGAGTAAACTTGGAGATTTACAGCAAATGAGCTACCAGATGATTAATACTCTTCCATGTGGACGTGACGACGTAAGAAAAATTGCGGATAACAGCATATCATATGTTGAAAGACTTAAAACGGACGGCGAGGAGTTTGAGAATTTCCTCAGAAAAAATGCGAACGCCGTAAATCATTACGAGATGCTTGCTGATTTATATTCAAATAATCCCGATTTTGCTAACAGCACATGGTTTAGACATGAAAAGAAAAAGATAATATCGGAATATGTCTTTAGATTAAGAACCGGTAAGATAACTGTAAATGGGGATAACCTCACTTTATGCGGAAATCCGTACGCTCTACTTCTTCATTCGGTCGGAGAAGATTGGAGAAATGATCCGAGCTTTTCTCGAGAAGACGGTGCGATACAATGTTATACCACGAGATTTAGAAACGACGAGTATTTATGTGCATTTCGTAACCCGCACAATGCTCCGAATAATATATGTCACTTACATAATGTTTACAGTGATGTTATGGAGAGATACTTCCCATTTAGCGAAAATATTATTGCAATAAATAATATCTGTACGGATGTGCAGGATCGCGCAAATGGATGCGATTATGATTCTGATTTTTTCTTTGTAACAAACGAAGAAACTATGGTTAAATACGCTAAAATCGCGTACAAGAATTATCCTACCATTGTAAATGACATCCACGAAAGCGGAATTACCTATGCAAATACCAAAAAGGCTTATGCCGAAATGGATAATAAATTCGCAAAATCACAGCTTGGAATTGGATTATCCAGTAATTTAGCTCAGCTCGCAATGACATATTACTGGACAGAACTTAATAAAGAGAACCCAAATAAAGAGCTACTTAAAGAGCTTTACGATAACTTCGTTATTCTCAGTGTGTTAGCACAGTTAGTAATCGATAGCTGTAAGAGGACGTTCGAAATCGATGCTATGGAGGAGATTGACAGAATTCAGCGAATGGACTGTATGTGCAAAACCGCAGAAATAGAACTCGAAGATGGCTCTACCGCAACTGTAAGACGAGATTTTCCTCATTTTATGAAGTATACCAGGAACGTTCCTACCACCAAAAACGGGAAAGAACTGCCTCAAGGAACTATTTCGAATAACAGGAAAAAACTCAACGACAGAATCAATGAAGACCTTGTTTGCCCAATGAACTGGTTACAAGAATGGCTCGATAAGATACAGAATTTGGCTTCAAAAGGAACCATTCCGACAAATGACTTCTTTATTAAAATGAAGGGAACGGCGAATAACCGCCAAATGTCTAAAATACGAGGTATTGTTGAAGAATACGACAGAATGATTAAATCATACTATGCGAAATACGGAGGAACAGAAGAATACATTGAGAAACTAATCGAGGAATCTGATTTTGTCGTAGAACAGTTAAGAAAGGTTAAAATCGGCAACGCAGTAACAATAAATCGGCTTATCGAAGTCGCTCTCGGGCTTAATACTCCAGCTAAAAACAAGAAGCTGGATTACAAGCAGGGAACCAAGTATACGAGAAAGATGCTGAATCTTCTCTACAAGATGGACCGAGATAAGTTCCTCGCAAATTTTGTTCGAAAAATTACTTAATTGGCTCAAAAAAACAGGCTCTAAACCCGCATAAACACTGGGTTTCGTAAAATGCAAATGCGTCCGTTATATGGAAGGGGTACGAGCTTGGCGGCTCTCCCTTCTATTTCGGGAATACAAAAGGATTTATCGGAGGATTTTTTATGATATTAAAAGAAGCTTATAGATATATGAATTTTTTAGATGACCTTATTGAAGAAGCTCAACTCTATCTGTGCGAACAGACTTTTATAACTAAGAAAAAGGAGACACATAAGAAAAGTGCGGTTATTGCATCAGAAAAAGATGAAGTTATTGAAAATGCCAGTGCTTATGATGTTTCGTTCTCTGTAACTGATGTCATTGATTTTGTCGTAGAAGCACTTAATCAGAAGTCTCTCCTTTCACATGCAATAACAGAAGCAAAGAAGAATACCCCTATTGACATCAACAACAGTATCTCGATAAATAAATCAACGCAGCGATTTGTAAATATCTTAAATGTGCTTGCAAAGAAGAAACCGACTGAAAAAACTGTTTCACATACCGGATACACTTTCAATGCAGAAGGTAATCAGGTTCCTTACAGATATGATGTGGATGAAGTAACCACCATTAACTATGACAGAAAATCAGTTAAAAAGCTTGCTAAAAAGTTGTCGTCTGAATGCGACGCTGTTTCTACAAAGTTAGATGCCATCGAGATTGAAACACCTGTAAACTACTCTCCTATTTGGGATTTATCTGATTCATTAGAAGATATTTTAGAAGTAGAATAATCGCTCTTCCGCCTTTTGGCGGGTAACCTTCGGGTTATAAAACGAGAACTGAATTTGATTTGTAGTGGTCAATCGGTTCAGTCGCAGATGAACTATAAGGCTGCGAAGCAATCATGCTGAAATGATATTCGCTATTTTAGCGTCTTATAAAAACAAGATTTGGAGAAAGCTATAGAGTAAAAGGGGCTTAAAGAGCCAGAAAAGTATTCGATGACCCGTTTCGTGATTCGCAAAATTGCTAATACTATATCTTGTTATATCAACACTTCTATATCTCTTTCATTCTTTATTCGCCTCGTTAACATTGGTTTTATACAAGACAAAAACATATATATGATATAAAGATTTTGTATTACATATTCTTAATTAACAGATTAAATCTAATGCAATAAATTGATTGAGATTATGATGATTTTTCAGTTTTCATTTTATAGCCCGAAATTTTATCTCCCAGCATAAAGCGTTACGGACACGCGCCAGTCTGTAAAACTGGTGGCTTCGGTCTGGCTTGGTTCAACTCCAAGGGCTGGGATTTTGCAGGGTAGCAAAGTTCGGTATTGCGCGGTCATACAGCAAATCATTAGACCGAGACGATGGTTCAAATCCATCCTCTGCAACTACTATATTTTAGGGAGGGTACTAACATAATTCCAATTACAAAAAATGAAGCACAATATTTATCTCGACTTGGATATAAATATAAGTCAGACATTATAAGGACTCTGAATGGTAGATCATATTTTCTTAAAGAATCAGATATTCTTATTAAAAAACTGAGAGAATACCGTGAGTCAAAGACAGTAGAAAAATAAAAGAAAGTTGGTAAAACTTATTGGATTACACTCTATTTTTTGATACTAATGCTCTTCTGAATCTTCAAGAACAAGCATTTAAAGAAAAATTCGTTATTGCACAGAAGACTCTTGAAGAAATAGAAAACATAAAATCTTCTTTCAACAAAGATGGAGAGGTAAAATATAAAGCTCGTAAAGTCGCTCATCTTTTAAACGACAGAATCTCAGATTATCACATAATTGCTTACAGTCCAGAAATTCAGAATATTATTGAATCACATTATTTAGAGGAAACGCCGGATAATATTATTCTTGCGAGTGCATTTTTCTATAATAATACCGTAAATAAAGTTCTCGTTGTTTCTGACGACTTAAACTGTAAGTTCATTAGCAAAAACATCTTTAATTTGACGACAAAAGGTATTGACGACATCAATATCGCAAAGAAAATCGAAAATTATAGAGGATATAAAGACATCACGCTTTCTGATGATGAGATGTCTTATTTTTATACCCATCTTTCAGAAAATACTTTTGAATGTATTTATGGAGAATATTTAATCATTCGCAAGTCTGACGGAGAAATCGTAGACTACCGCAAATGGGATGGTCAAAGCTATACTACTATATCGTATACTCGCGTAAACAGCAATTTTCTCGGAAAAGTAAAGCCAATTAATCCAGAGCAGGTTCTGGGTTTTGATATGTTGCAGGACGACACTAAGACTATTAAGATACTTGCAGGAAAAGCAGGCAGTGGTAAAGATGCGATAATGATTGCTAATGCAATAAAGATGATCGAAGATGGAAAATATGACAAACTCATTTATGTCAGAAATCCTATATCTGTACGAGATGTTAGCGAAATTGGATTTCTTCCGGGTTCTGAAGAAGAAAAATTAAGCGTGTTCTCTCGCGCTCTCGCAGACCATTTAGGTGGGATTGAGGGTCTGGAAATGCTTATATCTTCAGGGAAAATAGAAATAGAGCATCTTGGATTTATTCGAGGAAGAGATTTGAAGAATGCAATCGTTTATTGCAGCGAAGCAGAAAATCTTACAAAAGACCATGTTCAGCTTTTAATAAGCAGGATTGGAGAAGGTTCTTCTCTATGGATGAACGGAGATTATAAGCAAGTGGATAGTCCAACTTTCCGAATGAATAATGGATTATTATCGGCTATTCAAAAACTTGCCGGTAATGAATCGTTTGGATACGTCCAGCTTCAAAAGACAGAAAGAAGCACAACTGCCGCATTAGCGGATTTATTAGATTAAAATAAAAAGGAATCACAGGAGAACTATATATGGACACAATTTTAATACCATCATCAGTGTTTGACAGCGAAAGCGAGTCTTTCTTTCCAGATCCCCAAGAATACACTTATTGGGAAGCAAGAGAATCTCGGATCTTCTATGTCGATTGGGAGTTAGACGACCTTTATAATGCGGTAGAACTGTCAAAAGTCATTATCCAGATGAATGTGAGAGAAAAAGATATCCCAAAAGAAGATTTGAAACCTATTTATCTATTTATTCATTCTTATGGAGGAGATTTAGACCAGTGCTATGCCCTTGTAGATGTTATTTGCAGTAGTAGAATTCCTATTATTACTGTCGCAATGGGTGTTGCAATGTCTGCAGGTTTTATGATTTTTCTGGCAGGACATGAAAGATACGCTTTTAAACATTCAAATTTAATGGTTCATAAAGGACAGGCATCTATCTCTGGAACCGCCGATCAGATTGAACAAGCGCAAAAAAACTACAAGCGCCAGTTAAATGATATGAAGGAGTTTATTCTTAAAAGAACAGAGATGGAAGAAAAGGTTTTTAATAGAAATAAAAACAAGGATTGGTTTCTTACGGCTGACGAATTAGAAAAATACAAAATTGTCGATAAAATTATTGACAATTTCATGGATATTTTCACTATAAAGGAGAACGCTTAATGGCAAAAATTTATACAAAGATTAGAACCGTTACAGACACGATAAAAATTAAAAAGGGAACTGTTTCTGAAGAAGGAGACAAAGTTATTTTTATGGAAGATGACACTGAGTATGAGCTTCCATTTTCTGAAATTTTTAAACCATTTAGAGGACAGGACTTCTCTCTCACTCTCACGTCAAAAGAAGAGCATGATTTAGAAGATTAGGAGACACTATGGTAGATTTACGTGTGCTTCCCGGCGAAAATGCCGAAAAATACCTTTGGAGAATTGGACAAGCAAAAGACTCCGGAGAACTTAATCTTGGCTGGAACGAAATTTCAGACTTGATGAATGAAAATTTTATTGACGACGAGATTGATTATAAAGGTAGCTGCGCGTGGAGAAAAGATTATCGAACAACAAAAAAGTTTTTTGATGCTGGTGTTTTCGACAATTCCGACGAAGATAAAGAATTAAAAGAAAAGAAACTCGAATTAGAAAAAGAACGAAAAAAATTGCAGACAGAAAAAATCGAGTATAATCGCTGGATTAGAGAAGATGCTCGAGATGAGATGATTTTAGAAAGTATCTGCAACGCTATGAAGACTCTTCCCTCTATTTCACGCCCGCGTCCTATATTTATTCCTCATAATCTTTCACAAGAGAAGGAATATCTTTTATGTATTGCTGACGCACATTATGGAGTAGAGTTTACATTGCCAGATTTATTGGGCAACAACATAAACGCATATAGTCCAGAGATATTTGAGAAGAGAATGTGGAAACTTCTTGATGAAGTTATTTCTATCATCAGAAAGGAAGACATCTCTCATCTGAACGTATGGGAACTCGGAGATGGAATTGAAGGAATTTTAAGGCTTACATCTCAGCTAATGAAGCTCAGATATGGAATTATTGACTCTTCTCTTCGTTATGCAAATTTCTTGGCAGGCTGGCTGCTCGAACTTAGCAAGTATGTGAAAATATCATTCCAGATGGTAAAAGACTCAAATCATTGCCAGTTAAGAATCTGTAATGCAAAGAAAAATGCATTTCCAGAGGAAAATATGTCTAAAGTCGTTTTGGCGTTTTTAAAAGAACGTCTCAAAGACGTTGACAGAATTACAATTTCAGAAAACCCTACTGGCTTCACATTTGATAATTTTTGCGGCTCATACACTCTCGGTAATCACGGAGAAATGAAGAATTTCGCAAGTTCCGTAAATGACTTTGAAAGACTATATAATCAGCAGGTAGACTATGTTATCTGCGGTCATATACACCATTTTAAAGCGGAAGAAGTCGGGAAAAATTCGGAAGTAATTGCATGTCGTTCTATTATGGGTGGAGACCCGTATGGCGCATCTTTAAATAGAGTATCTAATGCCGGAGCATCGATGTTCGTATTTGAGAGCGGAAAAGGAAAGACTTGCGAATATACAATTAAATTAGATTAGTTAATTCGAGGGATCACCCCTCTTATTTTATTACACAAAACAAAAAAGGATTTTAAAAAGGAGAAATTTATTATGGTAAGAAAAAACGAATTTATCGCAAAAGTAGCAGAAAAAGTTGACGGATTAACAAAGAAAGACACAGCAATCATTTTAGATGCCATTTCTGAGGCAATTACAGAATCTCTCGTAGCTGGCGGAGAAGGCGAAAAGCTTAACTTCCCGGGAATCGGTTCTTTTGAAGTAAGAGAAAGAGCTGGTCGAGAAGGAAGAAATCCTCAGACGGGAGAAAAAATCGATATTCCTGCAAAACTTTATGTAAAGTTTAAAGCATCTAAGGCTTTTAAAGACGCTATCGCTGAATAATATGGAGGTTTTATGAGATTTATAGATTTTGATTCTATGTCGGATTTCGCTAAAAAGCTTATTCGGGTATCTAAATCTAACGGCGACGATAATAGTTATTGCGGTATTGCTGTCTGCAATTACGAAGTCGCCACTCAACTACTTGAAGAATTAGCGAAATGTGATCAGAAATTTAGACATATCGACTTATCTGCTCCTGAAGTAAGCGGATATCTTAAAGAATACGCTATTATAGTGACAGAAAAAGGAATTTATTGCGAGAAAATATACAAGTCAAACAAGAGATACATCAAGTTTAAGGGATGCTCTGTACCCGTATATGTTCATGGAGAATCATCAAAGGAAATTGAAAGTATTGTAAATACTGATTCTTTTGTGTTCAACATTGCTCCTAAGAAACATGAAAACGAGAAAGACAGCAAAGACGACATCGTTTCTCCTGTCTATGAATTTCTAAAGATTTTTAGTTAGTCTAATTATATTAAATTTAATAGAGCGATTTTCGCTCTCACAGGCTGTTGGCGAAATGGAAACGCAGCGGAATTTGACTCCGCCTATTTAGGGTTCGAATCCCTAGCAGCCCGTATTAATTGATAGTGATTTATAGGAATGCAAATATTGGCATTTCGGCAAAAGGTATTCATGTGCCATCTTGCCATATAGACCACTATCACTAGCCCTTGGCTATCCTTGTGATGGTTGAGGGCATTTTTTGGCTTTTTTACAGAAAGGATGTGATTCTTCTGGCAACTACACAAACAAAAACGAGAGGTAAAGGAAAGAATCCTCCAGTTGCGGAAGTTCGTGCTGAAAACGAAAAATTAAAAGCTGAATTAGAACGATTGAAAAATAGCGCTTACTGCCATATGTGCGACAAGCATAAGTCGAAAGACAAGTTTTACGTTAACTATGACCCTAGAAGCAAAGGGAAAGTATCTCCTATATGTATTGATTGTGCAACAAAAATTGCTATGAGAATAGATAATAACGGATACAAGCACTCTCCCACTAAAGAATCTCTGATCGAGACCTTAGAGTATTTAGATAAGCCGTATTTTGAATCTGTTTATAATTCAAGTATTGAAGAGGCAAAGAATGAATTTTCTGCTACAAACAGCCCCAAAACATTCTATGGATGTTATATGAGAATAATTCAGCTGAAGCAATATTGGACATACAGATTTCGTGATTCAGATATGTTTCAAAATCCAAAGTTGCCGTTTGAAGATGAAGTCGATCATGAGGAAGTTATGAAAACTCGAGAAGGATTAGATACATATGAAAGCTTCCAGAAAAACAAAGAAGATGTTATCCGGTTATTAGATTATGACCCATTTGAACAAGAAGCTGTTAAGGACCAACCACTACTCTATTCTCAGCTTCTCGGTATGCTTGATGCTGATGGAGAAGGAAATGACGACATGATGAGGATTGCATCGTGCGTGTCTATTGTTAGAAGCTTCTTACATCAGTCTAAAATTGATGATGCAGTAACGAAATTAATGGTAGACCCTCTCAGAATTAGAGACAATTCTGCTAGTATCAAATCATTAGAATCCAGTAAAGGTAATATTACCAGAAATATTACTAATTTAGCGGCTGAAAGCTGCATTTCTCTGAAGAACAATAAAAACGCAAAAAAAGGCGAAAATACTTGGACTGGGAAAACGAAGAAAATGAAGAGTATGAATCTTAGAGAAAGTGAAGTAAATGGATTTGATGTTTGGACTTGCCGCGGTATGCAACAGGTTATGGAAATGAGTGATGCTTCTATTATGAAGCAATTAAATCTCGATGAATCTGAATGGTCAGATATTGTTGCCGAACAACGTACATTATTAAGAAAAACTCAAGAAGATTGTCGTCAATATGAAGAAATATCTCGAATTTTACTTAGAGAAAATATTGATTTAAAAGATTTGTTAAAAGAAAACAATCTATTAGATGAAAAGAATCTAGTTGATTTGGATTCGTTGTATGCTTGTTTTTCCGGCGAAAATGAGGAGGATGGTTCTATTGACTATCAACCAGAAAGCTGAAAAAACAATTAATGAGATTCATTCAAAAGTAAATGCCGAAAATTATAACATAAAGGTTTCAGATAAAGAAACTTTAAACGAAAAATATCTAAATAATATTTTCGGAGAAATAGACCGCAAAACTATTTATGTTCGACCCGGCGTATATGCAATGTCTACCAGAAAAATAGAATCATTAATCACTCTCGCAGAAATCCAGAGGTATTATCAAGCGAATCCTGTTCGGTTTATTGATGACTGGTTTAATGTTGAATTACTTGATGCACAAGCATATATCGTACAACGAGCATGGGTCTGCCCGAATGTTTTATTGGTTTGTAGCCGAGGATTTGGAAAATCAACTATTACAGACATTATTATTATGGCAAAAGATATGCTTTTCTCGAACTATTGGAGTTATATTGCGAGTGGTTCCGGTAGTCAGGCTGAACAAACATTCACAACATTAGAAAAGCTTGCGAATGATAATATTGACAGCATGATGGGTTCTACTGGCTATATCTTTAAAGATGAGGTTGAAGTAAAAAATGCCGCTGGCGATGGATTTAGTCATTCATCTGATGGATTCTCGTACTCTCTCTACAATGGTTCAATGACGAAAACACTTAATAGTAACGTTGACAAGAAGCGTGGCGCAAGAGGTAACTTAGTTGTCTTTGATGAGTGTGGGTTCTTAGACGCAGATATGATGCATACATATGCTGCTTTTGTCATTGTTAATAAAGGGTTTGCTACCGGAAAAGACAGAGACGGAAATTCGATAGACATAAATCGACTTCGTTCTATTCCTTCTCCTATTCCTAATCAGCTCTTCTATATCAGTTCTGCTTCAAGCGTAGATACCGAATTCTATAGATTATATAGGGATTTTTCAAAGAGAATGATTATGGGTGACACAGATTATTTTGTTGCACAAATTGATTGCGAGATTGTTTTAAAGCCAACAAAAGGCGGAAAAGTCATTGCCCCTCTCTATTCTCGTTCTACTATTGAAGCTGCAATGAGAACGAATCCAGAGAAAGCCCGAAGAGAATATTATTGCGAATTTACTACTGACGCAGGAGCAAATGCGATTATCCGAAGAGGTGTTATTACAAGAAATGAAGAAACTAGAAAACCTCTTCTATACAACGACACTGGAGATAAGAAATTTATTATAGCATACGACCCAGCTCGTTCTAGAGATAATTCTGTAATTCTAGTATGTGAAGTATACGATTTTACGCAAGTAAATGGGACAATTGATAAAAGGATGCGGATTATTAATTGTATCAATCTTGTGGATGTCGGAAAAAAGATTAAATCTCCAATGCAAACACCTGACCAAATAGAGTACTTAAAGAAAGTAATAGTAGATTATAATGGCGGAGCTGATGCTTACGGGAATATTATTGCGGTCTATATAGATGCAGGTTCTGGTGGCGGAGGTGTAAATATTGCAGATTATCTTATGCCGGACTGGACAGACAAAGCTGGAATTGTTCATCGCGGATTAATAGATAAAGAGTATTCTGCTGATTATGTGAAAAAGTTTCCAAATGCAGTAAATAAGATTCGGCTCATGTCTCCAAGTAAATATAAATCTGATATGTACGAAGCAATGATTGAGCTGTTAAATCAGGACAAGATTAGTTTTACTGCTCAATATGATAATAAAAAATATCTTACTGTTTTTGATGTAGATGAAGAAATGTTGAAAAAACAGAAAGCAAAAATAGCAAGAGAACTGAAAAAGAAAAAGCTCGATGAAAATGAATATGAAGTACAGATGGCAGAAAAAATCAAAGAAATTCAGTCAGTAAAAACAAAGATGATTAAGCTTGATTGGATGGATGAGATTGCACTGGCTAACATCGATGCTTTAAAGGAAGAACTTGTAAATATGGTTAGGAAAAAACGCGATTCTTATAAGGATTCTTTTGAACTTGCTCCAGAAAAAGCAAATAAAATGCATGATGACCGTGCTTATGTTTGTTGCATGGCATCTTATGGATTGATGATGGAACGCAGAAAAGCGATCATTCAAAGGAAAAGAGCTCCAAAACAAAATCTCGTAGAGCAACTTACAATTCGAAGAGGTAGAACAATCTCTTCTTTATAAGGAGGTGTGGCGATGCCACAAAATAAGGTGGACAGCACACCAGCTAATCAACCAACCGCAAAAGAAATGAAGGATTGGTATGAGCAGCATAAAAAACAGCTTGAAAAATATGAAGATGCAAATAATGCACTTAAAAATTTGAGAGATATAACTAAGTCGTCTTCATACAGAACTGTAAGCAACTACAGTAAGGAAACGGTAAAATCATATCTTAAAAACATTTCAAGTAATGAAAAAAATCTTAGAAACCTATCTCGATTTTTATTCTACAGAAGCGAAGTTTATTACCGGTTAGTAAAATACTATGCCGGACAACTCGACTTATCTATCCGAAGCGTTATCCCAAATTTTAGTTTAACTGAAGATAATGATAAAGATTCAGTGCTTCAATCGTTTGAAGAGACATCTAAAAAGTTGGACGAAATGAATGTTCAATATGAATTCTTCAAAGCTGCCGTCGTAGCTCTAAGGGAAGATGCCGCCTATTATTGTGCTTATTACACAGAAGGAGAAGGCTTATTTCTTCTTCCACTTGATCCTGATTACGCAAAAATTCAAGGAGAGTATAGCGACGGTTCATATGGATTCGCGTATGACATGAGTTACTTCAATAAAAACGAGGAATTTCTTGAATACTGGGGAGAACCGTGGCAGTCCATGAAAAGTGCTTACGATAGCACCGGGAATAAATGGCAAACAGTTCCTGAAGAATACGGCGTGTGTATAAAATTTAGAGCTGAAGATTGGGAAACAGTTGTTCCTCCATTTGCACCTATGTTTATTGATATTATCAACCTATTGGACTTAGCTGAATATCAGGCGGTACAAGAAGCCGCAAATATCTACAAGCTTATATGGCTTGAAATGGAAACGCTTAGTGGGACAAATGAGCCAGATGATTGGAAAGTAAATCCATCTATTATGATAGATTACTTCAATCGTATGTTGGAAGAAGCTTTACCAGATTACGTGTCAGCCGCTATCGTTCCGGGTAAATTGAAAGAAATCAGTTTCCCAAACGATGCATCTACTGATGTAACAAAAGTAGAAAAAGCAACTAGCGAAATCCTTAATACCGCCGGAGGAGCCCAAGTACTTAACTCTTCCACCGTCTCTGGTACAACAGCATTTTCTGGGTCAATGAAAGTTGATTCTGAATTTGCTCTATCATCTCTTATTCCTCAAATAGAAAGAGTCGTAAACAGACTACTTAAATTCTATTGTTCAAATCCTTGCAAGGTAAAATTCTTTGAAATTTCCACTTTTACAAAAGAAGAATACAAGAAATCAATGATGGAATCTGCTCAATATGGACTTCCGACAAAGCTTATGGTGAATAACTTAAATGGATTTTCAGAAATAGATACCCTTGCTCTTAACTTTCTTGAAGAAGAATGTCTTGGATTATCTAATATTTTCAAACCTTTGCAGTCTTCGTATACAACTTCTTCTTCTGCTGGAGGACAAACCAAAGATGATTCTGACATAACAGACGACGGAGCAGCAAGTAGAGACAAAAAAGATAATGCTAAATAACAGGAGGTATTTGAATGCCAAATTTTATTAAGACATCTTTTGCCGATACAGCCGAACAATTAAGAGCTATTGGGCTTGATGAAGTTCGGTCTAGTGACGGTAAATATACATTCATAAATGACATCAATAAACTGAATTTCAGCGAAGATGTTGTTGATAAATCAAAGATTAAATATAGCGACATGCTATGTATTTAGTCTTCTCCTCTTTAGAGGCAAAAACTAAATCGAAAGGAGGATTGGATGAAAAAAATATTATTTCTTGAAGATCTATATGAATTTTATCTCAACAAATATAAGCGGTCTACTCGCTTTAGTTCAAAGAAAACAGGTCAGCCACTAGCTGTTCAAGTACGTGGAAATCTTAAATTTGACTCTGACTCAGATAGTGAAGCCGGCTTACTCTCTGTTCATTTGCAATCATGTCACACAAATTTAAATGTAAACGGTTCATTTATAAGTGACGAGAACATGGGAAAAGCACTTCCATCGTTTAAAAATCGCCCGATTTTAGGGTATATACATGACGTGGACGGAAAGCCAGAATTTTATGGACATAATATGCACGAAAACGAGGACGGGGACGTTGTTTATGACGAATTTCCTGTCGGAATTATTCCAGAATCGTGCAATGCAAAAATCGTATACGACGAAGAGAAAGATAAAAACTTTGTTGAAGTTGATGGGTATATTTTTGAAGAATACTCCGAAGCTGCAGAGATTCTAAAACGAGAAAACGAATGTTCTGTCTCCGTTGAACTTTCTATTAATGAGCTAAGCTACAACGCAAAAGAAAAATATCTTGAAATTGAAGACTTCTTCTTCTCTGGAGTTACGATTCTAGGTAAGACACCTTCTGGTCAAACAGTGAATCCCGGTATGCAGGGAGCTAACATTAAGCTGTCTGATTTTTCTGAAAAAAATAATAGCTTATTTGTCGATTATTCAGAGCAACTGATTGAAATGCAAGAGAAATTAAACACTATTCTCTTTCATTTAAATAATAAAAAATCAAAGGAAGGAGGAACAACTGAAAATATGTTTGAAAAATTATTAGAAAAATACGGTAAATCCATCGAAGATATTGAATTTGAATATGATGGATTAACTGATGAGGAACTTGAAGCAAAATTTGCAGAAGTGTTCTCAGAGAAGAATCCTTCCGCGGAAGAACCAAAGTTTACCAAAACTTTCGAACTTTCTCATAGTGATATTCGTTGTGCTTTATACAATTTATTATCCGCATATGAAGATGCCGATAATGAATACTACTACATCAACGATGTATATGACGATTATTTTACCTATGAAGGCTGGTGTAACGGCAAAATCTACGGTCAGAAGTATTCTAAAGATGAAGACAATGTTTCTTTTACAGGAGACAGATACTCTCTCCACCGAGAGCTTTTAACAGATAGCGAATATGCGGAATTAAATGAAATGCGTAAGAATTATGCTTCATTAGTAGATTTTAAACGCAACATCGAGAATAACGCAGTTAGAGCTGAAAAAGAAGCCGTTCTCATGGGTGAAAATTATAGCATTATTTCTGAAAAAGATGCTGAAGGAAAATTCTTAAACGAAGAGTTTGCTGCATTATTCGAATCTATGGATGACTATTCGTTAGACGATTTAACAAAAGAAGCAAATGCCATTTTAGGTAAATACGCTATCAAATTTGCGAAATTCTCAGAAGATTCCGATAAGTCATGTAAGAAACTTACAAGATTCGGAAATCCTTCAAAACCGAAAAGGAAAAGATATGGAACTCTTTTCGACTAATACCTGACAAAGTAATTGAGCGCCGGAGAGCGTTCTTTTTTATTGCAACAAAAAAATAAAGGAGGAAACACATGGCTATTAAGTTTGCTGTAGATAAACATACTGTGTGCCATCCGGGTAATTTACTTGCTAGTAATTACGGCGAACACATGGTTAGTTTAGATATTACACAGGATACAGATAATGGAAGAATTGTTAAAGTAGGTGAAATGAAGTCTTTGGATTTATATTCCATCGAAGCTGCTACTACTATTGACGCTTATATTTTTGATAAAAATGCAGACGGCACTTGGTTGGTTGTTGTAAACAAGGCAGAAGAAAGAACTGCATTGATTTATCAGAAACCATTAATTGATTACGAAAGTCCTAGAGCATTAACTCAGATTTCTAATTTTTATAATGACCCGAAAGATGGTCCAGTTCGAGGATATGTTCTCCATTCATTAGACAGATTTTCACTGTCTACAGAAGGTTTCAGCGGAACACCGAAGAAAGGCGCAAAAATCGCAACTATCACTGACGGTAAATTAGTTATCACAGAGTAGAAAGGAGGAAGAATTATATGTTTAAATTTAGCACACAACACTTAAGAAATGTATTTTCTGAAGAAGGAAAATATGAAGATTTTAGAGATATTTGTTACAACTTAAATCATGGGAATGAAATTTTCAGATATGAGGAAGATGGCAATAAAAGAGTATTTAGCAAAGACGAAGCAAACAAAGCTGTTCGTAAAGTCCTCATGGAAATCTGCGAACTTGATGAAACAGACTTAAAGTCTAAAAAAAAAAGAAAAAGAGCTCTTAAATCCCATTTAACTGAAGTATTTGAAGTTATTGAAGAGGATGTAGATTTTAAAGTATCTACTGCTTTCAAGGACTCCGAATGGTTTAATGAATTTGTTGAACAGAGAAATGTTGCCCTTGGAGATGACGAGGAATTTTGGACAGATGAAAACATCATGCTTTCAGTAGCTAAAATTTCAGGGGATAGCCATGACCTCACGATTCAAAATCTTGGAGAAGGAGAATCTTTTAAAGTTCATACTTCTACATATGGCATGAAAGTCGGTAAGGATATCGATTTAATTCTTCTTGGAAGAGTTAACTTCACTGAGCTTACTGACAAGATTGCTGAAGCCTTTGCATCTATGATTCAGACAACTTGTTACGAAGAAGTATACAATGCTTCAAGTAAAATCCCTAACAATTCTCAGTTCGTCAAGACAGGAGCTCTTGGAGCAGAAACAAAGGAGAAGTTCGATACACTTCTTGAAGACGTTGCTACTGCAAATGAGTCCGAGGTTATCATCATGGGAACAAAAATGGCTCTCAAGAAACTCAACGCATTAGCTGATGTTGATTGGAGATCAAATTCCCAGAAAGAAGCTGTTGCATCTTTAGGACATCTTGGTACATACGAAGTAACAGATTTAATTGAGATTCCTCAGAGATTTGCTCGTAATGACGTTACAAAGAAATTAATCGACAATAAGATGTTGCTTATCTTTGCAAAGAATCAGGAACAGTTTGTTAAATTCGTAGATAAAGGCGAAACTGAAATTACAGAAGCTGGTCTGAATAAAGGCGATTTAGCGGACGACTTCCAGACATACGAAGTGCAGAGAGAAATGGGCGTAGCTACTATTCTCCCTAGATATTTTGGAGTATGGAAAATTAGTGAATAATGAACTATTAGCAGGGCGGGTATCTTCTACTCTCCTGCTATTTTTAGGAGGAAAACGGATTGACGACTACAAGAACAATTAAACCAACAAAAAAGACTTCTACTACTACTTCTTCTGCTTCTACTTCTGCGAAAGCAACCGAAATCCCAGTAGAGGTAAAGAAGGAAAAGAGAACATTTGAACCAGAAGAATTAATCCCTTGTGTTTCTGTAACTCCCGGAGAATTATTTATGGTCGGATATAAAAGTCATAATTTATATTCATGGGCAGATACAGATGACGTTATTGGAGTAGAATTTAGAGATTTGGACTATGCTGTGAAAGCTAGAAAACCAACAATTTCAGAGCCATATATTGTGGTTGATGATGAAGATTTCTTAGATTTACACCCATTCTTAAAAGATATCTACGCAGGGATTTATTCAATTAACGAACTTAAGAGCATTTTGTCATTGTCTCCGTCTCAAATGGAAAGAACAATCAAAGCCCTTCCGGAATGGGCAATGAATTCATTTAAGACTGTTGTTTCTAGTATGATCGATGACGGAAGTCTAGATAGTATTAAGAAAATTAAAATTCTTGATGATATTTTCGACACTGAAATGCTGCTTAAATTAACAAATTAAAGTAGGTGACTCAATGATAGTCATCCCATATGAAGACATTTATTCTCGTTTTCGTTTAAAAATAACAGATTTTAAAATGTTGTCTATGGATGAAGAATTACTTGAATTAATGTGTCAAGAGTGGCTTATGGAATCAATTTCAGATCCAAGATTTAGACGTATGTTCTCTTCGTTTTCTATCAATAAAAACGAAAAGACTATTTCATTTGAATTACTTTATCCAGTAGATGAGACATCTGATACTTATTTTATCACATCTTTGTTATCGTTAAGCATGGTAATTCAATGGCTTCAGCCGCAAGTTGATTCCATCCTTAATACTGCCCCGATGATTGGTGGTAAAGAGGAGAAAAAACTTTTAGATAATCATAAATATTCTATTCAGCGGCTTCAGTCAATGAAGGAAGAACAGAAAAAAATGATTCGTGATTATGGATATATGTATAATTCATATCTGAATAAAGAGTGATAGATATGGAATATTTATATGGACATTTTTCAAACGAACAAATTTCTTATCATGCAAAAAACATGCATTCTGAAATTCATAAGCTATTAATCTACAAAGACAAAAATATTTTTCCAAAAAATTTCAATTCAGATGAAGATTTTCTTAACTATTTTAAAAATATTATGGCAAGATACGGAGGCTTAAACAGTCTTTTGGGAGAGCCACGACTTATGATTTCATTCATGAGCACAATGCAATCCGCAATGAATGAATGTCTGAGTTCAAACTTCGATTATTCGAGATTCAGAAAACTCATATTTGATGCTCACGGATATCTGACTCAGATGTTTGGGGAGGTGCGTGGAGATGCCAAGTCTTGAGATATATAAGCGTCTTCTATCTTCTCAAGGTCAAACTAACGGACAAGCAAAAAAGTATCATTCAGATATTGCAATGGAAGCAACTTGGGATAATGACATCCAATCAAAAACGGCATATATATATGACTACTACCATGACGACCAGCCGGATCGAGTAAAGCACATGACTTATGACGAAAACTCAACTAAAACAAAGATTGATATTAAATTTATTGTCAGTAGCTATGGGTCGTTATCTAAAGATGATGTAGATTTTCATATTATATTTAAACCAAGTCAGTCGGTGGAATTTACAGATGGAGATGAATTGTATTACTACCAGAGAGATTACGCAGACCATTATCATTCTCGGTTTCCTATAGGAATGTTTATCGATATTCCGAATGATCGAGGAGTTTACGAAAAATGGTTGGTCGTAAATGCTGAAAGAGGAAATCAATTCACGAAATATTTTGTCCTTCCATGTAATTATAAATTATTCTGGATTGAGATTGACGGGAATAAAAGAATTAAAAGAACAATGTGGTGTGTTAAAAGAACGCAGAATTCTTACAATTCCGGAATTTGGACCAGCAATATTTTTACTGCTACCGAGAACCAAGCTAAATTATGGCTTCCTATGAACCCTATAACTGAATATTTTTATTATTCAAACAATGGGAAAAACCAGAGGCTGATTGTTGGAGCTCTCACAAAACATCCAACGGTCTGGCAAGTCAGCAAAGTTGAAAACGCAGAGCCTTTTGGAATTCAGAAAATCACATTGTCTCAAGATTACTTTGATGAACACATGGATTACGTGAATATGCAAACTGGAGAAATGTATGCGGACTACTACTCTTCTACTGTTGAGCCGGAATATGAGATAAAAAATAAATCATGTATCTTATCTTCTAGTTCAAACATCATCAAGTGCGGCGGAAGCTATAAGCTCATTACTGCAACAATCTACAATTCCGATAATAACGACATCACATCGGAATATCTTAATGACATCACATCCGCTTCTTGGAGCTGTTCAATAGACGGAGAAGATTTTACGTCTAGCGAATTAATTTCATGGAAAAAGCAACTAAATTCAAACGAAATCCGCATAAAAATCGGCGACGCAAAAAAATACCTCATGAAGATTCTTACAATAAAATGTTCTATCAAAGAAGATATTATAGGAGAATTGAATCTCGAAATTTCGGCAGTGTAGAAGGTGATTTAATATGAACTACGACTTTAAAACAGAAAGGCAATTATTAGATAAACTTATTTCATATGCTGAAACTCCAGATAATGACAATATTCGATTTAAAGAAAAAATAAAAAAAGAATTGTTAAGCTGCCCCGAGATATTATATTTGCTACATAATAAAGAATATGAAAATGAACTATTCGCAGAAGACGGCTCTTTAAATGAAGACGGGGAATGGGACAAGTACTTTGGTGACAATATAAGAGATTACTTATTCTTTCCAGAAGCACAGCCAAAGGTAAAGAATTTTCTGTGCTATCAGACATCATTTAAAGAAATCCCTCTTTATAACACTGTAGAAAAACAAATGCAGATTGCTTTTACAATTTTCTGTGACTGCAGGGACAATGTTGTATCTTCTATCGGAGAACCAAGACATGATTTAATTGGAGCAATATTGTTAGAGAGATTCGCTTGGAGCAATATCTTTAATACTCAATGCAGAGTTATTAGCGACAAAGAATCTACCACTGATTCTAATTATGCAACCCGAAAGATTGTCTTTGAATCCACTCTTCCGAACAGTCGAGTTCGAACAAAAAATGGACTCACTGGATATGTGAATGTAGTTAGATAGGTGGTTGCATGTCAAGAAAAATACACTTTGACGAACTGCAAATGTACTACCAAATTCCGTATAAAGTCAATGATTTTATTACTATTTACCAGCCTACGATTGGAGAAATTATGGAATTGGGGGATACACGATTCTACGCTTCTCTTCATCCGTTTTTATGCAACCCAACTTCAATGCGACTCAAACTCTGGGATGATGGGCTTGACTGGAATAAAGTCAGCGAATTTGAGTTGTTCATAATCCTTCATCCTAACATGGATTTTCAAGCACTTCAGCTCGTATTTAGAGATTTTGATTTTTCTATCTTGAAACCAATGAAACATACGGATACGAATCAGATTTCGCTGGATTATGTTGAAGAAAGCGAGTCTGGTGATATTATTTCTGATATTCCGATAATAGATGAAGATACTTATACCGTTATTGCGGAATACATCAGAACAATGTTAAATCAGCATCCAAAAGTAGAAAAAGCAAAAGGGCGAGCCACGAAAGAAGCTATCATCGAAGAAGATCGTATGAATCTTGAATTTTTAAAAAATAAAGAGGATTTAAATCGCTCTGTTCTTCTTCCTCTTATTTCTTCTATGGTTAATCATCCGGGATTTAAGTATAAAAAAAATGAACTCATAGATGTTGGAATTGTTGAATTTATGGACAGTGTACAGCGATTGCAATTATACGAGAATGTTACAGCTCTAATGTCCGGTGTTTATTCCGGTATGTTAGACACATCAAAAATAAATTTATCTAAAGAACTTAATTGGCTAAGAGATTTATCAGAATCTTCTTAGTCTTTTTTTATTTTTAACACAAATTACAAAGGAGTGAAAATTATGGCTTTTAAATTAGGCGATATCATTATTGATAGACTTCAAATCGCAATGGCTGAAGATTTTAGCGGAAATCCACTTTATACGCTTACTCAGCTTCAGGAAGCTACAATCGAAACATCTGCAGAAAGTACAGACGCTGTAGATAAAACTGGTACTCTCGTTAAGAGATTCTGGAAAGGTAAGACTGGTACATTTACTGCAACAAACTCTATGTTAAACGTAGATATTATGGCTGCTGGTTCTGGCTCTGCAAAGAAGGTTGCCTCTGGAACAAATAAGATTCCTATGCCGAAAATTGAGACGGTTAAAGCTGGTTCCACTATTACACTTGCAAAGGGATATGACCCTGAGAGCGTAACTGTAAATGCTTATTCTCCTAATGGAACAATGGGAGCATCTTTCAAGAAAGGTGAAGCTGCTAATGCAACAGACTTTACTATTGCTACCGAAAGCGGAGTCCTTACACCTCCAACTGCTGACGGAGAAACAATGTATGTTGTAAAATACGACAGAGCCGTAGAAGACGGAATTGCTATTCAGAATGAAGCAGACAAATTCCCTAAGACAGTTAAACTTACTATTAAAGCTCTGTTTGTTGACCCATGTACTGCAGATACATTAAGAGCTGGATACATCGTTATTCCTTCCTTCCAGGTATCTCCAGAAGTATCAATTTCTACTACAACTGATGCAACTCTTGATTACACAGGAGATATGCAGGTTGACTATTGTTCTGAAGATAAGGTATTATATCAGATTTTCATGGCAGCCGACGACGAGGAAGACGAATAATTATTAGCAAAAAGGGGAGATTGTCTCCCCCTCTTATTTTATGAGGTGAAATATGAGCAAACGCTTAAATAGAACTTGTATTTGTTGCGGGACTAATTACAGGTATTGTAATAGATGTGCCGAAGATGCAGGTAAACCATCTTGGCTCAGAAATTTTCACGATGAGAATTGCCGCAAAATCTTTTATGCGGTAAATGACTTCAATCATGGTGAAATCACCGCTTCAAGTGCAGCTAAAATATTAAAAAACTGCGATTTATCGAATAAGAAAAATTTCAAAGAATCCATCATCAGCATCATTGATAAGATTATGGAGACAACGGCTCCAAAGCCGCGTTTAAAGAAGGCTACAGCAGAAAAGAAAGAACCTTCTAAAAATAGTATTGAATAGTGATTTATAAATAAAGGGGTATAACGTCACTGTTCGATACGTTGTTCCCCATTTTTTGGACTTTGAAAATTATAATATTTACATATATAAGGAAGGAAAAGGATTTTGATGAAAGAAACTATGCAGAGTGACAGAACAGGAATTACTTATGTTCCGTCTGATAGCATTAGAATTTTAAATATTAAACAGGCTGGATTCTATATGGAAAACTCAGCTACATTATTAGACGTGTATCCTAGTAAAGATTTTAAAACCGGCGACGACATTGTAGTTTTTGTCTTCGATAAAAGTGAGACTTTTAATTTATATAAGAAATGGATTGATAGACGTAATGAAAATACTGGAGAAACAAATTAAGAAATATGTTATTGCTACTCTTTCATCTCCTACTCTTTATCTCAAATCTCTTCATTTTGGCAGGTATTGCTTTTTAGAAGATATTGAAGGAGCTACTAAGTTTTTAAGCAAAAAACTCGCGAATAAAATGGTCTCCTACTACGCAACTGACACAGGAGCCTCGGATGTCGAGCTTGTTGTTGTTCCTGTCGAGATAACATATAACTTAATTAAAGAGATGATGAATTAAATGGGGTTATATTTAGACAATGCTTCTACTACTCCTCTTCTACCAGAAGTAAAAGATTTTATAATAAGTAATCTTAACACTTTTGGAAATCCAAATTCGAGCCATAAAATCGGCGACAAAGCAAAAGATATTATTGATTATTCTGCGGAGAAAATCGCAAATCTTATAAACGCAAATGTTGAGAACATTATTTTCACGAGTGGCGGTTCTGCGAGCAATACTTTAGCCATAAAAGGCTTCTCAGAATCAATGCAACACTCTAAAATACTATATTCTCCTATTTGCCACAAATCAATTATAGAAGCATCAAGACATATTCTCAATTCCGAACCATTAAACGTAGATGCTACAGGACGTATAATTGTCGGTGATTTAGAGAAGTTATTAGAAAACAATATATTGTACAATACTCTCGTTGTTATAGATTTTGGAAATTCCGAGATTGGAACAGTACAAAACGTATCTCTTATCAGCGAATTAGTTCATAAATACAACGCATACTTGTATATTGACTGTACAGGAAGTATTCCATATATTCCATTGGATGTGCAAAAACTTAATGTTGATATGGCTGGATTTTCAGCTCATAAACTTGGTGCCCTAAAAGGGTGTGGCGTTTTATTTAAGAAAAGCGATGTGCCACTCTCTCCTCTCATTTATGGCTCTGATGATTATTTTTCTGGAACTCAGAATGTCTTAGGGATTGGTTCTCTCGGCGTATCTGCTGAATTATATCCGAATTTTTATAAAAAAATTAATTCAAAAAATAGAAACATATTGTATAGCGAATTGAAAAAGCAATTAAATAACTTTTATCTTGTAGGTAATTCTGAGAATAGACTCCCATGCAACCTCAATGTTTGCTTCCCCGGAGCTGACTCTGAAAACATCGTCAGTATTCTTGACGACAAGTATGACATTCAGTGTTCCTCTGGCTCTGCTTGCAACAACTATTCTTCTACTCTCTCTCCTACTCTCCTCGCAATAAAAGAAAAGAATCCGTCAAGCTGTGTTCGGTTTTCACTTTCTGGTTTCGAAAAAAAAATGGAGTTAATAGATGCAGCGAAAAAAATTACAAGGGTTGTGGAGGGACTTAGATATTGAGTAGAACAAAATACAATGTAGATAAAAATACTAATCCTAGGACTTGCAACGGAATTACATTCGATTCTGTAGTAGAAAAAAGATATTATGAAGAAATTATTTTGCCAGCTTTTAATTCAAAAGAAATAACTCATTACGAGCTTCAAAAGACATATGAATTACAGCCAAAATTTAAACACGACGGCAAGACTGTTCGCGCCATTAATTATGTTGCGGACTTTTTTGTTTTGTATAAGGACGGAACTTCAGAGGTTATTGATATAAAAGGTTGCCCAGATTCAGCATCTAAGATGAAGCGAAAAATGTTTTGGTATAAATACCCAGATATAAAATATAGTTGGATTTGCTGGTCCAAAATAGATGGCGGCTGGTGCGATTATGATTTTGTTAAAAAACAGCGGGCAATGCGAAAACGAGAAAAAAAGAATAAGAAATAAACGGAGGAAACGGATTTATGATTAGATTTAAAGAGATTACTGCAAAAGATTTATGCGATGGATACAGCAAATGTGCGACAGATAATTTAAAAGATAAATTTTTCAAAGATAATTTTAAATTAAGAACTGAATATATTCCATATACTACAAAAATCGCAATCGCGGAAGCAATTATGAAAACATGTTGTCACTTAAAAGATGAAAATGGAGAAGATTCTTATTATGTAAAGGTTTCTTCTCCTTTTAAGTATTTGAGCACGATTCGACAGATTATTATTAACTATACAAATATTATCTTCAATGATCCTGCCGAGAGAAGTTTTATTAATGAATATGACAATCTCATGTCTTGCGGATTATTAGATAAAATTCTAGAAAATATTCCAAAAAGAGAACTTCAAGAATTTAACTCTATTTGTAATATGGTGTACGACGATATCATGACAAATTATTATGAACCGCATGGCTTCATTTCAAACAATTTACAGAGAATTTCCAATGTATTAACCCATACGAGCGCACCTCTTTTTAATTCATTATCTAAAAAAGTTTCAAATATGGACGACAAAACATTTCAGAAACTTATCATTTCATTCAAAAATAAAATTGCAAAATAATATCTGATAGGAAGTGATGACATGTCAAAAACTATATTACACGTAAAAGCAGAAGCCAAAGATGTAAAAACATCGGAACTATATAAAGATTTGAAGAAATATACGATGGCTTTTTCTAGAGAATATGTGCAGGTAGGTGCGGATGAACTTACCAGAGAAGCTCAAAATGCGATGAATATGTTTTACGGAGATTACAGTCCTATATATTACAACAGGACAGATGACTTACGTTCAAATTCATATTCGAAATACATCCACAACAATGGAAGATACTATTATGGCGGAGTTAAAATCAGCGCAGATGGCATGTCACCTTACTATCACGGACAAGGAGAACCTGTTCCGGCTTCTATGATAGCAGATATGGGTTGGCATGGCTGGCATGGACCAATAATTCAAACTGCTTCGCCATTAGATTATTTAACTGGATTATTACAATCAATAGAAGAAAAAGCTACAGAGAAAGCTACTAAGTTAGCTGAAGGACTTAGCTATTCTGTTATTGAATTCATTTAATGGAGATGATTTTTAATGGCAAAGAACATAGCTATGCTGACGATCGCAACACAGATTGATAATGCAAGTATCAATAAGTCGGTGAATCAGCTTTCTACTAAAGTGCGAGACGGGCTAGAATCCGCTTTTGCCGGAATAGATAAAGAAACACAAGAAGGCTTCGAAAAAACGATAGAATCTGTAGGCAAAGGACGACTTAAAAATGTCAACTTAAGCGGTCAATTCAAAGAGCTTACATCTTCAATTCTTTCAAGTAAAAATGCCGATGAATTAAAAGAAAGCTTTAAAAAGTTTTCGTCAATTATAGGAATGATTGATGATTTAGCCGCAGGACGAGGTAAAATCGGCGGAATGATGCCGACATTAAGAAGCTTGGATAATTCTCAAATGTCGCGGCTTGTTGAAAGTCTTTCGGCGGAAAAGCACGCTAAAGACCTTCGCGATAAAAAAACTCTGAACGGTAAAAAGGCGGAAGACCTGTATTCTGAGGCGGAAGCAAAAAGTATTGATAATCTCCTCAAAAAATATCCTAAAGCTGAGAAAGAAGCCGAAAAGTTTAAAAAACAAATTCTAGATTCTGACGAAAATGGAGCTTACAAAAAAGCTTCATCTTCTATAGAAGAGTATTCTAAGCTTGTTGGTCTTCTGAAGGAAATGGAGAAACACTCTCCTAAAAAAGATGATAAAAACATTATCTCTTACGGAAAAGAAATGGAGAACGTATTTTCTTCGATGTCAAAATACGAAGCCGATTCAAAGAAATATGGCTCTGAGAAAAGCATAGGAGATTTTTTAAAAACTGTAAGAAAAGACTCTGGAGTCCTTAAAGGACAAGATGCCTACTTTCAATATAGAGGCGTTGCTTCTGCAGAAGATTATATTAATGCAATAAACTCACGTAATTTAAAGAAGAAAACGCAAGAAAAAGAGAATTTGATCCGAAAACTCCAAGAAGAAATTAATAAAAGAGGAGAACGTGTTTCTGCTAGTTATGAAAACTGGAAAGAAGAATCCGGAGAAACTGGGAAAGCGGGAGATGCTAATCCTCCAGATGTGAATAATTTTAAAACAGCTATAATAACAGTTGAACAATACGACGAAGCCCTTAAGAATTTAAAAAATACTCTTGAGGGCTTTTATGCTGCTTATGAAAACGGGGACGATATCGATCTTGCTGAAATGAAAGGCGCGATGGACTTATATAAGGATACCGAGGTAGAAGATTCTTCTTGGTTTAAAAAATATAAGGAAGCATTTGCGGATTTGGCTTATAACCAAAAAATTATCCCAGTAAGAAAGACGATCGGAGATTATCTTCCTACTGATGGAATTGATGCTTCAGACTATGACAAGGCTTTAGCCGATGTAGAAAATATGAAGTCAGAACTTGGAGGGTATAAATCTGAAGTAGAATCTCTTAAATCTCAAGTAGAATTATTAAATTCAGAACTTCAAAAGGCAAATGATTTAGTTGACGAACTTTCAAATAATAATCCTGAAGGGGAAATTGTCAACACAGAAAATAGCGCCGAACAACTCGAAAAGGAAGCTAAAGAAGCAGACAATGTAAAGCAGTCCATGGATGAAGCGGCTCAAGCAAAAAATAAATTCGCAGAAGCAAATAAAAAAGTAGAAGCATCTGCGGAAAAAAGTGCGGAGTCTTTACATTCCGAATCTGCTGAAGCGGAGAAAGTTGAAGAATCTGTTCAAGAGGATTCCTCTAAATCATACGGTGATTTCTTAAAAGACCAGATTAAAGTTAATCCGGAAGCTGAGAAAGCTCGTAAAGAAGCACAACAACAAGAAATATCTCGGCTCGAAGAAGAGAAGAAAAAAGCCGAGGAAGAGGCAAAAAAACAAGTTCTAAAACAGAGGAAGACAGCAATCGCAGATGATTTAGATGAGGAACTAAAGTCATATCAGTCGCTGTCAGGCAGATATTATCCTCTAAAAGAAAAAAGTGCTCTTCAAAAAACAGATAGTCGTGACGAATACGAATTAGCAATTATAGAGAGTAATAGAACTGAATCTCTGGAGAAGATTAATCAACTATTGCTTGAGGGTAAAAAAATCAAAGCTGATACCCTTCAACAAGAAGAGAAACTTCAGGCGATTGAAGATGCAAATGGTCAATCAGAAAGAGATTTGAACAATGTATTTTCAAAAGAAGCACTAAAAAAATACAATAGCAAGGCAAATCGGATGGATATTTCCAAACCGGGATACAAATACATTAAAGACGAACTTGAAACGCATAAATCCTTTGCTTCAAGTGCTTCTTCGTTGGACGATGTTCGAAATCTTGGCGATGACTTAGACAAGTTATATGATAAATATAAGAGATTCAATTCATTGTCTAAGGGGAATATTTTCGATCAAGCTGTAGACAAGAATAATCTATTAGACTCTATAAAAAGTGTAGTTGGTTCTGACGGCTCGAAAATCCTAAAAATTCAAGAACTTACTTCTTCCGAAAATGGAATCATAAAATATGTTGCTGAAATTAAAAATGCAAACCATGAATTGCAAAAGATGTATTTTACTTACGATGATGTAATCGGGAAAATGTCTTCAACAAAAGCTTCAAAGGGGTTTGAGAGAACTGGAATTCTTGGATTTATTGACCAAATTAAAGATAAAAGTTCTTACTTGAGCGCCCAGTTTATTTCTCAGTTTTTTGATTTCGGAGATATTGTGGGATACGTCCGCGAAGGGGTCGAAAAGGTAAAAGAACTTGACAGTGCTTTCATAGAAATGCAGAAGGTATCTAATGACTCAACTTCTTCTTTGAAATCTTTCGCAGATCAAAGTTTTGATACTTCAAAAAACATTGGAACAACCGCCGTAGATTTACAGTCTTCTGCGGCTGACTGGATGCGTATTGGAGAATCAATCGACGAAGCCAGTAAAAGTGCTGAAGCAACTTCCATTCTTAAAAACGTATCAGAATTTACAAATATTGAAGATGCGACATCCTCTCTTATTTCGATGAGTCAAGCTTATAGCAATTTAGACAAAATGGATATTGTCGATAAAATGAATGAGCTTGGAAATAACTATGCGATTTCAACAGATGAATTATCAAAGGGACTTCAGGATTCCGCTTCTACTCTTTCTTTGCTCGGAAACTCTATTGACGAATCTGCCGCTATTATTACAGCCGGTAATACTATTATCCAAAATGTATCCAGCGTAGCTGCAGGTGCAAGAACAATCGCGCTTCGACTCGTGGGTAAACTTATTATGCCCAAACATATGGTAACATATGGCGCACCATTATATGCGTAGCAAGCAGGTATAACGGTCAAAGACATGTAGGAATGTTAAGACCGTGGAAATTTTATATGTCATACATTAAATATATAAAAATCCCGAGAGACTGTCATACTACTAATGGTAACATTAGCAGTTCCCCTGCTCTCCTATTATATAGGATGGAAATCCAGTCCGCACTCATATATACTCCTATCACGTTAAGTATGAGATATAGCCAGAAATGACTATACGCCATGTTTTAATATTATATTATTATATGGTCACAAGTCTGATTTTCAGACGAAGCAACAGATGGACAGAAGAGGCGCAAGAACAGCTTTCCGAAATGGGTGAAGCAACAGACGATTCATTTATAACTCAAACCTCTGCGAAAAAACGACAGATTATCATGGACTATACGAAAACTGCATCAAACGGATATAAAGGTTTCGATATTCTTGATAATAATGGCAATTATAAAAACACATATGATATCTTACTTGGAATTGCGGAGATATATAAAGAAATCCAAGCAGATGATAAGAAATTTGGAACAAATAGGGCTTCTGCCTTAATCGAAGAAATGGCGGGCAAAAACCGCTCTAGTATCTTATCAGCTATCTTATCAAACCCAGATATCTTAAAAAATGCAAAAGAATCTTCGGAAAATGCCAGCGGAAGCGCAACTGCTGAAAACGAAAAATACCTTGGTTCTATCGAAGCAAAAATGAAGGCTCTTGAAACACAGAGTGAGGAATTCTGGAGTACATTTATTCGCTCTGATGTCATAAAGGGTGCTGTTGATGCATTAACTCAGATCTTAAATATTATTACACAAATAATCAATCAAGTAGGTACTCTTCCTACTGTTGTTGGCGCAATATTTGGTCGTTTTTACAAAGGCGATATTTTAGGTGAAGACGGCTTATTTTCATCTATTTCTGCGTTGATTAATCCAAAGAATAATAAAAATACCATATCTTCTTCTCCTGCTATTGAAGATATTGATAGTCTAATTGCGGGCAAAGAAGAAGACTCATCTTTCTTTCACACTCTTTTCAATTCTGGATACGCTGAAAAAGTTGGAGAAATGGAAAATGCGGCAAACGGAATTAAACAAGTTAGTGGAGCCGCAAAAGAAGCCACTGTAACTGTAGAAGATCTTTCTACTACTGTAGCAAGCTCTGGAGCTGAAATGGCTGGAATCGAAACAGGAGCCGTAAGTGCTGCTACTGGAATGGCGGCGTTCAAAACTGCTGCACTTGGAGTTCTTTCTGCGCTTGGTAAGATGGCTTTAATGATGGCTGCGGTCTGGGCTGTTCAAAAAACTGTTGAAATGATTCGCGATGCTTATAAGACGAACGACGAACTTATAGAACTTGGCGAAGAATCTACAAATAAAATTACTGAGGCTTATGATAAATACGATAAAAAAGCTTCAGCCGTTAAAGAACTCGGAGCTCAATTCTCCAGTGATACCGATAAAATTAAAGGAACGGATGATGCAGTTAAATCTTTAGCTGAAAGCTACACAAGACTGCATAAAGGTGTCGATTCTGGAACAAATAAAAATGTCTCACTTTCTGATTCTGACTACGAAAGCTATTTAGATATTAACAAACAATTAGCAGAAATGTTCCCTAGTCTAGTGTCTGGATATGATTCTGAAGGAAATGCAATCCTTAATCTCGGAAGTAATGCTTCTACAGCTACAGAACAACTGAAAAAATTGATGGACGTTCAAAGGTCTATCGCTCATGCTGAAATTGCAGAAAATATTAATTCCAGCGCAAAAGGCGTTATTGCAAAAGATAAAAAGCTTTCTTCTCAAAAAGAATCTATTACTGGAGATAACGGTCAAATTTCCAAAATCAATGATAGAATTAAAGAATATGAGAATGATTATAAGAAAAACCTCAGTGATTTAAAAAATAATGATTGGTTTACTCTATCTTCTTCTGATAAAAATAGCAAGAAGCTGTCTGAAACACTAGCACGATATGGAGCAACGGTAATTCCGGGTGCCACTACCGGAACAACTCAAGTTTCATTAAAAGATGTTTCTGATTCTCAAAAAGAACAAATCAAAGAAGTTCTTGAAGGAAATTATCAAGAAGCTTTAAATCAGATGAATTCAGAGAAATCCGAAGCAATGCAAAAAGTATCTTCCCTCGAATTACAACAAAAGGAAAACTGGCAAAGTCTTGTTCCTTCATTAACGAGCTACCTACAGACTTCTGATTCGTTTTCAAAAATGGGTTCATCAATTCAAGATGCAATTACTGGGAATCTTGGAAAACTTGATTTAAAGGAACTTCTTGAAAATTGGGATAATAATGCGGAGACTATGCTTTATCAAGAGATAATCTCTCCTCTTTCTTCTCTCAGTGAAACAGCTCAAAGCACTCTCTCTTCTATCTTTGACTTCGACAAAACAAAAATGTCTGCCAACGAATACACGAAAAATGTTAACGATATATTAAATAGGGTATTCTCTGAAGATGCGGACAAAACAAAATGGAAAGACATTCTCGGAGTTAAAGATTTCACGGATGAATACAACCGCCAGTTAAGTGTCGTAAAAGATAATATATCTGGGACAACTAATGGGTTATCCGACTTATCTAGCGAAGATATGGAAATTGCTTATAATCTTGTTGTTAATGACGGTTACACCGGAACGATTAAAGATTTTAGTGCAAAAATAAAAGAGGCGAAAGAACAGGCAACCGCCGAAACGTCCAATATTCTGAACGAACACAACGGGATGGATAAAATAGAATCTCTTAAGAATGACGAAGGAGAAAGCTCTCCAGATGTGGGCAGTACATACGATAAATATGTATCTGCTTTAAGCCAAGGGAAGGAACTGGCTAAGAGTGAATCTTACGGCACAAAAGAGTTTAAAGCTATTGCTTCCACGTTTTCAAAATCTGGCGCAGACGACGCTAAGAATTGGAAAGAAAACCTTAGTAAAATGGAGCGCTATTTTACAGAGGGAACAGACGGCATGGAAAACTTCATGTCAGACATGGAATCAAAAGGGGTAGCATCTTGGTCAGATGACGGAAAGTGGAAAACTACTTTTGATGATACGACCAAAGGAATTGAAGATGCCGCCAATTCAATGGGCATGTCAACAGAAACTTTTCTTGCGATGTTCGACAAAATTAAAGAAACTGGCGGATATGCTGACTTCTTTGTTGATGCTGAAGGAGGAGCCGAGACTCTTGGAGGTCTTTATGGAGATTTAATCACTGCACAAACAGAATTAAACAAACTCTATACAGAAGACCCTAAAAACAAGAGCGCGATCAAAGCAAAAGAAGAGGAAATCTCTTCTCTCAAAGAAAGAATAGACGATGCCAGCAAATCTTTAACTACTCTTCTCGACCCGAATTACATTGAAGAAAAGAATAAAGAATATGAAGGAACTCAGAAAGATGTTGAAAAATCTCTTTCTGCAATAAACAATTCTTCACTGTGGAAGAATCCTAACACAACTTATGAAGATAAACAGCGAATTTGGGAATCCGCTAAATCGGAATTATCTGCGGCTGGATTAGGAGATTATATTACTACTGCCGGATTAAACAAAAAAGGCAACTTAGTAACAAACATGGCAGAGTCAAATGAACGACTTGATAAATATGCTTCTGTAATTAAATCTAATACGGATTCAAATGGCAAAGTCACTGATACCTCTAAATTGCTTGCAGACTTAAAAACTGCTATGCCAGACTTCGAAAAATATATTGGAAAACTGTCTTCTAATGAAGCAATTCAGCGTTTTGCAGATGAATATAATTCCGGAACATGGGATACTCCTTCTTCTACTTCTTCTAGCGAAAACCCAGAGGATAAAATTCAGACTATTCCTGAAGGAATTTCTGCGGTAAACGAAAAAATGGGGTCTTTAGTTGACGCTTTAAACGCAAATACGGTAGCATTAGGCGGAAAAGCTCCAGAAGAGTCTAGTACAGATAATTCTAAATCTAAAGAATCTTCATCCACTACTTCTTCTACTTCTACTTCTTCTACTACTTCTGCTCCACTTTCGTCAGAAGGATATTACAACGAAAATCACGAAATTGTTAGCGACTTCAAATCAACAACTCCAGAGACATCTTCTCCAGAGGAAATGGCTTCTGCTTATGCTGCTGTAGCCAAAGCTGCCGAAGAAGCTAACATGTCTGTTGAAGAGTTTATTCAAACATATTCAGAACCGCTTCCAAAAGTCGAAGCAGATATAGAAGTCGATACATCCGAACTCGACAAAATGAAAGACGATATTAGTGATGAAGATGCCGAAGAAAAAGTTGTTGAGTTAATCGGAGAAGACAACGCAACTCCTATTGTTGATGACTGGGATAAGCTGGACGCAAAAGACAAAAATACTACTCTTACCGGCAAAGACAAAGCCACTGTTGTCGTAAATTTATGGAATGCTTTATCTGCAATGGATAAATATTCTACTCTTACAGGACAGGACAAAGCCACTGCCGTTATCAATCTTTGGAACAATATGACTCCAGAGGAACAAGAAGCTATCTTAACGGCTAATCCAGACGAAGCTGAGAATATAATTCAAAAGGTACAAGCTCGAAAAGTCGATGACAAGAACTTTAATGTAAAGGCAAAAGATGATTCGACTGCCACTATTAATAGTATCAAATCTTCTTTAAGAGGATTAAAGAGTAAAACTATTACAATAACAACAGTTAAAGAAACCATCACAAAGAGCAAAAAAGCCCCTCAATTTAACGGTACGTTCCATGCCAAAGGTACTATTCCAGCCAGAGCAAAAGGTACTGTTTCGGCTTACTCTACAGGCACTACTAACTCAAAAGACGTAAGTATCCCTCATGATGAAACCGCTCTAATTAATGAATTAGGAAAAGAAATCGTCGTAAGAGACGGCAAAGCCCTAACGTTTAACAGCGGGTATCCTACTTACGCCAAGCTCAAACGCGGAGATTTGGTATTCAACCATAAACAGACTGAAGACCTTGAAAAGAAAGGGTACGTTACTGGCAGTCACGCAAAAATTGTCGGTGGTTCAAGTGCTTTTGCTTCTGGTACAGTAAATGCCTATGGAGCAGGAACAGATAGAAAAAAGAAAACTTCTTCTACTTCTACTACGACAAAATCAACCGGAAAGAACTCTGGTAAAACTTCAGGCAAGACGACTTCTAAAAGCGGAAATACAAAGAAAGAGAAAGGTTCAAGTAGCAGTAAGAAAACGGCATTCGATAAGCGGATTGAAAAATTCACAAATTGGATTGAGCGGATGGTTGACTGGATTGAAAAAAGATTAGACCGCATTGATAGTAAGATTGAACTCTATACGGCTAAAGCTGAGCTGTCTACAAAGTCACTGAAGTCAACGATCTCTGATTTAAATGAAGCTCAAAAAGAAGCTCGTAAAGGACAATCAAATTCTTCTGCGGGAGCCAAGAGATATTCTTCAGAACTTAATACTATCAAGAAAAAAGCAATCAGCACAGGAATGCTGGTCACAGACAAAAAGAAAAAAGGAAAATCAAAGAAAAAAGTTGCGAATATCAGCAAGAAAAAAGCTAACAAGCTCATTAATAAGATAAAAGACGGTACAATAAATATCAGTACGTTGAACAAAGGCGAGAAAGAATTTGTTTCACAATATGAAGAATATTACAAGAAATATCTGGACATTAAACAGTCAGAAGTAGAATATCAGCAAAAAGAAATCGATCTCGAACAAGATAAGTTAGATACAATTTCTGAATATTACGAAGCGATTGCTGATTTGAAAACTTCTTATGTGGACTTGTATTCTTCAAGAAATGAACTTATTGAAGCGCAAGGTGGATCGGAAGGACTAAATTCCGAGCATTATAAAAATCTTATAAAACAGAAAGACTATCAAAATTCTATTGCGGCTACTTATGGGGAAGAAGCTAAAAAATATAAAGCTGAAATGGACAAGGCTAAAAAGATATTTGGAGCCGATTCTAATGAGTATAAGCAAGCAGAAGCTGCCTATAATGGAATAATTCAAAAGCAATATGAAGCATCTACTTCAGCGGAAGAATTAAGTAAGCAATTACGAGAAGCAGGATACACCCTAAAACAATGGACGGTCGATAAATTCCAGAGAAGCTTAGATAGGCTTAGTTCATATATGGATTTGATTACAAGCGACAAGTCTTTAACTGGCAAACAACGTAATAAAGTAAAAATAGACAATCTTAACGAGCAGGTTGCAAATAACAAAGAATTATATAATGTAAAGAAGAATCTACGTAATAGTAAGCAAGCTGATTTACTGGCAGATATAAATAGCGGAAAAGTGAAAATAGATTCAACTAATTACAATGAAAGAATTGCAGAAATTGCAGAATTAGATTCTGATCTTTCAGGTATCGGTAATACAATAAATTCGTTAGTCGATGAAATGAATCAAGTAGTATTTGATGCCTTCGATTCAGCTCAAGATAAAGTCGATCAGAGAATATCTAATCTAGAATATCTTCTCGACATGATTGGAGACGCTGATTTAGTCGGAGATGATGGAGCAATCACCGATGCCGGCTATTCTTCTCTTCTTCTCTACACGGAAGCAATAGACTCAAGTAAAAAGAAAGTCTCGAACTATTTAGAAGGAATTAAAGATATCGAAGACCAGTTTAAAGCTGGAATAATTGACGAAGAAACTTATAACGATAAACTCAAAGAATATACGGACGGTATCCGTACAGAAACAAAGACAATCAAAGAATACCGAGACTCCGTACTTGATATTTATGAGTCTCAGTTAAGTACCGAAAACGATGCTTTAAGCGATTTAATTAGCAAGCAAAAAGAGGCTATTCAGAACAAAAAGGATTATTACGAATATGATAAAACTTTGAAGAATAAAAATAAGAACATTAGTTCTATAAAAGCTCAAATTGCCGCTCTTGAAGGTTCTACCAATGCTTCTGCTAGAGCAAAACTCGAGCAGTTAAAAGCTCAGCTTAATGAAGCTCAAGAAGACTACGACGACACTGTGAAAAATCATGAACTGGATGTACTTTCGAATGGATATGACCAACTAAGTCAGGACGCTCAAGACGCTATGGATGATATCTTAAAGGCTCTTAAGAATAATTCAGACCTACAGCAAGAACAGGTAGATACGCTCTTAAGTAGTATTGTCGGGAAATACGAAGATGCATATTCAAAAATCGGCAAAATTATTGAATCTACTGGAGTTAATAAAGATATTCTTCTGGCAGAAGGCGGGTCTAAAGACAATTCAGGGAACGTAAAGAATGATTCTACAAACTCTTCTTTCGACAGCAAAGACTCTGTTTCATCTGCGGTTTCTTCTGCGACCGGCAATTCACACTCTTCTCCTACTCTTGATTCTAAAACTCAAGATTCTATGATTGAAGAGACGAAAAAAGCCTATGATTCTGCTTCCCCAACTATTTCCGATTCTAAAAACACTATCTTATCTGACGTTGAATCTGCTGCTGAAAAAGCTGCCGAAGAAGCGCGGAAACGTCAGGAGGTTGAAGCACAGCAGAAAACTCAAAAAGAGAACGCGAAGAAAGAAGCTCAAAAACAGGAAGAAAGCCAAAAAGGAAAAGAGATTAATGCTCTCAAAGAAAAATTATATGACGCTAATACAGCTTTTAATGACGCTTGGGAAAAGGTAAATAAACATACTGATGCTTGGAAGAAAAGTGATACATGGAAAGAAATTTCTGACAAGAAAAAGAATAACATTAAAAAGCATAAAACGATTGACACTAAGAATCTAAAAAAAGGGCATGGTTTAGATAAGGCAAAGAAGCACAATGAACTTGTTGAAAAAGAAAAAGCCGCAAAAAAAACAGCATATGGATATGTAGATAAATTAAAATCATATGGTGTACCAGCTTCTGTATTTCCATGGCTGAAGGGGTATGCAAAAGGCGGACAGGTTGACGGAGTTGTTCCCGTAGAGACTCTTTCTGACCTGCTCCCTGATGTAAAAAATAAGATTCGTTCAAATAAAGATGATGGGCTTATTTCGGCGAAAATAGGAGAAATCGTTTTACCAAAAACTGTTTCAAATAATATTGTTCCTGAATTTATCTCCAGTATGAATACAGCATCTGGATTACTTGATAATGTACAGGCAAAACCGCATGATATCAATATATCTGTAGAGTCTCCTCTTGTCGTGAACGGAGATGTAGACAAAGAGGCACTTCCTTCTCTGCAAGAAATCATCAAAAAAAGTTGCGATTATACTACGAAAGAATTCAAAAGAGAACTTAAAAAACTTGGATATAAGTAGGCACTTGTGTCGGGAGAACCCATCTTCCGGCACTTTTTATATTGAAAGGAGGTTATATTTTGGCTGTTTACGGAAAAAACTTTGAATTTAACGGGAAAAGTAGCTCTGACTTCGGAATTATGCTGGCCGGATTCGAAGAAATATCTTCTATTCCTCTGGGTTTAGATAGAGAAATTAATCGAGGAGAATCAAACGTTTATCGCCCACGACAAAATCATTTTGGAGCCACCTATGCATCCCCTTTAGAATTTGAATTGTCCGTTATAAAAAATATCGAAGAAGACCAAAATGATATGATTTTTTCTCGAAATGATATTCGTTCTATTGCCGCGTGGCTGACATCCCCTCTCTATCCTCTTCTGTTTCATATGACAGACTATGAGTTTGATACATATCTTGAAGAACCAATTGATTATTACGTCACTTTCAGCTCCATTGAAAACGTCGTGGTAAATGGCGGAATAGTTGGACTAACGATAAAAGCTACTTGTGATTGCCCCTTTGGATATAGTCAAGAATTCTCAAAAGAAATTCCCGCTAATTCCGGTATCACTATCACAAACACATCCGATAATTATGACGGTTTTATATATCCCATTATAAAGATAAATCCAACAGATAATGGACAAATCACTATTTCGAATGATACCGAGCAAAAATCTATTACGTTCAAATCAAAAGGTGCAAACAATACTATTCTTATTGATTGTCAAAGGCTCGAGATTAAGGATTCCATAGATTCACTAATTCCACTATATGATTTAGGAGTCGGTAATCCCGCCGATATTTATTTCCCAAGGCTGTTGCACGGTCAAAATAAAATTTCTGTTAAGGGAAATGCCAAAGTAACTCTTACTTATCGAGAATATCGGAAAGTCGGTGCTTATTGATGGAATATTTAGCTGGCAAATTAGAGCCTAAGTTCATATGTCTAGCAACTCCCGACAAACGACTATATGGTGTGTTAAATGGAGTAGATGAAAATTCCGTCTCGGTTACAGAAAACGCAAATAACACAAACTCTTTGTCATTTACAGTATACAAAAATATTGACGGGAAGCCAAGTGCTTTTTACGACAATATAGATGTTTTAATGAGAATATTCATAGATGACGAATGGTACATAATCAATGAAGCTCCTCAAATAGACCATGACGGTATAAAAGAATACAAGACTGTATCCGCTGAATCCGCAGAAATTGAACTGAGCAATTACGACCTTGCAACTTTTCTAATCGGGCAAGGAACCGAAGCTTCCTGTGAAATGATGTATTATAACAAGCACCAAAAAGATTTTCCTGTTTACGAAAAAGATTCTGATGGAAATACTGTATTTGATTCTGATGGAAACCCAAAAGTAAAGTATTCATTTCCTGTTGTAAAATTTTGCGATAAGGATAATCCTGAGCTAAGTCTTTTACATCTTGCATTATATTACGCTAAATTGATTCCCGAAACAATCACTACGGATGAAGACGGAAACGAAGTGGTTGATTGGGTGTCAAATATAGATAAATCTCCTTGGAAAATAGGATATATAGATACGATGCCAAAAGAATACATAGATTACACGGTATCTTTTGACGGTAAAGAACATGTCGGGAAAACAAGAGTATCTTATCTCCCGGAAGAATCTTACGCTTTCAATATCGATAATAGCGACTTATACTCTTTTCTCACTCAAGATGTAGCCGGTGCATTTAATTGCGTTTTTGTATTTGATACACTTAATTGCTTAATAAATGCGTACTACGTGGAGCATATCGGAACTGATACAAATGCATACATCGGCTGGAGGAACGTACAGAATTCTATTACTGCAACAAACACAGATGATTTATATACTGCTTACACCGTATCTGGCGGCGACGGTCTTACCGGAATAGAACAAGCTAATTTCGGAAGTTCGGAAATTGAAGATTATTCTTATTTTATGAAAGATAATCGTTATCTTCCTCAATCCCTCATAGATAAATACAGAGAATGGCTAAAGTTCAGAGAGTCTAAAAGGGATTCATATGTTGCCGCAAATAAAAATTATTGGAAGACATACGATAAAGCCGCAGAGTTAATGGCAAGAGTCCCATCTGATTCTTCCATCCAAGACTGGGCAACGAAAAGCCTCGAAGATTTAATGTCTTACTACGATGATTTTACAGCAATGATTCGAGGATATGAAAAGCTCTATGTAGATAAGAACGGAAATTTTGACATAGATGCTTTAAAAAACTCCTCTTCTTGGGACAATTATTGCGAAATTCTCAATTATACAATCCCAACAATCGTAAACGAAATCGCAAAAAAGAAAACCGACAAAACTGAACTTTCAGAAGAATTAAAATCTTATGGAGGAGGAAATCTCCTTTCAAATGCGGTTTTTATGACTTCTTCCGACTGGATTAATATCGAAAACACTCTTTTAGATATAAAAGATATAGATTCTTCTCCTGCTTATGGAATAACCCGATATGCAACTGCATCTTCTTCTATTGGAACAACGGGAATAAAACAGTCAGATATTTCGGTTGAAAAAAATATGAAATATACTCTAAGTGCCTTTGTTCGCTCGTCTTCTTCCGACTCAGTGCAATTAGGGTATTCTACGTCTTCTGGAGACCCTGTTTATACCGGATTTTCATTGTCTTCTGGATGGACTAGGATATACATAACTTTTACTGCTCAATCCAATAAGTGTAGTGTATATTTTTCTGTCGAACCAAATTCTAAAGGAAACAATTCATTTGATATTTGCGGAACTATGTTAGAGATTGGAGAATCCCCTTCTTCTTTCAATTACTTTGAGTTAGATGAAAATTATTTAAAATCCTGCAATACGAACTGGGATTTATATGGAACAAAAGAATTAGAGATATGTTTAGAAGATTATTCGAATAGACTAAAGTTTTTATCTGATTACTCCGAAGAATATGAAAATGCAGATACGAGCTACTCCGAAGAAACGTATAACATCAAACATCAGCTATATTTAGATTATAAAAAATTATACGATGCCTGCAATAAAGCTTTAGAACAAAGAACTGCTGAATATGATGCTGCGGTTAAAGAGTATAAACAATATAACAAAGAAATGCTGGATATTAAAATTATGGTTCAGCGCGAAAATTATACAGACAAATTTACTGATGATGAAGAAAATATGCTAAAAAAAATATATCGCCACACAGATTACACGAACGAAAATGTCATCACTACCGATATCACAACTACGGATACTACCGTAGATAAGCAATATGCTCTTTATCTTGACGCTGTAGAAAATCTGTATGCTTCTGCTCATCCGCAATATTCCTACTCAGATACTTTAGACAATGTTTATCCATTGGAAGAGTATAAAAGTCTAGTTAAAACTCTTCACGTATATGATTATGTCCATGTTGAAGTAAGCGAATTTGGACATTTCGAAAGTCTAAGAATCATTTCCATAACAAGAAATCCTTGTGTTTATAACGGAACTCTACAGGTTGAATTTTCCACTGTAAGGCAATATAAATCAAAAAGAAACGACTTTACCAGCTTACTTGGAAGTGCCGTTTCTGCCGCTAAAAATTCAATTACCATGAATTCTAGTGCGTCCGATAAAACAGCTTCTTATACTATCACACCGGAATTTATAAAAGCAATTCTTGGAAGTAGCGGATTTTCAAATTATACTTCTGGAATACAATCTTCTACGGTTGATGCGGTAACTGGAAATTTCACGAATCTTTATGCTAAGTACATTGACGCAGACCAGATTGTTGCAAAACTTATAAAAGCTGATAGTGCAGAATTTAAAACACTTGTGTCTGAGTCTATACAAACAGATATTCTTACTGCAAAAATTCTCAATGCGGATGAAGGATTTTTCAAGGAACTTACCACCCAATTAATAAAAGACGAGTCTGGCAATGTAATCATAGATTTAATTAATAACACGATAAATGCGTCAACAATTAATTCAGATGTTGCTCACATTAAAAATCTTTTGTCCGGTTCTGGTGAGTTCGGAGACCTTCAATCAATTCACCTTACAGTTGCAAACTCGACTATTGATGAAGCGGTAATTAAAGAATTAATCGCTGCAAAAATCTCTGTCGCAGATTTAATGGCTCATTCTGCAACCGCCGAACTGATTACGCTTATATCTCAAAATGGAAATCCTGCAATTGCGTTCAAAGGCGCAACTCAGCAATTCTATGATTCCGATGGAAACGTCCGAATTCAAATGGGCCAAGACGGGAAAGGAAACTTTAACTTCATTATTCGTGGAAATGACGGTAAAACGAAAATGTTTGATGAAAACGGTATTACAGCGGATGGTATTCCTGATGGAACGATTATCGGCGGAATGATTTCTGACAATACAATCTCAAAATCTAAGCTAGATTTTCCAATTATAGAAACGGACGAAAACGGGAAAATCAGCATCACTCAAATAAAAGATGGAAACGGAAACGAATTCGGATTCACGTATAATGAATTTCAAGAGAGCACAAAAAGTTCTTTGAACGAACTCGATAACAAGATAAACAATAACAGTTTTAAATTAAGAATTTCTGCATCTAAAGGTCAATTCTTTAATAACGGCATTTCTGAAACAACTCTTGAAGCACATCTGTTTCAAAATAACAACGAAGTCACTGAAAACTATGATTCTGAGTGCTTTCTTTGGAAGAGAACATCTTTCGACTCTTCTAGTGACACATACTGGAATGAGCAACACTCTGAAGGAACGAAAAAAATCGCTATAACAAGAACCGATGTAATGTACGGCGCAAACTTTTCTTGCACGTTTACCTATAATGGAGAAACCATTACATCACTCGCAACAATTAAATAACTAAGGAGGAAAAAATATGGCTAGAGTCTCGGCTTACGGAGACATTACGATTACCGACTTAACGGATGTCGGCAGAATTACTTCTTATCTTACTTCTTCTCTCCCTTTAACTGTACTTTATAACCCAAATCAAACACCCTCATATAATCCGAACTGGGAGACAACAAACCTCGTATTAACACCTACTATCTTCTTTAATGATACGCTCTTATCTTTAACTGCATCTGGACTTACAATCACATGGCAACGACAGGCAGGAAGCGGCTCAGTTACAAATCTTGTTTCTGGTGAATCACCTTCAAACGGGAAGTTGATTGTTTCTAAAAATGTCCTTGAAGCAACTCCAATCATTACATATATTTGCAACATTTCATATATTGACCCCAATACAAATGGCGTTGAAATCAAGTCAAAATCTCAGATGTCATTCTCTCTTTCAAAGTCCGCTCCTGAGCTTTCAGATTGTAGTATTAACGGAGATACCGTATTTAAATATAACGGCGAAGGTGCTCTTACATCTGCTAAATCAATTACTCTTACCGCGAATCTTGTAAATACTTCTCTCAAACAATGGCAGTATAAAAAAGCAGACGGTAGTTTTGCGGTATATCCAAACTCCACAACCACAACTCAATTAGTAGTTAATGCAACAGACGATGTATTCATCAACGATATTGCAATTATTAAACTCGTAACTTCTGATAATGACATTTACGATATCCATCAAATTGTCAAACTTCGTGATGGTGCGGCTGGATCAGCTACTATCACTTGTATTTTATCGAACGACACACAGAGCGTTCCTTGTCGAACAGACGGAAGTCTTTATGACACTTCTTTAAATGGCTGTGACACTGTTATCTCGATTTTAAAAGGCGCGGATAATGACACTTCAAATTGGACGATTACGGCCACTCCAAGTACAGGAGTATCTGGTACATACGATTCAAAAGGACATAAATATACCGTAACTGCAATCACTCCAGATTCTGGATATGTAGAATTCACATGTACTAGAACTGGCTATGCAACAATCACAAAAAGATTCTCAATCAACAAAGACCGTTCTGGCTCTGATGGACAAGATGCTGTCATCTACTCTGTTTCCTCTGACGTTTCTTTTATGCAGGTAAATAAGAACGAGGTTTTTGTTCCTTCCGCAATCACATTTACTGGCAAAAAGATAATCGGTAATAATACTGCTACTATCTATTCTGGACGATTTAAAATTTATGAAAGTGCAGACGGTTCAACATATTCTTTAAAATATACCTCTACTTCTGACGAACAATCAAAGACCTATAATCCTTCTACCACTGCAATCAAGACAATCAAATGTGAATTATATCAGTCTGGAAACACGACAAAAATGCTTGACGACCAGACAGTATCTGTTGTTACGGACGGTAAAGATGGAGAAGATGGTAAGGAAGGCCCAGCCGCTATTAATGTAATATTAGGAAATAGTCATGAAGGAATCGCTTGTAATTCTTCTGGAGTAACTTTGGAGGAAAAGAACATTGAAATTCCTTTTGATTGTTATTCTGGCTCCACTCGTATCGCAGGAAAAGCTACTGTAGGTACTCCTCTTCCATCTGGTGTAACCATAAAGTCAAACACAGAAGCAACGGCAAGTGCTGGAGGAATGATTGTTCTTAATGTAAAAAAAGGATCTACTTTGTTCTCAGCCAACTCTGGAGATATCACAATCACGTTTACTGCCTCTGGACTCACATCCGTTCATAAATTTCAGCTTTCCAAAATCATTCAAGCCGATGCCGGAGAAAATGCTGTTTCATTCCAAGTATACTGCTCAACTGGAAGTGTCATTTACAAGAATTTAAATGAAGATTTTAATACCGTAACTTTATGTACTCGTTTAATTGATGGTTCTACTGTATTTGACTCCATGACTTCTGAATCTGGAGCTATGCTCACAGATGAATCTGGAAACATTTTAACTTCTGAATCCGGAGAAACTCTTATTGACGACACGAATCCTATTTCTTATCAGTGGTATAAATATGTCGGTAGCGGATATAAAGAACTGACCGGAAAAACAAATTCTTTTCTTACTGTTACTGCGGATATGGTTGATTCCAAAGACTTCTTCAGATGTTCTGTAACATACAAAGGAAAGACTTATTATGGGTTCTGGGAAGTAACTGACCGCACAGACCCAATCACTTGCGAACCATATTCCACCCTCGGCACTCAGTTAGTAAATGGTGTTGGAGTTGGATGTATTTACGCTAGAGTAGAACAGAATGGCGTAGAAGTTGACCTTTTAAAAAGCGATGTATTTTCTATCACTGCTCCTACTGGCGCAACAAAGGGGGACTTTTTCTATAAAATCGACAAAGCAACCAAAAGCGTTACTCTTATGAAATATAACGGAACGACATGGGAGGCTGCTACGTCTGATGACCTTCCGATTTGCGAGTATAAATGGTACAGAAGGGATTCTTTAGGAAATGCAAAAGATTCGGCAAAACCATACGCTACTGCAAAAGTTATTTACCTAGACAAAGATGTGGTTGATGGCAAAACTACATTCGGTTGTTTCGCTGATTTAGAAATCTAAGGAAAGGAGTATTTATGTCTGAAAAGAAAATAACGACTGTTGATGTCGCATCTGATGTAACTTCGGGTGCGACTCTTTATATCGAAGAAAACGGAACTTTTAGACGAGCCAATGAATCTCAGGTGAAAGAAATTCTCGGCATTAAAAATTTAGAAGAAAAAACCGAAAATTTAGAAAAAAATATGGTCGATAAGTCTGTACTTTATGATGTTCTGCATAATACTCCCCACCTTGAGACAATCGGAGACTATTTCGACCTCAAAAGAACTGGGAAAATTTATCGAACAAGAATCTGGCTATTTTCTAAGAACCCAATCTCATCTGGTACGAAACTTTTAGATAACGCCGGATTAGAGTTTTCCCCTTCCACTGATACTGTTGAAGGAAGAGATGACTACCTTAATGGAGAAAATCCGCTTTTTGAATGGATGAACTGCAATTATAAAAGAAATGACGATGGTTCTCCTTACCCTACTGCTTTGGAAGGCGACGAAAATTATCGTACAACTGGAGCTGTCGATGTAGGAACAATTCAGATGTCTTTTTATTATAACGTAGAGACAAATCTGGATGAAGGATATATGGATTTTACAGTCTCAGATAGCAGACATGCTTTAAGGACGGATGTAATTTTATATCCTTGGACTGAATGTAAAACTGCTGATAATCAAGTACTTCAATGGTGTATTGGAAGCAAGTACTATGCAACCCTCGGAGACGATGGAGTTTTGAGGTCTGTAAAAAATGCCAAGCCAGAACTTTGGATATCTCATAACAAGATGGTGAGTGAATTCCAGAAAAAAGGAAAAGGATATCACGGTGCAGGTGCGGAACATATGGCTTTTCAGTACATTTTTAATATCATCAAAGGAGCAACAAAAAATTCTCAAGATATTTTTATGGGATGCACTAATTATAATTATCAATATTCTGCTTCAATAATTCGTTCTGAGAAAGAGGTTTATTTCCCAGTAACAAATAGTCAAGCAAATAATCTTATAGTCGGTTCATCTGTGTCTGTAGGATATGGACAACTTAATGATGCAAAAACAGGAGTAAATTTAGACAGAGGAGTTACCAACCTTCATAAATACGCAAAAGTAGTTAGGATTCTAAAGATAGAAGCTTTGGACGCTAATAATAAGGCAGTATATTTAGACGTGGATACAGGCTTTGATACTACTCCCGTTGCGTTATCAGATTCTGTTACTGCTAATATCACTTTGTCAACAATGCCGTGGTACTCAGGAGCAACCGATGTTGTTATCGGAAAACACGATGGTTCCCCAGTGTCTAACACTAGCGGCAAGTACCCGTACAGGGTTCAAGGGCGAGAATATCGAAATGGCGCATATGAAATTGCTTCTGATACTGTAATGTTCTTTCAATCCGACTATAGCAAAGACGTATATGTTTGTCCAAAAGGAGTTGCTCGTAGTACCTCTGATTCCGTTATCAAGCAGACATATACAAAAGTAGGCAATATTCCTGCGTCCAAAGATGGAAAAGGTGCTGACTATTGGATTGGAGATATTTCTATTGATGTCTCCACAGGTGCTTGGTATCCTTCAAGCATTGGTTCTAGTAGCTCACAAGGAGTCGGCTCTTTTCTTTACGCTGGAGGGGCCAATACTTCCGGTTCCAGAGAATTTTTAGTCGGCGGTGCTCTCGGGAATGGGCGTTTTGCTGGCTTTCCTGTGTCTTGCTGGTGCAGGCTCGGCAGGCCGTACTGGTATTGCGGCTGCCGCGATTAGTTATCCTGGTCTTTCAGGGGTGAATTTTACAAAGCGAAGACTGTAAAAGAGGGGCATTCCCCTCTTATTTTATTATTTAATATAATTATAGGGACTTATGGTGTCTGTCGGCGGTAATCTCAGGAATGGACGTAATGCTGGCTTTCATGTGAATTGCAGGAACAGGCTCGACAGGACGAACTGGAATTACGGCTGCCGGAATTATCAAAATTCAATTTTATTTTATTGACATCATAATTCGCAGACGAAAAGTCTGTTATGTTTTCATACCTTCGCCGTTGCGCGAAAAATTCTTTTTATAAGACCAACCTGTTCTTCTTTATCCGCAGAAGAATGGGAATCATAGTGTTATGTGGCTATGATTGGGCGTAGTAGAAAATCGAAGAACCGAAAAGCCTTTTAAAGATAATCGTTAAGTTATCAAGGATAATACAAAAGAAACGAGGTCTTAGTACAACGAAACGATACTGTAAAGATATTGATATAAGTGATCGAAAGCTTATAAGCAGAGCTGTATATTCTTGCTTAGAAGGAAAATATAGACGAAACGATGTTTTAGACTTATTTTCCGCCGAAAGCGGACTTACAAGAAACCAAATTTATTGTATTTTCTATAGATACGGCAAAGATAGCCTGAAATGGATTGTAGAAAAAATAATTAATTCTATCCAATTTGAATTATCAAATAGAGATTTAAAATTTCCTCCAATATGGTACAAAACAAAAATTGACCCATCGTCTTTCAAAGAGCGGAAAATTGGAATACAGAATATAAAACAACAAATATATGACTATATTGCAGTTGAAGGATTGCAACCTATTTTGTGTCGAATCGGAGCCAATCAATGCGCTTCAATAAAAGGAAAAGGTTGTATTTACGGAGTTAGAAAAATTCGCAGATGGTTAAGAAATAAATCGCTTAAATATTTTGCGAAAACAGACATTAGAAAGTGTTACGAAAGCATTGACAGAAAAATGCTTATGGATTTTCTCCGTAAAAGAATCAAAAATGACTTGCTGTTATGGCTTATAGAAACCCTAATAAGTACCTTCGATAAGGGATTATCTATCGGTTCATATCTCTCACAATTCTTATGTAACATCTATTTATCTCAGCTATATCACGAAATCAGTCATATGCATCGTTATCGAAAGAAACGGAAAACTGGTGAAAAAGAATATATTTCTTTAGTAAAACACCAGCTATTTTACATGGACGATATCATGCTTATGTCAACAAATTCGAAAGATATCCATAAGGCGGTTAAGCAGCTAATAAAATATGCGAAAGACAAATTAGGATTAGAAATCAAAGTAGATTGGTTTGTCTCAAAAATTGATGTAAAAGATAGCGACACTCAATTTATAGACATGATGGGATATCGCATATATAGATGGCACACAACGATACGGAGAAGAACATTCAAGCGAATCCGTCGCACGTTCTTGAAAGTGAAGAAATTAATTGGTACGCATAAAGCCATTCCTATTCTCTGGGCAAGGCGAGTTATTTCCTATTGGGGTCAAATTATAAACAGCGACAGTAACAAAATTAATAAAAAATATAATATATCTAAAATTGTTAAAATATGCAAAAAGGTGGTGAGCAACTATGGCAAAGGAACTTTTTATGGAAAAGCAACAGCCTGTCCAAGTTATTGCTGATAAAGATTTGCTGTATGTATTTATCTGCTTAAATGGGAAAGAGAAAATCGTCGATTCTCCAGATTCAGGGGATTCTGGTAATACATCTCCTATTTCATATATAGAATACGACTACAATCAATTTGTTGTAAATAGAGATTCTATTAACTTAGACGACCTAATGATAAACCCGGACAAATATCTCGATTATGCGGCGAATCCAGAGCTAGATAATTTGAAGCTCGAAAAAATCGCACAATCTAAAAATGCTTTAGCAGGATACTTATCTTCCCATCCTTTATTTTCTGATGCGAAATATGCGGAAGGAAGATACTACACCGTTACAGAAGAAAAGCAGCGCCAATTAACCTCCAAAATGGCCATGTACAACTTATATTCTCAGCAATCACTTGAATATCCGCTTTTAAAATGGAATGACGTGGGGAATATATGTGAAGATTGGACTGTTGAAGAACTGACAAAACTTGCAATGGAAATTGATGCTTATGTAACTCCTCTGGTCGAGCGACAACAATCATATGAAAAAACTATTCAAAAAGCAAAAACTATTGAAGAAGTAGAAAATATCACGCTCTCATTTGAGTAATTGGAATAAAAGGAGAAACTATGACAAAGACAGGAAAAGTAGAGTTATCAAATTATCAGATTTTAAAAATTGTTTCTTGGTACAATAATAACTTTAAGCCAAGTGATAGCAACAAAGAACTTCCGATGAAGTTGCGCCTTAATTTACAGCGCAATATTTCCGCTTTAATCGACAACGCTCAGTCATTCGAAAAAGTATGTCGCGAAATGTGGGACGATGTTCAGAAAGGCTTTCTTACTGACGAAAAATCCAGAGAAGTTAAAGAAATGAAAAAATATGAATCTGGAGAAGAAAAAGAGATTGTGAGCCGCGTTGTTAAAGAAGAATTCCGAGAGGAATATCAGCAAAAAAATAAAGAGATGAGTGAAAAAATTGAAGAGCTCTCAAAAGAAACTGAGATTTATTCCATTCGTTTGTTTGATCTGGATGAATTTGCAGACTCATTACCGAAAGATACTATTCTTAGTGTTGATGATTTATTTATGCTCACATTCATGGATGAAAACGGAGAAAATATTGTTCAAGATTAGCGTTTAGAAAGAAGGTGGATTAATGAAAGTAAGTGCTTATGGAGATATTACTATTACTATTGTGAACGAGCCATTCTCGATTCATCTGTCGAATGAAGCGCAACAATTTCCAACGGACGAAAACCGAAAAGTTTCAGAAAACTTATCATATTATACCGATGTGAGCGTCATAAAAGGAGAGGTCTCTAATCCGAACTTTACGATTGGAGAGGTTAAATCTGCTAACGGAATTACGGTATCTAAAAACGCAAATAGAATCACATTTTCCGTAAAAGCAGGAGTTATCTTACCTGCTGATTCGGGAAGCTTTGATATTCCGGTAACTCTTGACGGCGAAACATTGATAAAAACATTTTCTTGGAGTTGCCAAAAATCTGGCGCAGCAGCCAAATCCGTTAAAATTACTGCAAGTTCTACTATTTTCAAAAGCTCAGATGGCGGGGAAACTTATTCTCCGGACACTATTACGCTCTCTCCGTCTCTTCAAGGAGGCATATCATTTTCTAAATGGCAATATAGCGTAACTGGCGGCTCAAGTTGGACAGACATAAAGACTGGAACTCACGGATTCACTATCTCCTCTACCTCCTTAATCGTTTCAAAAAATTGTGATTTGTTTACATCCGAAACTACTTCTATCACGCTACGATGCCTTTCATCTAATGAAAAATATTATGACACAATAACGATTCAAAAAATGAGAGACGGAAAAGACGCTGACACTAGCGGAATTGATGGCCGCAATAGAATATCTTTTGGTAGCGGAGAATATCAAAAAGGATTTTTTAAGAATTTCAGCAAAACTGAGCAAGGATATGGAGAACATACTTTAACTTCAAAAAAACAATATTCTAACGTAAATTTAACCGACGGTTTTCTGCTTGACTGCAGAGATTATAAAGTTGGAGAAAAAGTAACTTTTTCGTATGATATTATGTATACTGAATGGAATTTCCCTACAGGTTCAGATCGTAGCGAATTCTGGATTGGACAGCGTTATACTAATTCTACAGATAGTTCAGCGATTGGGGCTTGGCGTGCCGTTACAATGCACAACCTTCCTGTTGTCGGAGAAGGAGGCTGTAAACTCGGTGCTTGGTATCATGTCGAAAAAACAATGACTATCCCAGAACAGGCGGATGAATCGGTTGGTACGACGGCTTCGATTCAATTCTACAATTCAAGCGCAGAAAAAGAAGCTAAAATCACGTTTAGAATGAAAAATGTCAAATTAGAATACGGTGAAAAAGCAACTGATTGGAGTCCCGCTCCAGAAGACAATATTTCTTCGATTAAAACTCTTGAAACGATTGCGCGCAAAAATACTCTCGATATTGAGACGAAAGTGGGAAAAGCCGACTTTTTTAAGGTTATTAATCCAGATACTGGCGAAGATGAGAAACAAACTATTTCAGAGTTTATGTCCACTTCTACTCAGAATATGTACGGCTTCAAGCGGGAAGTTAAACAACAATACGATAGCTTAGAACTGGGTGGCGTGAACTTATTTGTTCAAAACACAACAATTCAAGGTAAGTATTTAAGTTCAGAAAACGTAGAAATAAAAGATTCTGCATGGGGATATTCCGACTACATTGATTTAAGTGGGATGGATTACTACATCGCGTCTGGCTTTACAAATTTAGGAGCTGCCCCAGCAACTTGTTTTTACAATTCCGATAAAGTCTTTCTTTCGGGGGTAAAATCAGAAATTCAGAATAGTCAAGAATCAAAGAGAAAAATGCTTCAGATACCGGACAGCGCGGCTTTTATGCGTTTTTCATTTTTGCTGGCAGACATCGAAACACTGAAAATTGAGAAGGGGACAAAATCTACTTCCTACTCTCCTTCTCCCGAAGATGTTGCTCACAACATTAAAACCGTAGAAGAACAAACAGCAGAGAAATTTTCTTGGCTTGTGGAATCAGGGACAAATTCTACCAATTTTACATTAACAGACAAAACGATTGAATTAATATCAGATAATATTGACATTCAAGGTATCGTTACTTTTATAAATACTGCGAAAGGTGAAGTATATAAGAACTTGTATGCTTCTACAGGTTATGCAGATTTTGAAAGTATTAAATCTACTGATGAGGCTATTTGTTATGCAAAATTTGACAGCAATTCTGTAGCAATAGATAGGTCTACATATTGGCAAGGTAGTAATTCTCTTAAAATTTCTGGAACAGCGAAAAATCGTGTTAGAGTTTATTTGGGGAACAAAGAAAATAATTATGGATGTATAAAGGTAGAACAAGGAAAAACTTATCAGATAACAGCATATGTCAAATCTGATTCTGAGCAAAATATATCTTTTGGTATTGACTGGATTACACATGGAACAAAAATAGATGCCGCAACAGGTACTTGTTATATTGAGTCGTATTTATTTAATTCTCAAAGACCTTCTATTCCTAAAGGATGCACCACAATTACTCCAAATACATCATGGCAAAGGGCAATTACTACATTTACTGTAACAGACAAAACAAATAGTTATTATTATATTAGTATTGTTCCTACGATATATAATCAATTAAGTAAAAATGCCAATTTCTGGATTGATGGAATTATGGTCGAAGAAGTTGAGTCTTTAAATTCCGAGCCAAATGAATTTACTAATTCGGCAAAAGCTACAATTATTGACGGTAATTCTATTCTTACTGATTCTATTACGGCTGATAAATTAACGGCAAACTCTATTACGGCTGAAAAGATTATGGCTGATGCATTGAAATCTAAGAATTATGTAGTTGGTGAATCTGGTAGTTTCTTAAATCTTGCGGATGGTAGTTTTGATAGTAAATATTTAAAATGGGATAATGCAGGAAAAGTTATTGCAAATGATATAACAGTAGTTGGCGGATCAATTAATGTTAATGATAAATTTATTGTTAATAATGATGGAATCGCAACATTACAAGGAGCTACTGTTGTGGGCAATATTACGGCTGAATCGGGCAAAATTGGGAAATTTAATCTTGACAATCTAGCTTTAGTTACTGGAGATACCGATGTAACTTGTGCAGGTTTAGGCGGTAGTTCTCAGGCTTTTTGGGCAGGTTCTTTAATTATGGATAATGCACCGTTTAGAGTTGGATATGATGGGAAATTATACGCTTCGGATGCGGATATTTCTGGGGTTATTAATTCTACGGATGGTAGTATTGGGGGATGGAAGATAAATAGTGAGGGAATTAAATCATTTTATTCACATACTGATACAGTTGACACTGGGATTTTAGATTTTTCCAATTCACTAAGTCTTTTGTCCGATACTTCTAGCATTATTTTAAATTACGATGGTAAAACTTACTCTGATTCTTCAAGAAAAAATATTTTGGAAAGACAAGTTGATTCTTTATCCTTAAATGAATGTTTAATTCAAGGTTCGTCTAAATATACAATATATGGAGAAGAAAATGAAGAACAGAGTTATAGCTTTTACTTAAGTGCTATAAATGGATTACAAATGTGGGATAATATATCAGGAGATAACACTGTATATTCTTGGAATGGGATTTTATTTAATGATGGATCCCGTTTAAATAGTGCAAAATGTCATGCTGGCTTAGTCGCTCATTATTGGAATTCTAATAATACAAGTTGCGGAACAAAAAAGGATAACTATGTAAAACTTACTTCGTTCAGTAATGGCACGGAAGGTAAGTTAAGCGAATTATATTATAAAAAATCGAATTATCAAATTGCAATATCTAGAAATGGAGTATATAGTTTTCAAACTCGTCTTGCTATTAATTCTCCGACTGCAAATAAGAGAGTTGAGGTTGCGTTATTTAAAAATGGAAGTAGGTATGCGGCATATTCCGCAAGTTATGCTACTCCAGTTGATTATACGTTGGGTCAATTAAACAACTATATATTATATTTATCTGAGGGAGATACTATAGATTTTAGAATTGCTCCTATAGATAGCTACTCTGTTAATGTTAATATGGTAGATATTTTAATTTATGCATTGGATTATGATTTTGATGGTACTGAATTATTATAATAAATAAAATTAGATAACAACAAGGGTTCAGAAGAAAGAACCCTTGTCAATAGATTATTATTTTACTTTTACTGTAATTTTGGCTTTCTTTCCAATACTTGTTTTTAATGTAATTACAGACTTTCCTTTTTTAAGACCTTTTATTTTACCATTTTTAAGAATTTTTACAACTTTTGGTTTGGATGATTTCCAAGACAATATGTCCTGAGCGTTTACAGGTTTTCTTATGTATTTAAGTCTTATAGATTTTCCTTTTTTGATTGTAATGGATTTTTTCTTAAATTTGAGCTTAGAAGTAGGAGTTAATTTAGGTATAATTCGTGATTGCAAAACAATTCCACATCTTTTGCATATTTTTTCTTCAAGTCCATTCTGTGAAAGTGTAGGATTATTCATCAACATCCATTCGCTAATATCATGCCCAAGAGCAGGAATGATTTTTCGATATACAACTTGGTGACAAATATTGCAACTTATAGTTTTATCCCAACTTTCAGTACAAGGGGAATGTGTTTTATTTTCTACCCAGTTATCCTTATATATAGTATGGTTCCCATCTGCACAATTATTATTTGTAATAAACTCTATGCTCGGGAATCTCTTTGCAACTAAAATTGTTCCGTCATTATTTTTAACTTTAATTTCTGAAATAACAATCCATGTTCTACCTTCTTTTTTTGTGTATAAATTTATTCTTCCTTGAAAATAGCCGTTGTCTTCATTATATTTCAATGAGAATAAAACACCATTCCCTCTAACATAAATAGAAGTTATTTGAGATGTATCGACATCATTTAAGTCCCTGAACTTAACCATTAAAATAGGACTTTCACCTATTCGATACACAGGCTTATCGAGTTTTATTTCTTTAACAGCAATTTCTCTCGGTTTCTCCCCTTCAATAATTTCCGCACTTGCAGGAACACTCGCTGCGCCAAATGTCATAACAACACACAACATCGCAACAAGCAACATTTTAATTCTTTTCATATTCTTCTCCTTTCTCGCCTTATGACGAATAAAAAACATTCATTTATATTATAAATGTAAAAGAAGATATTGGCAAGAAGAAAACGAAAGCAGGTGATTCAAACGCATAATATTAAAATCCTTATTAAATATCTCGTACTCTTTCTACTTGGCGGTTATACATATTACGGCATTGAAATTCTTTGGCGTGGGTATTCTCACTATAGCATGATTATCTGCGGTGGAATCTGTTTTATCTACGCAGGACTACAGAATGAACAGATTGAATGGGATTATCCGTTCTGGAAACAAGTATTAAGAGTTGAAGCGTTTATATTAAGTGCTGAGTTTATTACAGGGTGCATTGTAAATCTTTGGCTTGGATTGAATGTATGGGATTATAGCGGTTTGCCGGGGAATATTCTGGGTCAGACTTGTCCGCAGTTTGCTCTGTTGTTTTTGCCGTTAAGTGCGATTGCTATTATTGTTGATGATTTTATTAGATGGAAATGGTTTGGCGAACAAAAACCAAGATACAAATGGAGGTGATGCAAGTATGCTAAAAAGATTGTGGAATAAATTCATACAGAAGATTGCGAAAGATGTGAAAAAGGAATTGGTAAAGGACTTTAAAAGAGTTGGATATAGAAATAAATAATGATTTAATGGCTCTACTTTTTGGTAGAGTCTTTTTTATTATATAAAGGATGGTGATTATTATGGTTTTGCAAACAATTTCTCGGATTAATCTCCGACAATCGGCTTCTAAAACTGCGCCTGTTAAATGCGTTGTTCCTGCAAGCGTAGATGTTACAATTATCGGAACTAAAATCATTTGGAAAGATAATGTTCCATTTGTAAAAGCGACATATAATGGACATCAAGGATTTATTAACGGCAGGTATCTTAGGGGTTTAGTTCTAAAGGTAAAAGGTCGAGATAATGCGAAATATCCTAAGTTAGCGGTTATTGCATCTGGACGAGCTTCACGAAGGATTAAGATTCCACAGCAAACTAAATTTGGTGCGTTCTGTCAGAAACATGGATGTTCTATGGCGGCTGCTACTATCGCTTTGCAATTTAGAGGAATTTTGAAATCTCCTGCGGAAGTACATCAATATGCGAAAAAGCATTTGGGCGGTTATACAGGAAGTAAACTGACTATCTTCGGCATTGAAAAAGCGGTTAATAAAATTGCAGGAAAGAAAATTGCTGCTTGGAAAGGTTGTCCGGCAGATGCAAATAAGCGGATTAGAAATGATATTCAGAAAGCGATTCATGATGGACATATCGTATTACTTGAGCAGAAGAATCCAATTCATACAAATGTGATTATTGGACGAAGCGTTGACGGTAAATATGTTGTTGCAACAAATGGTACGACAAAAAAAGTTACTATGAACTGGCTTATTAAGACGGTATTACATGGTAAAGCTGGCAGAAAAAATCAGGCTAACTGGTGGAAGGGAACGGCTCGTGGAGCTGGATATGTGATCGTGAAGAGAGCATAAATAAAGATATTGTTATTTATTCTGGAGAGTTTACTACTCTCTTTTTTATTGCCTATAAACAAATTTTAAGGAGGAATCGTTATGAACAAATTAAAGAAATTTTTATCTCAAATTAATGTAAAGGACATTAAACCAAGTACATATGTTAGTGCTGTCGTTCTTATTTTTACGATGGTGAATTATGTGTTAAATATTATGGGGAAACCTGTAATCAATATCAATGAAAATGAAATTGCCGCATGGGTCACTGCTATTGTTGGTGTTGTCGGTATTGTTTATTCTTGGTATAAAAATCAGAGTATTACTCACCCTGCACAGGTAGCTGATGATGTTATGAAAATCCTTAAAGACGGACGAATCACTATTTCCGAATTAGAGGATTTTATTGCAAGATATTCCGAAACAGATTTAGATACAGAAGCAGATTTTGATGATATTGAAAAAGTACCAGAAGATGATGTGGATGATGAGATTGATGAAGGAAGTGATGAATAATGGCAAAAATTACTAAGAATTGTTTAGACTTGGTTAAAGAATTTGAAGGATGTTATTTAAAGGCTTATAGAGATGAAGTTGGGGTTTGGACGATTGGATATGGCATCACTAATTCTGACAAAACAATCACTAAAACAACGATTAAAGCCGGATTGACGATTAGTAGGGCTACCGCTGAATCATGGCTTGAAAAATCTCTGACTCAAAAATACCTTCCTCTTGTCATGAAATACAATGACCACTACAAATGGAATCAGAATGAAATTGATGCGCTTGTTAGTTTTGCGTATAACATCGGGAGCATCAAAAGCTTAACAGCTAACGGCACTCGCTCACGATCTACAATCGCAAAAAAGATGTTGGAATACAATAAAGCAGGTGGTCGTGTATATAGAGGGCTTACACGCCGCAGGACAGCCGAGAAGAAGCTTTTTACTACTCCTGTTAAAGTTGTTAAGGTTGAAGAAGCAAAACCATCTACAGCCGTTCAGAAAGATTATACGAAAGAGAGGATTGACGGAGTGAAATATTTTGGAATTTTAAAGAACACAGCAGTTAAATCATTTACGGAGTTCTTGCATAATAGAGGATTTGGCGCAGGAAAACCGAACCTGTCTAAGATTGCTTCTGCTAATGCCGGGAGTGCCGAAGTAAAAGAAGCTCTGCTTACTCTTGCAAGAAAAGGCTTACTCGTGAAACCAGATGGATTAAATAAGTGGGAAGAAAAGAAATAATCTAGGGAGTGATACGTTTATGCTTGAAGCATTTATGCAGTTAACTTCTATAGATTACATATCCATGATTAGTGTTATTATCGTTTTTGCAACTTCGATTACAGCACTTAAAATTGGAATGGATAAATTCTTTGATACATTTGAGATTATTCCTCCATGGAAAAAAGCGAAAAAAGAAGAAACAGAATATAGAAAAGATGTGCGAAGCCAGCTGACAGACCTTAAGCAGCAAGAATCCGATTTTGAGAAAATTCAGCTCGATTATCGTATTCAAAATGAGAAAACAACAAAAGAAATCTTGGAATCAATAAGTATCTTGTCTGAAGATATTAAGAATTTAAGACAACATATTGAAGATATGGAACTAGATCGGAAAATAAAAAAATACCGGTGGGATTTAAATAATTTTGCTACTCAGCTTTCTAGAGGCATAAAATACGGAAAAGACCAGTTTGATATTATATTCCAAGAACACGAAGAATATAAAACTCTACTTCGGGAACATAACATGACGAACGGGCAGACGACAATAGCGATGGATATTATCCGGAAGTATTACAAAAAATTATATTTTGATAGCAATAACCGAGATTGATGGGGTATCTTTTGATACCCTATTTTTGGGATTTAAATTTTAAGTTTTTATAAATATTTTCTTTCTAAATTCTTAAGAGTAAAAAAATAACGACTATATATCAATATATTGCTTAAAATACACTAATATATAGCCGCTATCCGCAAGTTTTTTAAACTCATCCGTACAAGAATCTCCTTTCTTAATTGTTTTGATTGATTCTTTGATTTACTAAGTATTTTAGAAATCCTTCAGAGCCTTTATTTATGCGGTTTATACGATGCAGTTGATGGGACTTGAACCCATACCCAGTTAGCCCGGACTAGATCCTTAGTCTAGCGCGTATGCCAATTCCGCCACAACTGCTTATCAGCGAATGTCTTTCACTCACCAACGAAAACTATTATAACATAATGTATTTTAGAATGCAAGTATTTTTTTTAAATACTAATTTACTGGGGACACAGACGCCGCTTTGGTAGAAGATATTGAGCTGAATTGTAGTAAGTCTTCTAAAGAAAAAAAGAATTGTGATAAGTTTGATTTTGTTCCGTTGCGCTAAGCATTCCATTCT